CTATAGCACAATTGGTTAGTGCAAACGACTCATAATCGTTAGGTTACAGGTTCGAGTCCTGTTGGGCCCACCATTTAATTTTGGAGCGTTGACCGAGAGGCTGAAGGTAGCGGTTTGCTAAACCGTCCACGTACTAAAATACGTGCATAGGTTCGAATCCTATACGCTCCGCCAAAGGACATAATATGCACTTTACTATTCCTGAAGAATATATTACTGATGTTACAGTTAGGCATGAATACGATTATGTTAAAGATCGTAACAATCCTACACATGAAGACCTTATCAAAATCCTTAAGGGATATGATAAAGGATATAGTATCAGTAGCAAAGACCACGATGAGTTTACTAAATTGCGTAACCAACTTGAAAGTGAAGGTTACATTAAGTGTGAGCGTGGTTGGTGGAATGGTGATCGTGTATTAAAGCCGTTCTATTTGAATGAATGGAAGTTTAAAAAGAATCATAAGTTTCCTTGCGCGGCAGCAATGCGTACAGGTATTGACTGTGCTAGGAAATTTGGATGGAAAAGTATTTCAAGTTTATAACAGAAAGGTAAAAATGAAACCTACTTCAACTTTTAAATTGCCCAAGTCTACTAAGATGTTACTAGATAATATCTTGGATCCGCATCTCCGCGGATCAATGCGTAGAGATTATATTAAGGCAATTTTAGAAAATCAAGTAAAAGCGAAATCTAATAAAAAGGATCGCAATCAAACTAACGATGAATAATTAATGTATCGGTGGCAGAGTGGTTGAATGCAACGGATTGCAAATCCGTACCGTATAGGCGCGTCGGTTCGAATCCGACCCGATACTCCATTAATGGAAGCGTGGTAGAGCGGTTGAATACACTGGTCTTGAAAACCAGCGAACATGAAAGTGTTCCGTGAGTTCGAATCTCACCGCTTCCGCCAACAAAGGAGTCTAATATGCCCAGCGTGTTTTTAGTAAGTGATACTCACTTCGGTCACGCCGGAGTGTGTAGATTTTTGCGTGATGATGGAACCAAACTGCGTCCCTGGGATGACCCCAATGAAATGGACGAAGAAATGGTCAAGCGTTGGAACGAAAGAGTAAAGCCTAACGATAAAGTTTATCATTTAGGTGATGTAGTAATTAATCGTAAAGCACTGAACATCCTTCGTAGATTGAACGGGGATAAGGTGCTTATCAAAGGTAACCACGATATTTTTAAGTTGGAAGATTATACTGACCACTTTAGAGATATTCGTGGCTATCATGTTATGAACGGTATGATTTTAAGTCATATCCCTGTCCATGAAGAAAGTTTGGGCCGTTTTGGTGTAAACATTCACGGACATCTTCATGCAAACCGCGTTGTCAAAATCAAGCACAAGGGTGCTACACCTGAAGTTGATCACAGATATCATTGTGTTTGTGTGGAACAAACTGATTTTGCACCTATCTTATTTGAGGATGTGTTAAAGCGAATCAAAGAAGAAGGTGGCGAAGTTGGCTTTAAAAATGGTAATGGTGTTGTTATGTAACTTTACCCAAAATTACTTGTCAACAAGTGACTTTGGTGACATAATAACATCATTGAGTTAGAGATTATAAGGATCGGTACAGCAACATTTACTTTATAGTGAATGGTCTGGGCATAGTATGGTACATGCTGGAGGGACAACCCGTTGAAGGTGTGTATTGAAATACTCCGGACGAACTCAGAGTGATGGCCTGAGTATAATAAAAGCAGTCAACAACGATCCTGTTATTTTGTTAGGATGATGACAGCAATCTAAAACAATACTGCCTTGTTTTAGGGAAACCTAAACAGCCTGTTGGGGTTAGCCAACTTTGTGTCTAGTCAAGATACTAGGATCGGTCATGTACGATACATGATAGGCTTGTGGTACAAACTCCCTTAGTGGTAGGGGGCAAGCAGAAATATAAAATACCCGTATCGGTCATCCTGTTAGAATTAGTGAATGCTAACAGCAACTTTTTATTCAAACTTGAAAATTGAAATAAAACGCATTCAGAAAGGAAAATGAAATGAACGCATTTGTAAACGCAGTAGCGAACCAAGAAGCCCGTACCCAAAATGGTATGAAGGCTCGTAAGTCTAGTGCTAACGCACTGGTTGATCTGTTCTATAACATCGGTGCAAGCCGTGGTAAGAACATTGTACCTGCTTTTACCTCTGCCTATGTCCAAGATAAGGACTTGGCATTGCGTATCGCATTGTGGGCCCGCGATGCCCGTAGTGGAGCAGGCGAACGTCAATTGTTCCGTGATATCTTGACTCATTTGGAAAAGACTGATCCCGATGCGGCAGTCCGTCTGTTGAACAAGGTACCTGAACTTGGTCGTTTTGATGACTTGTTTGTTTTCAAGTCAAAGGACATGAAGGCTAAGGCTTACACTCTGTTGGGTGATAACCTTCGTGTTAAGAATGGTCTTGCGGCTAAGTGGACTCCTCGTAAGGGCCCTGTTGCCCGCGAAATCCGTGAGTTCTTCGGCATGAGTCCTAAGAACTACCGTAAGACTTTGGTCTCTATGACCAATGTCGTTGAATCACAAATGTGTGCCAACGACTGGGACAACATCAACTTCAGCCATGTTCCCTCACAGGCTGCACGAATCTACAAGAAGGCGTTCAACCGTCATTCTGTTAAGTTCGCAGAGTATGTACAGAAGTTGGTTAGTGGAGATAAGACTGTCAAGGTTAACGCCGGCGCGATCTATCCTCATGATGTCCTGAAGGGTGTGATCAATGCATATGGTCGTGCGTCTTATGACAAGACCGAGTTGGATCACATTGTTGCGCAATGGGATGCATTGCCTAACTATGTTGGTGATGCTAACATCATGCCGCTTGTTGACGTTAGTGGTTCTATGACTTGCCCTGCAGGTAAGAACACTAACGTTCGTTGCTTGGATGTTTCAGTCTCATTGGGATTGTACTTGGCTGATAAGAACAAGGGTGCGTTCCACGGAACCTTCTTGACTTTCAGCGAAAAGCCTGAATTGATGACCCTAAAGGGTAACATCGTTCAAAAGGCTGATCAAATGATCAAGTCAACTTGGGGCATGAGTACCAATCTACATGCGGCTTTTGACAAGATCCTTAGCACCGCAGTTAAGAATTCTGTTCCTAACAGCGATATGCCAAAGATGTTGTTGATCCTTAGCGATATGCAGTTCAACCAATGCGTCCGTCATGATGACTCAGCAATGGAAATGATTGAACGCAAGTATCGTGACGCAGGCTACGAAATGCCAGCAGTGGTTTTTTGGAACTTGAACAGTAGCGACAACGTTCCTGTCAAGTCAGACAAGAGTGGTGCGGCACTTGTGTCAGGGTTCAGCCCAAGCATCATGACTAGTCTGTTGTCAGCAGACCCGCTGGAATTCACTCCAGAAGGTATGATGATGAAGACCATCATGGCAGATCGTTACGATTGCTAATGGACTATAAAGTTATATCGGATTAATCCGATATAACTTTTCTAGGAGTTATAATTTAAAATGTTTGAAAAATTACAATTAATAAATCCTCATCCTAGCACAGAGTCTATATATGTAGGTGATATTCCTGCTGAAATTTTTTCAGAAATACAAACTAAGGTCAGTAAACTTCAAAAAAATTTTTTTGCAGTGTCTAAACTAACTTCTATGAATAAAAGTTTAGTTGGTCAAATAGAAAACTCGGTAAGAATGACTCCTCTACCTAGTTTAGAATCTTTCTTAAAAAACTTCTTTAAAGAAAATATATCAACTAAAGACATTGAAATTCATAGTAATTGGGTAAACTTTCAAAAGAAAACAGAATACAATCCCAATCATACTCATACCGGTGACTGGGCATATGTGATATGGGTTAAAATACCCTTTTCATTTAATGAAGAGGACATAGCACCCAATTCTATTCATTCAAGCACGAAAACTAATGGAAGATTTGAATTATCCTACATAAATGAAAATCTAGAAGTTACTTCAAAAAAGCTTGAAGTTGATTCAAAATTTGAAGGAAAATTTATTTTATTCAGATCCAATACACGGCATTGTGTATATCCATTCTATACCTCAGATGACTATAGAATTTCTATGGCAGGAAATATTATATTTGTATAAATAAAATTGCAACTAGGTAAGTGTATAACGACACTTTAAACAAGATTGTGGACGCACATGATTCGGCCTAGTTCAACGATCACTCGGCTTACACTTTGCCGTAATCAAAAGTGGGTAGGCAGTTACCATATCTGCCGGGTACGCACGAACTTGACCTTAAGGCCCGCGATGTATGGGCGACTTAAAAATATCGTGGGGCAGAACTTGACTGTCCATATGGAGACAAGTAGGACGGAACCTTACACCCATGTCGGGGCTTGGTAGTGCGAGTAGCCGACATTCTTCTTGACAATAATTCCTACTTAGTATATAATAAGTGCATACGCTGAGAAATCGGCAATGCTCTTTAACAGTTTATTGGTTTTATTTGGGACGTTAGCTCAGTTGGTAGCAGCACTCGGCTTTTAACCGATAGGTCATTGGTTCGAACCCAATACGTCCTACCATATTAAAACACATTCAAGGCAAAGTACAAGCCTGGCAGAAGGTGCAGCCTTGCCCCGTATGGAGCAATGGTGGACGGTGCTACTCCGTCGAGTGTGTTTTAATATGGTATCTTTGCTCGGTTCGTCTATCGGTTTAGGACGCTAGCCTTTCACGCTGGAAAGACGGGTTCGATTCCCGTACCGAGTACCAGTATTAAATACAGTATGATTGTTGAAACCGTTAAAACTTATACTCATTGGGCCCGTGATAATATTGTTACCAAACAATATGTCACCGAAGTGGACAATAGCAATAAAAGAGTTTTAACAGTTATTGAAAATTCTTACATGCCCTACAGTATCAGAGGTGAGTTGCAAAAAGAAGATACTAAAGGTAAACATATTGATGTAAAAGTTTAAAACGGAGATGAAGCATCAATGGTGATGCAGTGGACTGTAAATCCGCCGCCTTATGGCACGACTGGTTCGATCCCAGTAATCTCCACCAAGATATTGCACCGTTAGATCAGTTGGTTAGATCGCATGCCTGTCACGCATGAGGCCAGGGGTTCAAGTCCCCTACGGTGCGCCAAATTGGTCGGGTATCTTAAGAGGAAGTAGAGCCTCCCTCATAAGGAGGAATGTGGGATTTCGAGCGTCCCCCTGACCACCAGATAAATAATTTTGTGCGGGTATAGTGTTTAACGGTAGCACGGCAGCCTTCCAAGCTTTAAGAGAGGAGTTCGAATCTCCCTACCCGCTCCAGTTGACAATATGTATGAAATCAAATATACTTCATACTTGTTCTTTAAGATAAATAGTTTTTTGCCCTGGTGGTGTAATTGGTAGCCACGCTGGTCTTAGAAGCCAGTGCTTAATCGCGTGTCGGTTCGAGTCCGACCTAGGGCACCACAATTTATTGGGAAATCACTTGCCTAGAGGAATAAATACTTATATGAAAAGAGTTTATATAAGTGATATGCCCTGGGAAGAAATACAAAGGCACTACAACGAAGGAATGTCTTTGCGTGATTTACAGAAAAAGTTCAGAATTAGTTTTAAAACTTTTCAAAAAGCAAAAAAATTGAACTTATTTGTGCCTAGAGATTTATCATCAGCAATGAAAATAACTTTGATGATTAACCCTAGAAATTACTCACATATAAGAAAGAACAGGTCAGCACTTAAAAATTATAGGGCTGATTGTACTTTTAAGTTTAACTTGTCAGATTATCCTGACGAATTCAATTTTGAATTGATTGAAAGCTATGGTTGGTATAAACCCAAAAATAGGGGCGATAATATCAATGGTGTTAGCAGAGACCATGCAGTAAGTGTAAAATACGGGTTCGACAACAATTTACCTGCTGAACATTTGGCTCACCCTGCTAATTGTGTTTTAATGAGACACGGTGATAATGTGTCTAAATATAGCAAGATATCAATGTCTTATGAAGAATTGCTCAAACGCATTGAAGCATGGGACCAGAAATATGGGGGATTGGTATAGTTGGGAACACGATGCCCTTGCAAGGCATAGTCAGCGGTTCGACCCCGCTATCCTCCACCAATCAATTGCGGCCGAGGGAGACAGTAACCCGCCAGTCTCATAAGCTGGAGATACCTGGTGCGACTCCAGGGGTTCGCAACCAATTAATATTTTTATTCTATATCTTATAGATAAGTAAGTTTACTCTCGGATTAGTATAGCCTGGTAGTATCCGTGCTTTGGGAGCATGTGGCGGGGGTTCAAATCCCTCATCCGAGACCATTTAAATTGAGGAAAATATGGCAGCAAAAAGTGAACAAAGAAAGAGTGTTGTAAAGCGTACTAGTCAAGGCGGTAGTAGCCCCAAGACCAGTTCAATGAATAAAACTGAAAAGCGTAGTTTCAAAAAGAATAGAGGACAAGGCAAATGAGTGGCAAAGGTAGTAGTCCAAGACCTTTTAGTGTGTCTCAAGAAGAATACGCAAATCGCTGGGACGCTATCTTTGGACGAGATTTAACTGATGATCTTAAAGTTAAGGAAGATGAACAAGCATTGGACGAAGCTTTTGATCAAATAGAAACAGAGCAAGAAATTCGTAAATGAAATATTGGATCGTTAGCTCAGTTGGTAGAGCGGCGCCCTTACAAGGCGTAGGTCGGCGGTTCGAACCCGTCACGATCCACCAATAATAAATAATGTTATGAAATTGTTTGAGGCAACAATAAGAGTTAATGGTAAAGAGTTTAAAGATAGAGTCGGCGCAAACAACGCTGAAGAAGCTAAACTCTTACTGCAACAACGACATGGTCCAAGAGCCGTTCCTTATTTGCCAAAAATGATTCCAAGTTAATGCGGGTATGATGTAAAGGTAACCTGAATCCTTGCCAAGGATTATTTGCGAGTTCGATTCTCGCTACCCGCTCCAAATTATTTTATCCCAATTACCATAAATCTTTTATACTCAAAGTGTGAGTAAACAATGGGTAACTCATCCTTAAACAAGATTTGTTCTAATGGGTATTTGTCTATAATAGAATCAATAGTGGGTGTATAGTCTTTTATATACCATGGATGATCTGTGATATCAATGTCGGTAGCTTGTAAACACACAATGCTACCTTTTTTTATGTTTGGAAACCAATCTCTGTTTTCAAGGTGTTCAATTGAACAGTTGATGTAAATCAAATCACCCTCATGATTGGTATAATCAATATGATTGATATCAACTAAATGATTTTGTATTTTAGGTTCTTCATAGTTCCAAGCATCAGTAATTTGATTCGCAATAGTTATAGATGAAGTATCAATGTCGTAAGAATGAATTTCTTGATACTGATGACCTTTACGGACACTAAGCATAAAGCCCAAAATATTAGTCCAGCCGGCTAGAATATGCACATTGTACTTTACATCATTTTGTATAATATTTTCTAATTCATTGCATAGCCAAAGTTTGCTTTTAATCAAACCATGCTTGAACGATTCAAAAGTTTCAAACTCTTTTCCCATAATCTTACTTAGTCATAATTTTGTAACAATTTTTTTATATACTCTGTATAAATAATCGTAGAGGATATCATGCTTCAATTCATCAAAGACCTAACTGACAAACTACTAGAATTCATTAAAGATGATCCCGTTAGACCCGAAATTTCAAAAGATTTTCGTGTCAGTGACGGACGAATGGTTGCGGCATTAGTTGATGAAGAACGGAACCCCGAAGCTATGGTATGCGTTAGCTTTCATGACTTTGTTCCTGAAACTGTAGAAGGATTGAACAAGACTACTCAAGTGCCCACAACTGCGGTATTCTATACAATTTGGAGTTATAAGTCAGGCGCCGGTGCTGAATTGTTGGCTGCGGCTGTACATGGCATCAAAGAACAATACCCCAGTGTAACAAGGTTTGTTACTTTAAGCCCAAAAACAAACATGGCTAGACGATTTCATTTAAAGAATGGTGCTATTGTTTTTCGTGAGAACGATGACACAGTAAATTATGAGTACATTACCAGATAATGGTAAGATACAATTTATTTACAACACGGATACTTTTGATGGTGTCCGTGAAACTGTAATTACTAATCTTACAATCAAGGCTAGGAAATTTTTAGAACTTCCACCTAGCTTGGAAGTTGAATTTAAAAAATTACCTATGCATATGCATGCTGAAACATTATTGAATCCTAGATTCAATAACAGAATAAGACTGCAGGATATGCTAAACAGCAAAGAAGTTATTGTTCCCTACTTGCATGAACTTATACACATAAATCAAGTTTACAAAAAAATACTGATTCCTAGAAATAACTCCTATGTGTCATGGAAAAATAGGTTGTATGTTATACAAGCAAACCAATCTGATCCTGACGAGTGGGCCAAACTTCCATGGGAAATAGACGTTGCCAATCGGCTGCCTACTTTAGTTCAAAATATCCTATCGGCTTGACAATAATTATTTGTTAGTAAGCACTCACTTACCAATATTGTAAGGAATCTGTAAGGTTGACAATAAATCAAATTGGGTATACAATATGAATTATGTTGAAAGTTACCCGTAAGCGCAGATCCGATCGTAATCAGGTCATCTACTTCATTGAGGATGTAGTGACCCGTGAGGTCTATATCGGTCTGACCGCACTCTCATTCAAAGGCAATGTGTTTCGTACCCTTCGCCGTCGTATGCAAAAGCATATGCAACGGGCCCTTGCTGAAAACAAGGATTGGGGTCTGAGCCGTGCATTGCGTGAGCGTGGTGCCGAGCGTTTTGTGTTCGGTGTTGTAGAGGTTGTGCGTGGTAAGAAAGCCGCTCATGCACGTGAGACCGAACTTATTAACACTATGCAACCCGCCCTTAACACTTTTGGAATCAAGTAAATAGCCTTCTTAGCCTTATAGGGACTTCGGTCCCTATTTTTTTGGCTACCCAACCTACCTATAAATAATGTAGGAGCAGTAGCATGATTCGGGCAAAAACACTATTGCGGGTTTTTAAGTACCTTGCTATAATAATAAGTGTCATAGGATTTTTTATTCTGTGGACAAGTGTACCTGAAGATAATCTAAATGAAACAGAGGTTAATCATGCATCTGAGCAAAGTAAATGAAGCACTAGACCATCGTATTACTGGTGGTAGCGAATATCAATGGGACTGTTACGGTCTTGATGTGAGGTTTCTTGACTACGAAAGTGATTACGCACATGCCAGTGTAGTTTTTGATACTACCACACAGACTGTATACGAGGCTACGGTAAATAGCAAGGACGAGTCAGTTAGGCCATATCGTTGGTTGAATCCTAATACCAAACAAGAATATTTGGATGAATGTAAGGATAGAAACATTGACCCTAATGAAGCATGGGACGATGTAAAGTGGGTAGACCTTGAAACTATGGAAGACTTCCTTGACAAGGCTAGTGCTATCTTTAATGGTGAATCATTTGATGAGCGTGTTCAAGTCCCTCTTGATTTGAGTCGTGATGAGTTGTTCCAACTTATGCAAATGGCGCATGAGCGTGATATGACATTGAATGAATTGGTTGAGGACATTCTTTGGGATGTAATAAATCGTGAGAAAAAGGTCGGGGTTTTTGAATAAATAATTTGTCAACTATATAATGCTCAAATGCGTTATATAGTATATAGGAGCAAGTTATGAAGAAAATCATTCTAGCATCATTGGTATTGATAACACTTACCGGCTGTGCTACCAATCGTCAAAATGGTGAATTACTAGGGGCGATGACCGGTGCCGCAGTAGGAAAAACATTTGGCGGTACAGGGGGTGCAGTTATTGGAGCTGCTGTGGGAGCCGCGGCCGGAGGGCAAGTTGGTCAGTCTATTGACAATCAAACACCAATGGCTCCGCCCATTGTAACACATGTTGATCCTAAAGACATACCATATGTAGCACCTCCTTCAGTAGTATATGTTCAACCATATTGGCCAGCACCATATGTAGGAATGCGTTGGATCTATGTTCCTAGATATGGATGGGGTTGGCATCATCATAGACATGGTTTTTACTATCGCCATCCACATCGCCACTGGCGTTAATTTTTTAAAGGAAAAAAGTGAACGATATTATTGTACCGGCACCTACCGCTGAATGGACTGATAAAGATTGGAATAAATTCCGTGATTGGTTGAAGGGTATGTTGAAAGTAGGTGAAATGACAATCACCTTCACAAAGAAAGATGGAACCGAGCGTGTTATGAATTGCACCTTGAATCCTGACCAGTTGCCTCCTGCACCAGTTACTGAAAATAAAAAAGAACGCAAGGTCAATGATGATGTTTTGGCAGTGTATGATATTGAGGCAAAAGGATGGCGTAGTTTTACACTTAAGACCGTTATCCGTGTTCAACTAACCATTTGACAATAAATGCCATATCTGCTAGAATATGGGTTATGTCGTTAGAGATTCATTATGAACAAGCAACACCTTTCTTTTAAGATTCCACGAATCAAGCCTCGTTCACACAAGGCGCTTTTTGACAATGATCTTCCTTTCCAACCCAAGATTGAGAAGGCCAAAAAGTCTCAGTACAATCGGCGTCCCAAGCATAGAAACACCCCAGATTGGGATTCCGAATATTGACAATAAATGGATATCCTGTTACACTTAAAACATGGAAATCAAAGTAGAAGGTAGTCGCAGGAACCGTAAATTCGTAGAGGCATTATTGCCTTCTATGATTACTCAACTGAACCTGGACAACTGCCGTAAAGGTCTGCTCATTCGCATTTATGATGAATGTGAGGACAATCAAGGGATAACACTAGACCTGACCAATCTTACTGGTTGCTATCTTGTTGTTATCAAGCCCGACCGTAACTTGAAAGAAATGGGACTTACCCTTGCCCATGAATTAGTACATGTAAAGCAAATGGCTAAAGGTACACTAAAGACCACAAAAAATGGAAACCATCTTTGGGCCGGCAAAAAGTATAGTAAGAAAATGGCATACTTAAATATGCCTTGGGAAGTTGAAGCCTTCAGTCGCCAAGAACTCATCCTCCGTCGTGCATTTGAGGAATAAAAAGGTTGACAATAAATCAATTTGGGCATATAATAGTCTCATAGACAGTTGATTAACGGAGCAACAAATGGAACGATTGACGGAAATTCAGCAAATCAATTCTAGCATCATGTTCGGTTCGTTTAGTAACGACCAACTGGACTCCATTATCATGGCAGTAAAGTTCGCTAGGAATCAGATTGCCAAACAAACCAAATATACCCTTGTCAAAGGTGCTAAGGTCAAGTTCACTTCTAGCCGTACAGGGCAGACCGTCGTCGGCGAAGTGACCGAGGTCAAGCGTAAGTTCGCACATGTCCGTAGCGGCATGACCAACTGGCGTGTTCCCATGAATATGTTGTCGGCCGCATAAGGTTGACAATAAATCGGTTTGGGTATATAATACATACATAGACAGTTAGATAACGGAGCAATAAATGGCTTACATGAATCCGGAACGCAAAGCAAAGATCGCAACTGCTATCAAGCCGATCCTTAGTAAGTACGGTGTCAAGGGTTCCTTGAGTGTTAGGAATCATTCTAGTATCGTGTTGACCCTCAAGTCCGGTAAGATTGATTTCATTGAGAATTTTATCAAGACCGACACCGATAGTATTGTTGGTCGGAAAATGGATCAAAGTCAGATTGATTACATCCGCAAGAATCAGAGTTTGGATGTAAATCCCTACTGGTTTCAGGAGCATTTCAGTGGTGATGCTAAGGCTTTCTTGGCCGAGGCTTTCAAGGCACTGAAGTCGGCTGACTGGTATGATGAGTCCGATCCAATGACGGATTATTTCAACATCGCCTACTATGTTGATGTTAATGTTGGTAAATGGGATCGTCCTTACGAGGTGACCAATGCTTGACAAAATTAAAGAATGGCTGTATACTTATTTTTGGTGGCTAGAGCCTGCTGTATGGTTGGCTATAGTTTTGTGTAGTGTGTATTTTCTAGCATGGAATGCGAGGTTAATATGAATCAATATTGGGTACTTGTGAAGTTTAAAGATGAGCCTGGATCAGCTTTTCAACGGATGTATATTTTTGCTGGTGATCCTTATCAGGCAATTCAAATGGCCAAGGCACAGTACGGTCGTTTGCTGATTTCAGAATCAGCAACCCCGGTTTATTGAATTCGGGCAAATTAATGGTTGACATTTACTACGCCCGGTACTATAATAGTAAATGTCGCAATGACTTTTTTATCAACTCTAGACAACAAAGGAAACACAATGTCTAATCAAACTTTCAAAGTCGCTGGTATTACTGTTCACAATGGCAACGCTAAGGTCCGTTTTACGGATGACATGGTCCGTCGCATTAAGCAATTTACGAAAGGTGGCGCAACCCGTGCTGACTTCGTAGAGTTGCCGAGTGAGATGACCAAGGTTGAAGCACTTACTTATATGCTTACTCTTCCCGAGTTCGCAAGTGCAGGAGATCAGGCAACCATCAATGATGCACTGGCTGACCGTGCTAAGGATGCAAGCAAGGGTACGGTCAAGGTCAAAGTGTCCAAGGCAAAGGCTAAGCCTAGCATTGACAGCATCAAGGCACGTGCCAAGAAGTCTGCTACTGTTGAGACTCCCGCCGAGACTCCTGTTGAAGCCCTTCCCGAAGCTCCTTTCTAATAGGCAGGTGATAGGCAACTATCACCTTTATCCTTATGCGATACTCTGTACTAAACAATTTTCATCAACGCCGCAGATTTGATCCTACGAATACTGAGGATCTTGCTGAACTGAAATTCTTTTTAGAACACAATCATTGGCGTAATGCTTGTCCGTTCTATGCTGAGTATCCTTGGGAAGATATTCCGGCAATGTGTTATTACAAATACACTGAACGCATGTTGTCACATTTAAAAGTGACTACACAAAAACAAAAAAGCCCCGAGTAAGGGGCTTTTTTATGGCTACCTAATTCAATTAAGCGTTAGGTGCTTTTATAACCATAAATCTTATTGTTACTGCTTCATTGGCTGTACTAAATGTATCTATATTTTTTAAGTATAAATAAAATCCATTACCCACAAGGCTTGTAGGCAATGGAGTAACTAAATAACACCCATTGTGATAACTTACTACTTGAGCATATACAATATCAGTTGCAGGATCTACTTGATTGTTATTGACCACAATAGCATCTACTTGATTTGGAACCATAACAGCACTTGTGGTGATGATAGTACCAGCTAAACTATTGATAGTTACACCTTGACTTCTGTTAGTAGTTTGAGTAACAGTAGAACCTGATGCATAACCAATTTTACCAGTTGAAGTTAATGTACCAGTTACATTAGCACCAGTACCAGTAACTGTCATAGTTGTGTTACCAACTGCGGAAATAGTTACATTACCGTTTGCTGTTGCGATAGAAACATTACTATTACCGTTAGCGATGATAGATGATGATGGAATAGCAGCGAATGCACCGTTGCCTAACAGGACCTGACTTGTGTTTCCATTCAAGTTGATAGTGGCGATATTACCAAATGCTGCCGAACCATTAGCAAATTTAATTGCCACTGCATTACCCGGTAGTGTCAAGTTACCTGTGCTATCAAATGCCCAAGTGTTGATTGTACCAGTAGCATTGGTTTGAATAGTAGCGTTAGTAGCGTATGCTGATACGATACTAGTTGCAGCTCCTGCATTAGTCATTGACAACAATTGTGCTGGGTTGTTTGTACCATTATCAACTGCCGCAATACCGATAGAAGCATTTGCTACTGTTTTAATGAATCCACCTGATGAACCTGGAATAATCAAGTTACCAGTGCTATCAAATGTCCAAGTGTTTGAGTTGGCGTTGATAGTTACATTTGAGTTACCATTTGTGAATTGTAGTGCGCTTACGCTGCTAAATCCTCTGATGACTGGAGCAGGGCTTGCGCTTATTGCAACTAAGTCACCGGGTAATGTTAAGTTACCATCTACGCCAAAGGCCCATGTATTAGTATTGGCTGTGATATTAACACTAGTATTAGCAGTTTCACTTATTTGGCTACCTTGAGGCAATGTTAATACACCGTCATTACCAAATGTCCAACTGTATTCAGTATTGCCGCCCGAGTTAGCCCAAATCTGAAGATTTGCTGTTGAACTAATTTCACCATCATCAGGATAAATCTTAATTGCGTCACCAGTGAAACCAGTGAATATAGTATTAAGAGCCGAAATACCAAGATTAGCAGGACCTGCTAAACTAGCGTCAGTTGAAGTGATTGTAGGATTTGCACCACCGATAATATTTAAGATAGGATCAGTAGTATTAGGACCAGTATCACGCGGGAATACTAGAGTACCAGCAGTGTCAAATGTCCAAGTGTTGTTATTACTGTGAATGTATAAGTTAGGAACATTACCGTTATAATAACCTACTTCAAAACTTGATGCTTCACCACCTAAGAAGATATTAGCATCTGGTTCGTCAATATTTGCACCTGGTGCTCGTAAGTGAATATGACTTGGACCAGTTGGGTCAAGTACTAGTGACTGTGAACTAAGGAGAGCATCAGGTGTAAAGACCATTGTGCTGACATTTGGATATAATGGCTCCGATGAACTGTTAGCGATACTTTGAATCACACTGTTGCCACCTGCTAATATTAAATTACCAGTTGTGTCAAGTGTCCAGGTATATGATGTGTTACCATCATACGAACTCATAATGATATTGCCAGTGCTGCTTACTTGAACAAACTTATCATCATTACCTACAATCAAATCATATGCTTCACTATTACCCGTATCAAAGTGAATATGACTTGCTACATCGCCCGCACGAACTTGCAAATATGCTAAGTTAGCAGTATAGTCTGGGCCGGCACTCAAGTTCAATTCATTGTCGCCCTGAACTGTTACGTCATCAAATGTCACATTGCCGAGTTGAGCAGCGCCAAGTGGTACTTGAGTACCGTTAGCATAGTTAACTGCGAAAGTATTGTCTGGTAAGGTTAGGTTGCCAGTACCGTCAAATGTCCAAGTGCCACCGTTACCATTAGCACTGCTAGGTATGTTTATTTGCACTCGGCCCGCTAATGCGTTTGCACCAGCAAGACCGGTATTTAGAATGATTTCGCCACCACTATCACCATTGCCAGTACTATCACCGGCATTTATGGTTACATCACCGCCGCTAGCACCTAGGGCAATATTGCCACCGTTACCACCAGCATCGCCTGCACTAAATGTAAGAGAACCGCCACTTAACGCCTCGTAATTAGCAGAGGCTGCACCACCATCACCGGCTTCAATCCGAATAAATCCACCCGAACCACCAAAGTCAATATTAGATGCTCCGCCATTACCGGCTTCAATGATAACATCACCTCCTGATGTGTCACTATCTTCAGCAGAATCACCGGCAAAGATATTAATGTCACCACCTTCTGAGGTAGATCCTGTAGCACGATCACGGGCTTGTAGTGTGATATCGTCGGCTGAATATAGATTAATATCTGCACTATTACCAGAAGCACGGTTGTCAATTTCTATTGTGCTTGATCCAATAATGTTCCCACTTAAATTAACATTACCTGCACCTATATTGCCTGTATATGTTGGAAGATATGCTGCAACATTACTATTTCCATAGTCTCCGTTTCCGCCGCCACCTGTTGCATTAATAGTGACAACACCGGTACCACTAGCACCAGTAGAAGTAATAGTTACACCAGTGCCTGCAAGAATTTGACTGACTCCGGAATCTATAGAGGTATACTGATTGATGACTTGATTGATAGGATTTACAGTAATACGACCAGCAGTTGTATAAACAGTTGTAATATCTCCGGTATCATTATTAACTGATGAGTTAATTGTGACTGAGTTGCTACTTGTTGTTGTAGTGGACTGTGGGAAAATAACATCTTCACCTGATACTACAGGTGCTACGGCTCGGATTCCACTTGAAGTTACAGTGGGAGTTGTAGTTCCGCCCACTACCGTTGGATTAGAAGCGGGTTTAACAAGTGCCGTATCTGTTTGACGCTGAATTTGTCTTAAAATAGATGGGTCACTTCCGTTGACATTAGGTGCTGTATTTGCTGCCATGAGCTAGTTTCCTTATTATAATTATAATGTATTTATCGTGGAAATGGAAAAAGCCCTAAGGGCTTTTTCCATTTTGAGCAATCTAAATCAGATTACCAACTTGTTGTACCTGTGAACTTAGCCCAAGTATTTGTTGACACACATACATACAAGTTACCGCCCGTATCATATGCAGCCTGTCCTGCTGTTCCTGCACTTGTGTTTGCTACAGGAGCAGTAGTCCAAACTACAGTGTTTGCGTTGATAACTGGAAGAGCAACGAATGTACCATTGCCGGTTAGGACATTTGAAACGTTGCCGTCTAAGTTAGTAGCAACAATGTTTCCAAATGCGGCTGAACCATTAGCAAAGTTAATTGCTACAGTATTTCCGGGCAATTGTAAGTTACCATCATTGCCGAATGTCCATGTTGTAGTTCCGTTTGCAGTAATTGTGACATTACCGTTAGCGGTAGCAATATTAAGATTGCTATTACCATTTGATAGTGGTAAACCACCTCCACCGGCTTGTGCTACCCAAGCACCATTGCCTCCTAGTACTTGATTACCATTACCGTTTAGGTTGATACCAGCAATATTACCTAAACCAGTGACATTACCTGCAGGTAAACCATGTGCAAACGCTAAATCACCTACAAAATAAGTCGCATCTACTCTTGATACTGTTAATATTCCGTCTGCTGGATTATATTGAAAATCATCATCAATATCATTGTGTAATGTATAGTCATTAGGACCGGTTGTTAAAACCACATGATAACTAAAATTATTACTTACAGCTTCTACATAAACACTATTTGCAAATTCTGCATTTTGAACTGTGCCACTTACATTTGCCCCATTAATGTTAGATAAATTTCCACCGTCCCCGGTTAAACTAACTGATGGGCTAGCAGCAAACACGCCGTTACCATATAGTATATTGCTTGTATTGCCGTCTAAATTTAACTCAGCTATGTTTCCGATATTATTTGCAGAAATATTACCAGTAACGCTGATGTTTCCTGCTGTTAAATTTCCTGTATATGTTGGTAAATAACTAGCAACATTACTGTTACCATAAGACGTACCATCTGCTACCCAACTTAAATTACCTGTACCGTCGGTTCTTAAAATTTGTCCTACTGATCCGCCTAGTATTCTAACATTTGCAACACTACCTAAATTTACAGTGCCGCCTACAGTTAAGCTTGTTAAAGTACCAACACTTGTAATGTTTGGTTGTGCTGCATTGGTTACAGATTGAGAATAGATTGATGAATTTGCGCTAGGGAAACCGTTGCCTGCGTTGTTCAAAATTAAGTTACCAACAATCTGCAAGTTTGCTTTTTGCGTTGTTGGAGTCCCTGCCATGTTAACTACTGGCACTAGTGTATTTTGATTTAAACTATTGCCGATGTTTGTTAACTCAGTAATTTTTATTTGCGTTGTCATTTTTATTATCCTATTTATTATGCAAATGCTACACCGTTCTGTCCTATGCAATACCATTTACTGTTTATATATTGCAAGGTGCATCCATCACCTATATCACCGAATGTGATTGTACCTGTTCCTGATGTTTTCCATCCAGCGTTTGTGACTGTGATTACCATGTCACCGCCGTCAGCTACCATCATAAATGTTTTGATTAATCCTGCGGTGCCAGCAGCTAATGTTGCTGTGCTAGCACCAGTTGTTGTAAAATAACTAGCCGTTACTAATAAATTAGCAGCACTACCACTAGTTAAATTTTCACTACCACTTAAAGTAAGTTGACCAGTAACTGGAACATTTGCTTTTAATTCTATACCGATCGTTCCTGATGTTACCACTGGGCTACTGGTTACATTCAATGTTGAACTAGAAACCCCTACACTGGTAACTGTGCCACCTGCTAGTGTAGTAGAAACTGTAACTTCTCCATTACTTCCACTTAGTAAAATACCAGTACCTGCACTTAACCGGGTTACACCGGTATTAGTAACTGTCATTGTTCCGCTGCTGGTTATTGGACTTCCTGTAACTTGTATTCCTGTGCCAGGAGTAATACCTACACTTGTAACTGTACCGACACTAGCACCATTGCTTGCCGCTGTTATTCTACCATACGAATCAACAGTAAAAGTAGGATATGTATATTGTCCTGCAACTACACCCGTGGTCGTCAAGTCTAATGTTATACTACCTGCTCCGACAATGGGGTTACCTGCGGCTGTAATTCTTGCATTGCCTGCAGCACCAAAAACACTAATGCTAGTAACTGTTCCGCCACCGTTACCACCGCCACCAGTACTACTAATCGTAACTTGGCCATTGCTTCCACTTAAAACAACACCAGATCCTGCAACTAAAGAAGTTACTCCTGTGTTGGTTATCGTTACAATACCGGTAGTAGAATTTGCAGATGCAGAAATTCCTGCACCACTGTTAAAAGTGTTATATGGACTGGCACAAGCAAATAAATTGTTAAAATTTTGCTTTGTTTTGTTGAAGGCATCGTATAAACTGTCGCTGCCTACGGATTCATTGGGTAATCCTACATTAATTACTTGTTGTCCGGAAATCGCCATAGAAAAAGTTCCTCATAGTGTATTTATCACACACTAAAGGAACTTCCACATCCGCAAGTAGTAGTAGAATTAGGATTGTTAATTACAAAACTTGAACCTAACAGTTCTTCTTTATAATGAACTTCGGCTCCCTCTAGATATTGCATGCTCATACTGTCAACCAGGACACTTGTGGATCCTGCAGGAATTACAAAATCATCGTCATTTTGCTCGGTATCAAGTGTAAATCCATAGCTAAATCCTGCGCATCCGCCTCCCTGTATAAACATTCTTAATTTGATGTTTGGATCGTTATTTTCTGCAATAATATCACTAATCTTTAGTGATGCCTCTTTTGTTAATGTAATCATAAATTCTTCCCCCATCTAGTGTTTATATAAACCCAATTGATTATTTTCCAGGTATTTTCTAAATATTGCTTCTTGTCAGCTTGGTAGTCTAAGGACCAAGCGTGTTCCCACCAATCAACTAACAATAGTATATCGTCACGGACTTCGTGGTTTACGATAGTTTTTATGTCACCGTTGTAAGACAAGTAAATCCAACCTGACCCTTGAATTTTCATTGCTTCAGTTTTGAACTGTTCTTTGAAATCTCTCCAATAACCATACTTGCGTTTGATAAGATTCAATACAGGTCCGTTGGGACTATTATCATCTTGTGGTTTACGGAACTGGGCAAAATAGATATTATGAAGGAATACACCGGCATAATTGAATTCACTATCACCTTCTCCGGCGTTATATCGTTTAGCATATCCTTTAGCTAAACTATCAAAATGGTAATCCAGTGTTGCTTTAGACAACACTGGATTTAAATCCGTGAGGGAATATTTAAGTTTATCTAACTCTATTCTCTTTTTCTTGGATTCTTCTATGCGCTCTACAATGTCATACATTATAGAGTATTTAGTCACCTGCGGCGAGTGATTCTACCTTTTGTTAGGTCATATGGACTCAAGTCTAATTCAACTGTATCACCCAATAAGATTTTAATGTCATGCTGCCGCATCTTTCCGGATATGTATCCTAGAATTACTCCATTGCCCACTTTAACTTTAAATGTGGCATTAGGCAACACATCAACTACTTGACCTTCTACTTTAATTGCTTCTTCTTTAGCCATGATTTTTAGCTATATTCTCCCTTTAACCTCTACGCATGGTGCTAATGTCCTTGGCTTGCTGGTCACTGAAGATTGGAACAGCGTTGGACTTGTGCATGGTACCGATACCGATAATCTTATCTCCGGTATATTGTTGTGTTTGTTTGACATTAACGGCCCCAGTAACCCAAGAATTAAGACTGGGGATTTTTTTAGTATCAGCAGTCTTGGTTACTGTACCGATCTTTTTAACTGTAAATGATTTGGGTGCAGGCTTGCTCATAGATTTCCATTTAGCCTGATTTTCTTCCCAAAGAGCCTGAAGGTCACGGGCCTTACGGGCCTCCTCAGCATTACGGAACTTTTGTTTACCCTTACGCTTGCCTGACATAGACAACCATGGGCCTTCAAGATGCATGGTCATAACATTACCATATTAGTTATTACATGCATAGTATAGCAGAAAAGGCAATTATTGTCAAATTCACTTCTTTAAAATATCCCATATCTTTTCTTTTTCAATAATCTCTTTTTCTAGTTCCATGTACTGTTTGCGTAAGTTACGCAATTCTTCCCATTTTTCTTCTAGTTGTTCGTTGGGGCGTAGTATCGCTAATTTTTCTTCAATCTTTTCTAAACTGTCAATAAGACTCTTGCCTTTGATTTTAATATCACCTTCAAAGTTTGCGTCACCGTTGACTTGTAGTGTATTTGACAGATTGCCCCAATCTGCGATGGTGATAGTATCTGTGCCGGTTCCCGTTGATATAGTATTCCAATTATAACCCGGCGATGTATAAATTGGGGCTGTGTTACTTGTTTGTGTTATAGTGTATATACCACTAGATCCACTGCCTAATGTATTAGTTCCACTGCCCAAAGTGATGGTCATGTCGTTAAAAGTATATGGATCATTATTCATTTGTGTGCCTTTTTGATATACAATGTTCCATCTGAAGCTACTTCAAATTCAACATCATCTCCCTCTTGGAGCTTTAATGCGCGGAGTAGTTCTTCAGGAATAGGCAACAATAAATCACCAGTGGCGTCATCCTCTTGAATGATTACTTCATAACGAATTTGTGTTTTGGCAGGATCTTTTTTAGACATACTGCATTCTATATAATTTTCGTTGAATATTATATATTATTGGGTAAATTACCATGCGCGGCATGACCAATATCTTGCCTTCCAGCGTGGACCTGGATTATCGCAATTATGTCTAGCACGGAAGCTCTTGCGGCGTGCGGGATTTGATTTCTTTATTCGCATCTTTTTGTCACCAAAGTTCACTTTGACAACATTTCCCTTTGGACCGCGAACATAAACTTTAGATTTCTTAACATCACCTGCCATTGGCTTGCCAAGTTGAACTTCTCTTCCCTGATACTTAGCCTCATCAATATCATTTACAGTATGCCAAAATTCTTTTATCCATTCTTCATCACCGTACTTGTCGCAGAATTCTTCTAATTCCATGCGCTCTGCATCATCATGCATTGCTTGTTTGGTCATACCTTCGGTTAATTGCTTTTTAGCGTCAATTATTAAACTAAGTGCAGTTTCATCTATTTTTACAATTACGCCATCTTCTGTGATATCTTCAATGTATGTTTCTACTAATGTATCACCTAAATCAATTCCAACTATATCACCAACCTGTGGTTCGTGGTCAACTGAAATATCTTCTAATTTGTTAAGAAAGTCTCTGAAGTTCATAATTATTTCCTGATCTTTTATTTATTCAAAAATGGACGATAAATCTTTTCTAATTGTTTTATGGTTTCTGTAGCAGAGTTAGGATCCTCATGCTCATCTTCATGCTTGACTGCGATGCCACCGGCGTTTCGCCAAGCTTGCAAATATTTGCCAAAGTCATCTACTAAGACTTGAGGTTGTCCGTCCTTCATAGCATACTTGTACTTTTCACCAGTAAAAATAGCGTTACCTGAAGTTCCTGGATTGTATTGATCTAGCCAATCTTTTTTAGCTTCAATACTAGCATCGTTATATGGTCCTCTTAGAGGAGCACTTAAAACAGTAAATGGTATTTTATTTTGATGTAGCCAAGCTACAACTTTATTACCACCTTTTAAGGGCTTCAAATCTCTAAAAAAGTCATACACTTCTTTTGCTGAACTGTTTGCTAAAATCTCAATTTCTTTTTCTTTGTCATTGATTGCCTTCCAATGACCGACTTTATTTCTTTCAGCCCAGGCACCAAAGAAGTCAGCTTGCACCCCATCCATATCTAGATATAGATGTGGCATTTGTTTTAAATCTTCAAAAATAAAATCTTTAGCTCTCATTAGTCATCTCCGGCAGCATCTTTAACTTCTTGTGCTGTTGCCTTTCGTCCTTTAGGACCGCCTATAGGTTTGTTAGCTTCTTCGGCTGCCCGTTTAGCTGCCTCTTCTTCTTTGCGCTTTTTAAACGGATCTTGGTTAATATCCTGTTCGGCAATCATACGCTCTTTTTCAATAGTTTTACCACGCAATTGCATGACTGTTTCAACTTTTTGATTGAGGCGTATCAAATCATTATCTAACATTCTGATGCGGTCAATCAATGCTATCAGGGTGCCATTGGCTTGACCAATCACGGGTTTAATTTCTGTAGTTACCCACTTCCAAACAAAGTATACGAAATACCCCATACCGACTGCTGCGATAATGGGGAATCCGTATTTGTTTACTAAATCAACTAGATCCATAATTTTATAGTATAAATGGTAACCACATCCATAGTGCCTGGCTTACGAATACAGACCCGACTGCTCCGACTACTACACTAATATAAAACATTGGCATACTAACAGCAAGAATACTAGCAGTTAGCAGAACAATGGCGATCTGTAACACACTGCCGCCCCATGTAAACCAGGGTGACTTCTTGCGGGCTACCTCACGCTCGGCTTCGAGAGCCTTGGCCTTTTCCATAATTTCTTTCTTGTCTGCTTCCATACGGGCAGCTTCGGCTTCAAACTTGGCTTTGTTTTCAGGAATCTTGGCCTCCATTGCGGATGTTTCATATAGAACTTGACGCACATTTTTTGCTTGATACCAAGCCCACTGGTTATTAGCAGCAATTGTATTGTTCATAATTTTACTGCTATTTTGACCACCTATCATAGTATTGATAGCCAATAATGCTGCAAAGAACACAATAACAAAGCCTGCTTTGTCTTTAATTTTAGCTTCTTTTTCACTTCTTGAAAGTGGTTTTACCTCTGACATTTTATTTCCTTTATGGTTATTATGTTAATCTTTTCTTTGGTCTGCTTGTTCTGCTCTTGACAAACGGTCATAATCAGGCTGTAATCCCAATGCATGACTGACTTTAACATCAATTCTTTGTAATTGATTAGTCATGGTATCCACCCGAGCGTCAAGGCCCTTAATAATTCCGCCCATGCCGTTAACACTAGAAGTTACCCCGGCAAGTATAAATTTTAGTGTTAAAAACACGAAATATCCAGCCCCTAAAGCAGCAGCGATAGGGAATCCCAATTCAGCGATAAGTTTTAGCATGTCCATACGCATATTTATCTAAAAAATAATATATGCGTACACATATACTAAATACCATATGGACGGTATTGTCATAATGCTATTGCTCCAAATAAAGCATTGGTATGCTGATTTTTGGATTCAAACATATCATCAAACGGTTTATAAAGGCGTTTATGGGAATCCTGTGGGTATCAGTCATACATTAGAACATACCATTGGAACAGTTTTAGCATTGCTGATAGCTAACAGTTTTGTTCCTATATCAGTCTCCGTGATTATCTTACTATCGCTTTTGGATTTTATAATCCACTATCATGTTGATTTTGTCAAAGTTAAATATGGCATTAAAGACAATAAAACCACAAGATACTGGCGAGAGTTTGGTCTAGACCAACTTGCACACCAGCTTACATACATTTTAATAACCTACATTATAATTAGTCGTTGAGATTACTCCCCAGTTTTATATAAATACAAGTATACTAAAAACTAAATTTGGGAGTAATTTATGAAAAGAATCCTATTAGGATTGTTGTTCATGCCGGTTGTAGCATCTGCACAACTTGTACAACAGTTTAAAAATCCGGCTTTCAATAGCCAGGGTTGGAGCAGCCATGCACTTACGATTGATAGTATAGAAAAAAGTCGCAAGGATGCTATAGCTGCCGAGAAAAAGGCTGAGTTAGCAGCATTAGAAGCAGCAGCACAAAATACACCTTTAGCTAGATTTATGAATTTGTTCAGCAGCCAAGTGTATGCGCAACTTGCTACTCAATTAAGTAATAATTTATTTCAGAACAAATGTGCTGGAGTAGCCGGGCCTATTCCGGGTTGTGTCAATCCAACTACCGGACAGTTTCAATTAGACGGCAATACGGTTACATGGGTTAAAACAGATAAAGAAGTAACATTAACTGTTGTTGATGCCAAAGGTACAATCACAATTGTTAAAGTACCTATAGCAAGTTTTGGATTCTAATATGAAATATACTAAAATATTAATTGCGTGTTTATCAGCCTTAGCATTTACTGGATGTAGTACTATAAGACCTATGCAGGATTTAGAAAGAACTACGGAACCTAGAATTGCTGAAAATATTAATGAAAGTTTTAAGGATGTTGCAGCGCCTGCAGGCCCACCAGTTGTAGTGGCTGTGTATGGCTTCAAGGATCTGACAGGACAGCGTAAGCCTAGCACTACACTAAGCAGTTTCAGCAGTGCAGTTACACAAGGCGCTGAAAGTTATCTAATTAAGAGTTTACAGGAAGTTGGCAACCGTCAGTGGTTTACTGTAGTTGAGCGTGTTGGTCTAGACAATCTGTTAAAAGAGCGTCAAATGATCAAACAAACCCGTGAAATCTATGATGGTGCCAATGCTAAGATGTTACCTCCTCTTGCACTAGCCGGAGTTATACTAGAAGGTGGAATCATTGATTACAATAGTCATACATTAACAGGCGGTACTGGTGCTCGTTGGTTAGGTATTGGACCATATACACAGTATACCCAAGATTTAGTTGTTATCAGTATGCGTTTAGTAAGTGTTCAAACCGGTGAAGTACTAACCACCGTAACCGTTGAAAGAGACCTACTAAGCACCGGAGAAGGTATAACAGCTTTAAGATTTTTCAATCAAGCAACTAAAGCTTTTGAATTTGACAGTAGCCAAACATACAACGAACCCGGCAACTATGCATTGCGTAGTGCCATAGAAACTGGGGTTGTTGAATTGATTCGCAAAGGAGAACGTCAGGGCCTTTGGAAGTACAAAACACCTGACACTAAAAAATAATAATAACAAGGGAGTATTCCTCATATGAAATTTAATAAAATATTTGCAGCAGCAATATTATCTTTAAGTGGGTTATCTGCATTTGCGCAAACTGCCGTGACACCACCCACTGCACCCACTGTTCCCAACACAGTAACAGTTAGTCCCAATGCTACCACAGCATTGGGTAACAGCACAACCAACCGCATCTTTATTGATCAAAGTGGTTCCAATCCTGATGTGAACATGACACAAGATGGCAGTGGCAACAAGCAAGGAAGCGCACAAAGACCCATTTACTTGCGTGGTGCTGATCAGGTGATCATCACTCGTCAGATTGGCAACAACAATGAGATAGACTTAGAAGTTTCCAATCCCACAACAGGAGCCAGTGTGGGTGCCAAAGTTACCATTCAACAGATTGGCAACAGCAACAAAGTTGATGCAGCTTGCGGATATGGTAACAGCAGCACTGGCACAGCTCTAACAGGTTGCAAGAATGCTGACTTGAACTGGAAGTTCACTGGCAACAGCAATGAGTTTCAGTTCCGTGCCAGTGGTGACGACATTCGCAGTGCTGTCACAGTAGCAGGCAATGGCAACAAGTTCTGGATTGACGCTGTGGGCAACAAGCACAGTCAGACTCTAATGGTAACTGGTGACAACAATGAATTCAATCTAAGTCAAACCAGTACTGGCAGTGCTGGCAGCAGCATCTGGATTGATCAGACTGGCACTGGCACCAAGTTCTTTGTGGCTCAAAGTGGAACTGTTGACAACGTTCTGAACATCAAGAGTGTTGCAACAGGAGGAACCTTTAATATAGTTCAGAAGAACTAAGGATCATTGTGAAGCGACTACTTGTGGCCTTGTGTGGGCTAGTACTAAGCACAAGTGTACTAGCCAATGTGGGTTCTGTAGCAGAACTCACGGGCACAGCCGTGATCAAGCGAGGCAAAACCACTGTACCAGTGACAAATGGCACAGTGGTTGAAATGAATGACCGAGTAGAAACTAAAAACGGTAAACTGAAAATTGTTTTCCGTGATAAAACCACTGTTAGTGTCACTGAAAGTAGTGCATTAGACATAGATGAGTTTGTGTATGATCCGAAAAATGCTGGTGCAGGCAAACTAGGTATAAAAGCTGCGGCGGGCACAGTACGATATGTCAGTGGTGCTATTGCTGGCGCTAATCCCAACGCTGTAAACATCAAAACACCCACAGCAGCCATCGCAGTTCGTGGTACAGATTTTGTCATGAGTGTGAATGAGATCGGTGGTAGCATGATTATCTTGATGCCACAGTGTGAGGAGCATGGTGTAAATGTTCGTGGCATGATATGTGGTAGTGGCCGGATAGATGTTGAAAGTGGCGGAACAGTGGTGAACATGTCCAGACCCTATCAAGCCACACTAGTAGAAAAAACAGGCTCACCACCTAGTCCGCCCATTACAGTAAATCTATTCAATACACCAATTAGTAATAACTTGCAAATAGCTCCACCCAGAACCATGAGTGGTGGCAGTGTGGTAGCAGCAGCCCGGGCAGCAGTAGCACAAACTAGCAGTGGTGTTCGCAGTGCTGCAAGATCAAGTAGTGGCAGTGGTAGTTCAAGTGGCAGTAGTGGTTCAAGTGGCGGCGGAGCAGAACCTGCAGCAGCAAGCGATGCACCTCCAGCAGAGGCTGTTGTAGCCAGCGAATCAAATAAACCTGAAACGGTCGCCAGTAAAAGCGAAGAAACAACGACAGCAGTAGAAGCACCCAGTAATATCGTGTCTCTTGAACCAGTGCTTGAGCTAGTTACTAAAACAACAGAATCTGCCAAAGATGAAAAAGCTGAACCCGCACCAACTGTGACAACCACTGAAACTAAAAGCGATGAAGATGCCAATCTCAGAAAGATTTATAGTGGAGCTTCACAATCAGGATGGGGCTACGAAAGTTTGAGTAAAACCAGTCGTAACTATGCCAACATTGTGTTGCCTATCAATACTGCCATACAAATTTACATAGTTCAAGATAACATGGTTGCTGCTAAAAACTTTAGCAGTGGTCGCCCACAAGGGCAAATAGTAATCAATCAGACATTCAGATGAAACTCTTACTAGCATTCATATTACTGTTGTTTTCAAATTTCAGTCAGGCAGCTTTTACTGACATAAAGTTTGGCCGCTATCAAGTAGCCGACAGTCAGTGGAATGTGAGTGCCTGCTTGAATACAACCACTTGCCAGATATACAGCAAGAATCCAGGAACTATGTACAAGATACCCTGGACCAGTGGCCAGTGGAGTTGGCAAACTGGGCAGTATGTTCAGTTCAGCCTAAGTGGTAACGCCAGCTTTCCCTATGAAGGCAAAGTGTATAATAGTAACGGCACCTTAGCAGGTACTATAGGCATTGGCAAGATAGTAAACATGGGCCCTGACTATTTCTTCTTTGTGGGCAGTGACAATAACACAGGTCAATTGTTCAGCGGTAGTAGTGGCATGAGTAACACCAGTGGTGTTAGTTGGACAGGAACATTGAATCCTACAACAGCACAAGCAGATGCTTATGCTGATGCAAGTTATAGCACAGTGCCTTTAGCGGCAGGACAAACTGCTACAGTAACTCCCAGTTCATCTAATACACCTGCACCCAACCCCAGACCAGTTTGGCCTGTGATCAATCGTGCCGCCAATCAAGTTCAGTTTGGCAGTGGTCGCACTGGTGGCTGGAGTACATACTGGCAAGATTGTTGTGGCAGTGGAGGCGGAACATGGGGGTCAATAAATTATGGTGGCAATGGAAACAGTTCAGCACAATTTTGGGCTACAACATATATGCGTTGGCCAGGAGCAGACAATGGGGTAAGCAGAACCATATGGTTTAGAACGGGTCTGGATGACGCCCATCAATTACGAATAAATGGTCAACTGGTCACTAGTGGTGGTTGCTGTAGTTGGGCATATGGGTCATATACTGCCAAGCCTGGCGAAATTGTAAAACTTGAGTTCTACAGTAATAACTCTGGCGGCAATGACTGGGTATTTCAGGTTGCCTGGGATCCGCAAGGTGATGGTAGTTATGAATTACTAGACAGCAACACAGTCGCACTACAAAGTGCCACAGATGGTGGTGGCGGTTTCTGGTACGGCAGCGGTATAACCACAGATCAAACTAATATCATGAACAGTGCCAGAACACGCACAGGAGCTGTAGCACTGGGCAATCGCATTGACCTAGAACAAAAAATAGGCACTAGTGGCAGTGTAGTTACAATAGAACAGACTGGTAACTATAATTTGATTCAGGGGTTAGGTGGCGGCAATGCCATCATTGATGGTCAGAACAACACACTAAACATCAAGCAAGGTGACACATTGGGTCGTAACTTGATTGAATTGGGTGTATACGGAAATACCAATACTGTTACAGTAAATCAAGCCCGTAATACTACCACTGGGTTGCAAGATGGCAGCGAAAGCGGCGGACATTATGCTGGCTTAGGCGTCAATGGTAATAGTAACACAGTCACAATTAGACAGGGCAATGATGGTGGTATCAGTAGCGGACATTTCGGTTTAATGTACATCAAGGGTGATACCAACAACATGTCACTTACACAAGCCAACAACAATGACAAGAGAGCATTTATTAGTGTTGATGGTAACAATAATAATAGCATATTATCGCAATCAGGTTTGGGCAACCACTATATTGACTTAATGATGACTGGCAACGGTCACACAGCCAACATCACACAGTCAGGAAATGCCACACATAGAGCCACAATCAACTTGACCAATGCCGGCGGTTCAAGCATTCTAAACTTGATTCAGCAAGGTAGTACAGCACAACAATACAGTATTGTGCAGCAATGTGCTAACTTACAGGGCTGTAGTGTTACTGTAACACAAGGCAATGGACCGTAATAAATAAAAGACTATGAAAAAAATCTTATTAAATCCCTGGACAGCACTTGCCACCCTCGTAATTGTGTTATTCGTCCGTATGTTAGATCCTACATTTGTAGAAAGTGTAAGGTTACGCTATTTTGATACACTAATTACTAGCCAACCGGATAAACCTGTCAGTGTTAGTGTTGTCAACATAGATGAAGCTAGTTTAGACAAGTATGGACAGTTTCCATTTCCAAGAGATGTATATGCTCAAATAATACAGGACATTTATAAACGAAACGCAGGATTAGTTGTATTCAATGTATTGATGCCTGAAAAGGACAGATTTAACAAAGATACCGTTTTAGCTCAAACATTAGAAAAAAATCCAGTTGTATTACCTGCATTAGGTAGCACTAAGAGTAAAAATACTGATGTTGGTAGCGCAGTTCAAATTGTTGGAAAAAATGTAGAAGGCAGTCTAGTACAGTACCCTGGATACATTACATCAGTTAATGAAATATCTGATAAGGCTGCAGGAGTTGGTATCGTTAATACTTTTCCAGAAGTTGACGGTGTTGTTCGTCGCATGCCATTAGTTATTATTGCAGGAGAAAATGTTCACCCTGCACTATCATTAGAAGCATTGAGAGTTATAGCACAAGATACAAAAATTCAAGTTAAAATTTCAGAGTTGGGCGTTGAAGCATTGCGTATTCCAAATTTTGCAAAAATCAAAACAGACAATTTAAGTCGTATATGGATAGATTATAGTGGTAAACCCGAGCAGTATAGTTTAGTTGATATGCCAAAAGATTTTGAAGGCAAAGTTGTTGTGGTTGGTTTAAGTGCAGCTGGATTAGTAAATCCTGTGCCAACAAGTCGCGGAGAAATATGGCCACAAGAACTACAAGCCAGTGTAATGGGAACCATCTTAAATGATACAGTAATCAGTCGTCCTAATTATGCCAATGAGTTAGAAATACTTGCAATATTAGTTGCAGGTATATTATTGATATTCTTAATGAGGTGGACATATGTTGGTATTGCGGCAACAGTTGTTACGGTTGGTGGTGTTATTGTTGGTAGCATCTATGCTTACAGTAACTTTTTATTCTTATTTGATAGTACTGCCTTCGCAGTTGGCGTTGGATTGGTCGCTCTGCACGCCTACATGGTCAAGTTCGTATCAGAATTCTTACAGAAACAGCAAATAAGAAAACAGTTCCAAAGTTATCTAAGCCCTGACTTAGTTGCTAAGTTAATCAAAGATCCTAGTTTATTAAAACTAGGCGGTGAGGAAAAAGAACTGTCTATTATGTTTACTGATGTTCGCGGATTTACATCAATCTCTGAACATTATGGTCGTGATGTACAAGGACTTACTAGCATCATGAACCGTTATATGACTGCCATGACTAGAACTATTCTAGAAACAGGTGGCACATTAGACAAGTACATCGGTGACGCACAAATGGCATTCTGGAATGCACCATTAGATGAAACTAAGCACTGCAAAGATGCTGTTAAAGCCGCGTTAGAAATGTTAGGAAGTTTAGATGGGTTTAATGCAGGTATTAAAGAAGAAGGGGTTCCTCCATTCGGTATGGGCATTGGTATTAACACTGGTGTTGTTGTGGTTGGCAATATGGGTAGTGAGCAACGCTTTGACTATACTTGCCTTGGCGACGCTGTTAATTTGGCTAGTCGTTTAGAAGGTCAATCTAAGAACTATGGCGTACTAATTGTTCTTGGTCCTGTGACTGCTGAACGGTTAGGTGATGAATACTTTACATTAGAATTAGATTGTATTGCTGTTAAGGGTAAAAAAGAAGGTGTTAATATCTATACAGTATTCTACAATCCTTCAACAAATGTTGAAATGGTAAAATGGAAAACAGCAAAAGAGTTACATGAATTAATGTTAGCTTATTATCGCAAACAACAGTGGGATAAGGCAATAGAATTGATACACAGCCTTAAGGGAGAATTTAGTGGCGGCATGGATAATTATTATGATCTATGGCTTGAAAGAGTTGAAGAAATGCGCAATGCTAATTTACCAACTGATTGGGACGGAGTGTTCCGGGCTACAAGTAAATAACCTTTGACTCATTGGTAAAAATATGTTATACTATAAAGAATGGATTAATTTATGCTACGATCATTATACAAAATATTTTTTATTGGTATACTACTTTCCTTATTTCCTAGCTGGGGCAGAGCCGATCCTCTGCCCAACATCACCGCGCAAGCCTGGTTAATTGCTGATGTAAATGGTAATATTTTACAAGGTTCTAACACAACTGATGTCCGTAGTATAGCAAGTATTACAAAATTAATGACTGTGATGGTTGTTATTGATGCACAACAAGACCTCAATGAAGTTGTCACCAAGAAGTTATTCAATAAAAATCTAACTAGAATGGATCTTATTGATTTAGCAATCGTTAAATCAGATAATGAAGCTTCAAAAATATTATGTGACAAGTACCCGGGTGGGTACAAAAGTTGCGTTCAGGCTATGAATGATAAGGCGCGTGGATTGCAAATGTACAATACCAGCTTTACTGATCCAACTGGAAGAATGCATGACAATGTAAGCACTGCTCAAGACTTAATAAAATTAGTTATAGCCTCTAGCTCTTATCAAGTAATTGTTGATGCTAGCAAAAAGGATCATTTAAGTTACTCAACAGGAAAAAGAAATTCTATAGTATTCAACAATACTAATAATTTAGTCGGAAAAGGTTACGATTTTATTGTCACTAAAACCGGCTTCATAAACAAAGCAGGTGGCTGCATTGTGTTTATGATAGACACTGTTCGTGGAGTAAGAACTGTGATTGTATTGGGAAGTAAAAATACTAGAACTAGAATCCCCGAAGCTTTCTTGTTATCTACATTATACTGACTTTAAAGAATCCAAATACTTTTTGTATTTTAAATTACCTTCAGGTATGTAGTCAATATTCATAACAGGGCTGTAATCAGTTTCAACTAGATTGACAATTTCATCCCCGAACTTAATGGTCAAGTATGATAATGTTTTATCACTATTTTCTTGACCTTCACTGAATGCCAACAATAAATGATGTAGCCACTTGATTTTTCTTTTACAATATTTTTTAACTTGGGAATCTGATAAGATATCAGTAAAGTTATTTGACTCGCGGTAAAATACTAGATATTTCATTATTTCTTCCAAATTGTAAAAGCGATGTAGTCTCTTTCTGATTCAAAAAAGAATATCCAGCTATTATACATTTCTTCATGCGGATCTTCCATGTACCTCCACTCACTAGTACAATTACGATCACACCATTCAACAACGGGTCGTAGTTCGCCGTATGGTAATTTTATCTCAACTTTATACGCTGTCGGTATACTGATGGACATTGACCCCGCCTTGTTTTAAAAAGGTTACTCCTGAGTCATCGCGGTATTGCTCACGGTAGTATAGTGTATTGATTCCTGATTGGTATATCAGTTTAGCGCACTCAATACATGGCGCATGTGTACAAAACATAGTTGCCCCGTCACTGCTTTCAGTGGACCTGGACACTTTAGCGATGGAGTTACTTTCGGCGTGAAGTACCTCTGGTTTGGTTCGTAAGCGATAGCGTCCCTCTACCTCGTTCCCGTTGGCATCTACATATGTGCCTTCATGGGGCCAACGTTCCTCAATTTCATCAGGGTTTAGCCAACCACCTGCGTCACCGCTCATCCATTCCCGATCTTCACAATTGTTTTCCCAACCAGTGGGCATACCATTGTAGCCTGTGCCAATGATTTGATTACCTTTAACGATTACTGCACCTACTTGTAATCGTTTCGCATAGCTTAACTTACTCGTCAAGTTTGCTATACTCATAAAGTAATCAATAAATTTCTTTTTCACTTAATATAACCTAGTTTTTCAATATGAAGTTTGGCAGTTGAATCACTTAATGCTTTTAGAAAAAAATTGTTAAATCCAAATCTTTCGCAGAATGCTTCTCCGAATGTCTTACCTTTTAATTTATCAAAAATAAATTCCTCACAGAATATTTCATAGTCAACAGTACTTATTGTTTTTTCACTGTTGGTTGTTAAACTTTCTAATGCACCCAACGAATACATAAAACTGTCGTTCATATTAATCCCAAAGATTCCTATAATACTTACCAAACAATTCAAGACCTTCTTGAATTCGTTCTTCGTGTAATTGGTGACCAACATGATCATACCAATGTTGATTGGGATTTTTATCTACCATGCGAAATGTATCTTCCATCTTACCTGAAATGGGATTAGGATATTGTTTATCAGACTTTACAAAATCATACTCACTTTTTCCATGCCGATATTTATCTTCGTATGATTCTAGTGCTATCTGTTGGAAACTCCAAATCATCTTGTCAAGAACTTCGTCCCAAAGTTTACACTTTTCATCAAATGCTTCTTTGTGTGTTTCTTTGTAAAAGTCAAAACTGTCTTGATCAACATAATCTTCTCCCCCTATATCAGCAATAAAATCACCAGGAACACCGTGTTTTGTTGCCTTCAATTGTAAAAGTGCAGGAAGGATAATTAATGCAAGTGTGTAATCTAAACTGAATGTGTCGTGTCTTTCAATATCAATATCAAATCTTTGTCCAATTTCTGATTTGAGATACTTACCAATCTTTACCTTCATTGTATTTTACCATTAATAATTTTAATAATTTTATTATCCGGCGCCGCAAGTAAAGCAAAGTTCACATTTTTATTTTTAAATAGATTTTCTGCAACTTCGTCTAATGATGATCCTTGCGCCATAAAATCATTTGATTTAATGTCGTATGTATAAAAAACATTGTTATGAGTTTCTACTTTTAACATTCTAATATCAGGTGTCACAACTTTATTTTCTTCTAGGTTTATGCCTTCCTTTTCTGCTAACTTTATAAGTTGACGATATACTTTGAATGCAAAATAATTATAGCCCAAAAAACAGCCTATAACAAATCCTATGAGGTAATTTAGAAGTTCCATGATGTGTATTTATTTGATTTTAATGTTAGAATAGACTTTCAATTTCTCAAACTTTTTATTTTTGGCAGTGTTAATACCATCTTGTGAAACACCTACCTTTTGTTTCACAAGAAGTTGAATCATAGCCTGAAGATCACCGATTTCTTTTTCAAGTCGTTGAATGTTTGTTACATCAATACCATCCATCATTTGATCGGGTCCAAAACGAAAACACTTACTGACCTCTACGATAACTTCGGCGCATTCTTCTTGTAGAATGGTTAATATTTCTTTAGTTTGTTCATTCATTTGTGTTTTCCGTTTCAAGGTCTTCTGGTTTTGTATGCTCGTCACAAGCAGTATATAGCCAACCGCCTCCCCTTAGTTTACCCGGTTTACCACAAACTTCACAAGTATTAGCCGCCCAACTTTCAGCCATGCGAACCATACCATCTATATAGTCATCGCCGCCGTTGTAATAGAATCTAAGTCCACCAAACTTCTCTTTAACTTGTGTAGCTACAACTTGTGCCACCTCCACCTCATTTCGGTTTTGCCAATCAATGTGACGTTGAATTTGACTGCAAAGACTATCAAGTATTTGATACCAGCCGTCGCCGTGATCAAACCCCCAGCACATTGCTGTTAATGTCATGGGCTTGTGTCTATCAGCAAAAATCTTTGGATACTTTTTGCAAAGTTGGTTATCTAGTTCTTTACGCATATTACATTCCAAAATGTTCTTTAACTGCCATCTTGCTTTTCTCAATAGTAGCCATAATTAAATTGTGATCAAAGGTTGCATGAGCATGGTGTAGATTGGTATTGTCAATTGCAGTCAAACACTCCTGAATAATTAACTCGGCAAATGTGTAGAAGGCTTCTGTGGTTTTAACCAAGCCAGTGTTACCTTCATCATCGTATTTCTTACAACGATCAAATGCTTGGCCCAAAATATCTGCGATTCTTTCATTCATAGAATTTTCTTTTCGTGTACCAGTTTTTCAAAGGTGTTGAACAATTCATTAAACTTCATTTCATACAATGTTTGTATACCCAGTAATGCGTTAGCAATCTCATCAGTAGTCATTTCCTTAGGACCATCTAACAAATTGCGATATAACAAATCAACATCCTCAGTAACATTCCAGCACTTCAAAATCTGCTGTTCAAGATCAAAACGGTCTACTTTCATGTTAATTCCTTAAGGTTTCTTTTTGCTCATTGCCATAGCCATCTTAGGCTCAATATAACGCTTGTGATAATCTTTATAGTTATTCAGATAGTGTTCCCATTGAATCCATTGTGTTTTTTGCTTAGTGCGATTCACTAGAAAGCCCCAGTCTCGTTGCTGCCGACCCATGAAGAAAAGAGTAGTAGCAGGACCCACGCTCTCATCAAGTTCAAGCCAATGAAAATCTTTTGCACGGCGCCGAATAATACTACCGGGGCCACGCCATTGACATAGTTCTCCAATGATCTTACCATCGTTTCCGTAAAGAGGTGTATGCTCGTAATAGCCACCCTTAAGAATGATTGTAAGAAAAGGCCAAGGATGATCATGCAAAATAGGATCATCACTCTTTACAATCTTATGTAGTGTAAGATTGAAGGGAAAATTTTTACGGTCTTTCAAAAACAAGTAATACCGATGCATATAATCTTCACCAGTGCGGCGATCAGGAATCAAACGATACCGATCTAGTTTGTTCATAAGATTGTGAAAGAAACCCATTGATTGCTCCTGTAATCAGATATACTATTGTAACATATTTTACATTTTTGCACAAGTAGGAAAAGGGCACGAATGCCCTTTTTGCTCATCTCATCCCGAGATTAGTCGTTGCTCATTGCAAGAGCACGGTAGCCTGCGGCAACAACTGCGCGGCTGGGGGTACCCAAACGGTACTTAGTGAAAGTATCACCACGGCTGTTGGTACGCTTGTTAGCGTAAACTGCAAAACCTGCAAAGCGAAGGTCGCTTACGGTTGCGGTAGGATTAGCAATACCAAAACGGCTAGTGATTTGCTTTGCGGTCAATTGCTCACCGCGCTGAAGTGCCTCAAGAAGGGCTTGTTGCTTAGTAACAGTCATTTTATTTCCTCTTAAAAAATCGTTGTTCTCACAACGTACATAGATGATAACACGATCAGTAGTCTTTAACAAGACATAAGGGCAACGAAGTTGCCTTAATTTGGATTTATAGTTCCAAATACTGCAATTTAAAATTTTCAGCTTGTTTTTCATAATTAATATAACCACGAGGATTACAAACAATACGGCAATCACCGATCATATAATCAAAGTTATGATGGGTATGCCCATGGGTCCAAACTTTAATCTGCGGATGATCCAAAATAAAATCACTAAGATCGGAACTATAAGCACCGTTCATGAGTGTGTCATCAGCATATTTTGGATGCGTACTCAACCGTGAAGGTGCCATATGGCCTACCACTACAAATTTTTCATCAAACTTGCCTTCAATGACAGTACGAATGTACTCTACACTATGACGGTGTCTAGCCGCGGTATGGGCAGGACGCAGTTTGGTATATCCCTTACTATCCTCACGAATGATACGGTAATCATTCATCATATCAGTAACAGTATGTAGTGTAAGTGGGTCATAATTATTCATGTTAGTCCAAAGTGTACAACCAATGAATGTAATATCATTGATCTTTTTGGTCATGTTTTCCAAAAAGTAAACATTCGGAAACTTACTACACTCGTTCATCAGGTCGTCAAGGCTACCGTGGAATTTTCCGTGGTAGAATTCATGGTTGCCTGCAATGTAGATAACATGCGGAAACTCTGAGCTACAACGCTTCAAAAAATCACGATAGCGTTGGGCACTTAGTTGACGCCGACCCAAATCAATATTATTGGCTGCACCCTCAGGATGGTCGTGCAGATCCTGAGCGATCATAATGTCGCCACTCAGGATCAATACATCTGCATTTCCATCATTGGTTAAATTGATATCACCAAATTCAAGGTGAAGATCACTTGCTAGTGCTAGTTTCATTTCTTATTTCTTTTAAAACATATTGTGAGCTTAAATATCCTAAGAATAAGCACACAACAATTATAATTAGTTCACGGACAACTGGTTTCATACGAAAAATCCCGCATTACGCAACTCGTTCAAAGCAGAATTACGGACCTTCGCATCAATATAAATTTTCTGCGGCTTGCCACTAGTCAAGTAGTCACACAGGTCCTTCGCCTCTTTCAGACCCAAACGCCGATTGTCAACACTACGCACAGCCTTAATCATAGCGACCTTGTTTGCCGAAGCACTATACCCAGTAAGAGTAATGATACCGTCGTAGTCACCAGTCAACAGAGAAAAGAAAATCTGACCCTTAACATCAGGGTCAAGGACACTTGCGATTTGGTCCCAAAGTTTCATACCATCATTAGTTCCGTAGGCATCCGTGATGCTACGCATGAAGTTGATACCACTTTGGATAATGTCTTGTTTGTGTTCAGCGGGAATCATTTCGTTGGACGTCTAAGTTTAGAAATTTGAGGAGTATAAACAGGTTCTTCTTCTACGATTTTAACTGATTTTGATTTGCTTGTCAATAGCACTTCCAAATCATCATAGAAAATATAAACCAATAATCCTATCCAATAAACTATGGAAAAGAAAAATAAGATTACGGTAAATGTTAAAAAGGCTGTGTCACTTAACATCTTGAATATGCTTGCAAGTATGCCTGAAAGTAAATCCAGGACATGTACAAGAATATTTACCAGAACTGTTTTTTGTAAGTAGATAGACTTTTCCGTTGCTACCTTGAACCTCTATAGCATTATTAGGCTTAGTCTCAACAACAGGCTTACCGAAATAAACCTCGTCACGCTCAGCCTTCTTATCCTTCAATTCTACAAATTTGCGACCACGGACATCAATGGTCATGGGCTTTGAAAACTTGAACAGTGCCTTAGTACCAACCTTGATGTAGCCGACCATTTTAGTCTTGCTGTCGTTTACATAGTAAATGTGATTGGGAGTATTGTGCGACCCCCAATCAGTAGTCTCCTGAAGATATCGCATTAGGCTACCACCTGCTCACGCACGAAAGCCTCGGCCGAGGGTAATGTAACCATCAGTATCATAAGACTTGACATACCAGCGACCATCCTTACGGAGAATGTACTCATACTCCTCGTATTGATGATGAGCCAAGTAATCCTGAAAATCAACAAAGTACCGGGCGCTGACACCTGCCTCGCCCCTATCACGACCATAGAAGGTAGTCATGTTACCATAGAGGTTGTCAAACTCAGCATCGGAGATAGTAGCATCCAACTTGGAAAAAGGATGCTTGGTACCAATCATTGGCTTAAGGCTTGAAACATCTCCAAGGTCAATCAAGTCACGCAGGATGAAAGGATTGCTATAGTTTTCAAACAGGATCTTGCCGTTGTGCGACAGGTAACCGTCCCAATGACAATAAACTTGACCAACAGTACCGTCAGCAAATTCCAGAGCGATAGTAGAGCGAGTAGCCATTTGTGAGTCCTTTTCTTAACTGTCTATGTATGTATTATATACCCAAATCCATTTATTGTCAACCTCAGAAAAGCATAGGAGTGTAGGTTTCTTCACCTTTTAGGGTCATCCAAATTTCTTTTTCCTCTGAGTAAATCAGTTCAGCATGTTCCAGTAGTGCCCTGCGTAAGCCTTCATCCATACGCAACCATCTATCAACGGTATCATAATCACCCCAGGCTCGGGTTTTCAGTCCTGTATTTTGAAGCCAAACACTCAACATCTTGAGACCTTCAACTGTATTGGCAGGATGACTGCGGCACATTGCTCCAACAAAATCATTGGCAAGCAATGCAGTGAAAAAACTGCCAGGTTGAAACCCATGAACAAAGTAATTGAAAACGGGATCCGCAAATTCTTTCGGCACGTTGTATGTGACAAAAGTTTCGTAAAACCTATTTTCACTGTATTTGGTAAGTTTCATCAATCACCTGAGTCAATTTCATAGGATGATTGGCAATGCTTACAAGTGTACCGAGTCAGGCAACGACCGATAGTACGGCTTTCGTATTCATGTAAACAAGGAGTGCCGTCTGGGCGCAGTAGTACCTGACCACTAGCACGACCATACATGGTTTGAGCACCACAGTTGGTACAGGCTACAGTATCATCTTCAGCACGATAGCCATACCATCCATACTTCTGACCGCCGTCACGCAAACGATCGGGACAGGGCATATGACCGGTACCGTTACACGCAGGACAAGTTCCAAGACTCATTACATTCTCCTTTAACATATCCATATTATAGTATAAAACGGATTTATTGTCAACCATTAAAAAAACCCCTTTCGGGGCTTGATTAAGTACGATTACTGGGGAAAGGCCAGAATCCTTGTGACTCATCAGGATTAACATAGCGATAACGCTCTGGTCTACCTTGTTCACGGTCTCGCTCACCCTTGACATAACCTTCTTCGTAGTTATTGCCATCCTCGTCGGTTTCATATCCCCAAGAATCGTATTCTTCACCATTGAATCCATGACTGTAACCATCATAGAACGGAGTGCTACCAGTTTTGGGTTCGGTACGCACACTGTTGGCGTTATGCTGTACAGGCTTAGTAAACTCAACCTCATCTTTAGCATCACGCTCAACTTCACCGATAACCTCGTAACGGCAAGTACGACCCTTAGCATTGTTGTAATCGCTAGGAATGGACACTACGTCAGCAGGGTCAATCTTAACGATAACAGTACGATCACCACTAAAACTCTGTAGATAACTATGGCTACAGAAGTGCAGACCTGCCGAGCAAGTATTGTCACGGTTGTCATCAACCATGTTGCGTTCCATTTCTACAACACGACCAATGCTGTTGTCCATAGTGCCAGTATGACAATCAGTATAGTCACCACGCACACGCTTGTATGCGAGGAAGTGACCATCGGGAGTAATCGGCAGACTGTTCTTTTCTAAGAAGCCATAGAGTTCATCAACGGCTCGCTTGCTAGGATTACGCATGAGGTTGTTCATAAACTGAACCATTGGTTCAATGTCAAAGCCTTCTTCAAGCATACTTACAATGCGAGTAGCCAAAGCATTGTGGAATGCCTGACCACGCCAAAACATTTCACCGTCAACAACACTAACATTGCCGCGGCTGTAGTTAACAAGAACCTTAGTAGGGTTGATCAATTCCTTGACACTACCCCAATCACCAGCCTTAATAGCCTCTACGACCTTGTTATAGGTCATGTGTGTTTTGTTGATGGTATGCGGTTCACCATCAATAACGATAACAACATTATCACCTTGGAGAATAAACGGATAACTCATTTTAGATTCCTTTAACTTGATCAACCATATTAATGTAGTCAACTACATCATCAATTTTAGCATAATAACTAGAAATATGTTGTAGCATTGGGTAACGACTCATAACCTTTTCAACCTTAACCTTGTATTGTTCAATAAGTTTGTTAGGATCAACATTGTTGACAACGATACCAAACAGTTTGAACAATTGTTCCAAATAGTGTCGCTTGTGGTCATCAACTGCCTCTACATCCTTAAACTCAGCAAACAACTTGTAGTACGGGCTGTTTTGATTTAGATTACCGTTAATATACTTGAAATTGTTTTTAATGTCAATGCTGGCTTTGACCAAACCTAGTACATTACTGGTATCAGTAGCCAACAATTTTTCACGGACATGATCAATCAGATTGACCCAATTCTTTTGCTTACGAACCAATTCAATGTCACTCTTGCGAACACCATGAACGGTTTGACTAAAGATTTCTGCCCGTTGAAGATTCTCAACAAACATAGCCATGTCACTCATGGGCACTCCAACTGGCTCCCAGTGATTCATTTCTACATAGTAGAATGTCTTGTTGGCATCGTAGTCACTAGCAGTACCGCCATTAGCCCAAACATACTTGCGTTGATAACGGCTACGCTGGCGTTCAACAAATTGTAGGATACTTGCCTTACCCCAGTTGCCACTAACATCACGATCCTTCTCAAGCAATTGAGTAGCATACATGGTGTTGATTGGGCTGTGCAGGTCACGCAAGAAACTACCAACACTCATAGTTTTGGTTTTGTCAAATGGCTCAATCACAATGACCGACTCACTATAAGTATCCATCTTTTTATTACGCCAGTGATACTTAGCCCGTTCCAACGCACCACGCTTGGTATCAGTAATAACAAAGTGAACATTCATAGACGGTTGAATGCGCCAAGCATGAACATATTTCTTGGTAACATCATCCAATATGCTGTCGGGCTTAAAATTATTACACTTGTCACTACTACGCTCCTTATGGAAGCCACGGATAGTGATGTTGTACTTTTCCTGAAGGTCAGTAACCTTCAACATAAAGGGCTTGATAAGATTGTATGATGTAGCATCAGCAAGCGGGAATTTAGAATCAGTCACATACTTAATAGTAGCCGCCTTGAACAAGGCTTCACTATGGCGCTTGCTAAGATAATCTGCCCGTTGCCAAAAATTATCAATCTTGTCGGCTTCAGTAGCAATATGGATAGCCAGTTGGTTGTTTAATGCCTCAAGTTTATTTTTGATGGACTGAATTGTAGAAGGAATATAACTCAGACCTTCACGACTTGCTTGGAAGTCAAGTTCACCGATATTAAATTCCATAACAAGACCGCAACCAAGAAGACCGCGTAACTCGCCTAGTGTACTATCAGCCGCCGGCACATCAATGGGATACTGAATGTTACCCATGATTGCTACACTAGATGAACGGTCACTACCAAGACTATGTACGCCTGGGATAATGTCACGATCCTTGTATTCGGGGTCAAGGAAAGTAAAGTCCTTAGAGCCGTGAATTACAGGGCGCAGTTTGAAATACTTGTAGACATACCTTGTCTCAGTACGGAACTTATCAAAGTCCCAGCGGTCGTTTACACTAAACTTGACCTCAACACCATTGGGTTCGGTAGTATCATTCTCAGTCATCAATGCGATACTAGGCACACCTTGATCATTGATAAAGGCTGTGTAGATACCCTTGCGACCGTTTTGAATAGCGGTTACAGTAAAATTATCTGTATAGCTAAACGGAGACTTACTACCAAGACCAAGAGCACCAATAAAATCGTTAGAATCGGTTTTAGTAGATTCAAAATAGGTAGTATAGATGTTTGTAACTTGTGCATGGCTAAGTCCTGTACCATAGTCACGAATACTGAACCATGGCTCTAGTTGATTCGGAAGATGAATATCAAAAGGCAAGTCTGGTTTGCCTGCGGCAACATGACTATCCACAGCATTGCAGGACAATTCACGGATGATAGCGCGGATCTTGTTAGCATACAGACCCGAACTCAGAATGTTAAAAGCCTTAGCTGAATTGCGAATACGGAACTCGCCAATCTGGCCTACATTACTAAGGATGGCCTCATTTTGAGGCGTGTTATTCAAAATCATTATTCAACTCCGAAATGTTTCTTGAGTTTATCGCCAAAACTGTCGTAGGGATAACTAGTATCATCACTATCCAATATCCGAGCACACTCCCTGATAACCCTGTGAGCATACTCTAGCATCTTCTTTTCATCGTATAGATCAAATCCACGACCATCATGTGGCTCTTGATAATCAACTGCCCAGGGGTTAGGCAGCAGTTCTTTTAAAAGTTCATTCATAAAACCTCAAACGTAGAAATCTTCACCACGCTGATAAGCGCCGATGGCGTCATAAACTGCCTCACGAACCACAGTGTCAAGAGCCTCACCGTACTTCTTGGAGTCAAAATTAGCGAGGTCTTCAAGATTCTGATATACAGTTTTCCAGGAAAGATTATGCTCCTTAGCATACTGAACGATGCCAAAAACTGCGACATTGCCTTCTGAAGTGAACATACCGAAATCCATAATTTGCTCCGTGTCTTAACTGTCTATGAGACTATTATATAACCAAACGGATTTATTGTCAACCATTACCACTGATGATAAATCACCATATGATCAACATTTGGGACATTGCCCACTGGCCGGTATATTTGTTGCTCACCGTCCCATTGATCCGGGTCAAAAAGTTTATCATGTTCACCGACTACAACAAAACGCACATCCTTGCCGGTGTGATGGCTCTTGACAAAAAATTCCTGAGGCATACCGAAAAACTCAGAAGCCAACTTAAGGACTTTGCGGGTCTTGTCGTATTCGCAATACTTGAGTGAAACAGTCGGGATTGTTGCCTCTTCGGTCATTTGACGATGCCGAGCAGCCTCGTACTTGCGGTCGGTAGCACTACGATACATTGTTGACTCCGTTTTCTTACTGTACCCGTAGTATATAAGAAAACGGAATTATTGTCAACCTCTGTTAGTAATTACTTTGTCAGCAAGTCCATAATCTACGGCTTCTTGGGCGCTCATAAAATTATCACGCTCCATATCGGCGCTCAACTGCTCAAATGTTTTACCTGCTGAGTTATGCTTGACATAGATATTGGTCAAGTTGCGCTTCATTTCAAGTATTTCGTTAACCTGAATAAGCATATCGGTTGCCTGACCACGGGCACCACCACTGGGTTGATGAATCATGTGCCTAGCACTGGGAAGAATAAAACGCTTATTGGGTGCACCTGCTTGTGCAAGCAAACTCCCCATGCTACACGCCTGACCCATAACGATTGTGTGAATGTCAGGCTTAATAAATTGCATAGTATCATAGATGGCCATTCCAGCGGTTACGCTACCGCCTGGGCTATTAATATAGAGACTAATGTCCTTATCTGGGTTTTCACTTTCTAGGAACAACAATTGGGCAACAATTAAGTTTGCCATTTGATCGTGAACTTCACCTTCAAGCAAAATTACACGGTCACGCAATAGACGGCTGTAGATATCATAACTGCGTTCACCTCGGGCTGTTTGTTCCAAAACAATAGGTACTAGACTCATAAATTTCCTCTATAAAATAGTATTATTATACAGGAAATTTACAATATGTCAACGCTTCTTTCGCCCTACATCACCGACTTTTAATTTTTGTGATGGTTTAGATATGGTGCCAGCACCAGTAATATCTTTGGCTTTAGAAACCAAATCCTTTTCACTACTTGAATAATCTACCTCAGGTTCTCCGGGTTCGTCACTTACACTGTTATCAGTTCTTCCTAGTTTAAAACTAAATCCACCGGCAGTAGGCTCCGTGGAGCTTGATTTGTTCTCAACAGATATTTGACCGTCAAGTTTAGCAGGCCATTGTGTGGCAAATGTTAATTGACCACCCTTATAATCTGTGTATTGCTGTATGAAATTCATTTCTAATATTTGTAATACTGCATCTTGGAATTCAGGTAAGCCATCTCTAGAATTAATTGCTTCGGCTACATCTTTTTTAACAGCATAAACTATTTTACCGCCATCAGTTCCTGCACCCGAAACGCTATCTATGATACTATTATATTTTGCTGGCATTAAATAATCATCTCGTTTTCTACCTGCTGCAATATTTTCTCTGCACATTTCTACGATGTTTGGATGCTTATTTGACCATGGCAAATATTTATGAAATTTTTTACTAATAGCTTGGGGATTTACACTGTAAATTAAATCCATTGCGCTGAATGCTTGTTGAATTGTTCCTTCTTTCTGGCAGATATCAATAAATTTAACTGCATTTTCAAAATTAGGATCATTTCTAATGTAATCAGGAACTTTTAATCCTGATATAGCAGGGGCTGCACCTCCGCCTGTGCCTTTACTTGAAATGTTTAATGTGTGGCTAGTTTTGGGGTTAGTAACAGTGGCAAAGCTGTCAGCAAGGTTGGTGTTTGCTTTACTGGGAAAGTTTAAAACTAACTCACCTATATCTGAACCCAACCATTGTTCAAATTGTGCTTTTCTTGGGAAACGACTACGGTCATACAACAACGCCAAAACACCTAGATATTCACCTGCGTAATCAACAATAGCCTTTCTAACTTTTTCTTTATTCTTACCTTGATACTCTTCGGGCAACATTACATATTCGCCGGATGTAATGTATTTTGCTAATTCAATAATAACTTGACCGTAGTCGGTGCTGTTCAACGCCTTATTTTGAACGATTGTTTCATAAAAATCATGTGCAGGAATATTTTTATCTGTTATTCCTATTTGGCTAGGTTTGACTACTAAACCTTCTTTACCTGCAGTGCTAGCATCTTGACCTGCGGCAACCGCGGCGCCACCAAATTCATTTGTTTTAGCTAACTTACTTAGGGGAATTTCTCCCCCATCTATTGTTTTAGCTTTTAAAATACCTTTAAAAGTTTTACCAATATGATACATGTTGAAAAATTTGTTAGCTTCAACTGGATCAATGATAACTTCTTCCCCGTCAACAGTGGTGAACGGTTCTTGTTTTTTGATTTTATCTATAAATTTCTCAAAACGCCAGTCATATTTTGATATCTCGCCGGCACTTAAGCCAACCGCAGCTTCCGAAATTGTATCTAGAATGTTTAATAAATCACGCATAGTTAAGTATTTATGCGTTTTAGCATTTATATAAGTTTTGATGCCTAAACCATCTGCGCATTCCAAATGCCCGTTTTAGGGGTATGTTTACTTCTTTTAGTTTTTGTTTATAGATAAAAAATGAAGGACCGTGGCTCATTAATGGTTCTAAACCCAACTTGTGTCGCTTAAAACTCTCAACATCCCACTGATATTGGTGACACATTTCATGCGCTAAAGTAGCTATTAGCCATTGTTTGCAAAACCACTTGTCACTTAATCTAATTAGACAACTTGACTTATTTTTCTCTATGACTCCTGACAATCCAACACAATACCCCCAATATTTTCTGCACCTGGGTAAAATTTCAAATTCTGGGGTGGGAAGTTTGTTGTTAAAAACTTCTTCATTTAATAGCTTAAAAAGATGTTGTACTTCCCGTTTTGATGTTCTATAAGAAAGTCTTTTTTGGTAGGTTCTGGATGGTAGTTCCTGAGCCATTAGTCTTTTGATTTGACTTTCTTTAGACATAGTATTTGTATGTAGCATATCTCACTTGCGTAAAAAATGCTGATTTTACGGGAAAAATTGCCATTTGCTTCAGGTCAAGTAAATAGTATTTTAGGAGAAAATTATGGAAATTATTATCATTGCTGGCGTTGTAATTCTTGCAGGTTGGTACATCTTTTTTCGTCAACCCAAGAAGTCAGTAAGTGACCCAGTTGTTGCTGCACCATACAAAGTTGAGGCAGAACCAGCTCCAGTCGTAGAAGCCAAGGTAGAAGCACCTAAGGTTGAAGAAACTGCTGTTCCAGAGACAAAGGTTGAAGCTCAACCCAAAAAGCGTGCCGCTAAGCCAAAGGCTCCCGCAGCACCTAAGGCTGAAAAGAAGGCCCCGGCTAAGACAGCTAAAGCTAAGTCAACCCCACGCCGAGTTAAGTAATAATTCATGGGCGTCGGATTTGACGTAATAAGCGATTTGCATTTATCACCAAATGATAGTTTCAATTGGGAAGGTAAAGCAACTAGTTTATATTTGATTGTAGCAGGAAATGTAAGCTCTGATGTACGAACCATTGGACTTACATTATCCCATCTTTCAAAGTTTTATCAAGGGGTGTTTTATACCCCAGGTGCGCTTGAGTATCACGAAGTTTCAGATGTAGATGCTAGAACGGATGAGATATTAAAGATAACGAAAAGAATCGGCAATGTCGCCGTTCTTTACCATCATGTTGTTATAATAGACGGCATAGCGGTATTAGGAACAAATGGTTGGTATGGAAATACTAACACTGATGACCCAGTTGCAAACTTAAAAGTTGAATTACTAAGAAATGATGACATTCATTATCTTAAAAATTCAATAGAAAAATTACAAAAACATTTGGATGTAGCTAAAATTATTGTAGTTACAAACTCAGTCCCTAACACTAATTTATACTTCGGAGAAATACCCGATTATGTTAGAGGACAATTGCCATTAGATATTGCTCTATATGCGGATACTCAGTCAAAAGTATCTCATTGGGTGTTTGGCACACATGGAAAAATAGTTGACATTACTGTTAATAACATCAACTATTTGAACAACCCAAGTTATAAAATTAAACCTTACTGGGCTAAAAGACTAGAAATAACTGTTTAGGCTTCTGCTTCAACTTTAATTTGAAGAGGATAACCTTGAGACCTTGCATCTACAGTTACCTCAATGCCTTTTTGCTCTGCAATTTCATAGGGTAAAATAGCAACAACAGCACTACCTTCTTCATGAATATTTTTAGTTATATTCGTGGCAGTTTCTGTGTTGTAATTAAAATAATCAATTAATGATTTTACTACGAACTCCATTGTCGTTACATCATCGTTTATGTAAATGATTTTAAACAATGGGGGTTCTTGAAGTGAAAGATTGGGTTTAATCTTAATCTTGGTTTCAGCTTTAGACATATTGAATCCTTAGTACGGTGCGTATTTCTACGCACCTCTATAATACTATTTATTAAACGAAATAGCAATTTTCTTGGGCTTTTGTTCTTCAGGAACAATACGCTCAAGTGAAATTGTAAGAATGCCATCAGCAACAGTAGCACCTGAAACTTCAACATGGTCTGCAAGAGTCCAGGAGCGATTGAAGTTGCGGCTACTGATACCATGATGTAGGTATTCTACATTTTCTTTTAGTTCAATTGCCTTTTCTCCCTTGACACTAAGTTGGTTCTTTTCAACAGTAATGTCAATGTCTCCTTCTTTGAATCCTGCTACTGCAAGTTCAATAGAAAACTTATCCTCACTATGTTTCACAACATTGTATGGCGGATAATTTACTTGTTGAGTTGCAGTCTGACGCATAAGTTCATCAAACACATTTTCAAATCCGACTGCAAATTTATGGATAGAAGGAATATCCAAGGAACGAAGTGATAGATTTGTCATATTATATCTCCTTTTTTAAGCAAGAATGACATTGTAGACCCGACCATCGGCATCTACATTACTATTTATTCTAACAGTAATTCTATATAAAAACTATTTTTTTGGTTAAAATAACTTTGGGGGAAGAGTTTGGCTTTGGAGATAACGCTGCCAACGTTTTTTAGCTTGATTCTTTGCTAGTTTCTTTTTAATTGTTGGCTTGACATATGACTGACGGTTTTGTAATTCCTGTAATAATCCATCCTCCGCAATTTTCTTTTTAAATTTGCGAAGTGCTTTGTCCACATTACCGTCATGAACGATAACTTTTTTACCTTTTATATTCATATCAATGCTTTAGGATGAATTACTAATTCCTGATTAATATTTATCTCTTTAATGTTATTTTTTTGGTATCTTTTGATATTATACATATGAGGCATTAAAGTTCTTTCTATCTCTGTATGTAACCCGCGGGCCCCAGTTTTCAACTTAATACAATTATCTACTATTTGATCAATAGCTGATTCATCAAACTGAAGGTCTACTTCATCCAAACTAAAAAGATATTGATATTGACTAATGTAGTTGTTTTTGACATTTAGTAATACTTGCTTTAATTCATCCTTAGATAATTCAGTAAGTGTAACGGTAGTAGTAAAACGACCTATAAATTCGGGAATCATTCCAAACTTCGTAAGATCATCTGGGCTTACAGATGATAAATCTTGTTCTTTGCTTGATTTATTAATCACTGCACTAAAGCCCATTGTGGTGCCTTTAGTGCGGTTCTTTAAGATTTCGCTTAAGCCCACGAATGCGCCACCGGCAATGAATAAGATATCTTTGGTGTTTACTTCTATCATTTCACCACCGGGATGTTTACGGCCACCTTGATTGGGGATTCTGCAAACAGTACCTTCTACTAGTTTAAGTAGAGCCTGCTGAACACCTTCGCCAGATACATCTCTTGTTATACTAGTAGATTCACCTTTACGGGCGATCTTATCAATTTCATCTACGAAAACAATTCCGCGCTCTGCTTTTTTAACATCGCCATTTGCGGCATTGAGTAGCATGCTAATCATAGATTCTACGTCATCACCAACATAACCTGCTTCAGTTAAGCTTGTTGCATCTGCTACTACAAAGGGAACATCCAAAAACTTAGCTACACTTTTTGCTAGTAATGTTTTGCCTGAACCAGTGGGCCCGATTAATAACACGTTGCCTTTGCTTATTGTTAAGTCAGTGGGAGGATAAGTAATCCGTTTATAATGATTAGCAATAGCTACACTTAAAATTGTTTTCGCATCATTTTGACCAATTGCATGTTGGTCTAAGTATTCTTTAATAGCTATGGCATCAAATGTAGATTTATCTTTGCTTACATCTTGTACTACTGCACTATCATCGGCTATGAGTTTGTTACACAAATCAATGCAGTCATTACAGATTGCAACGCCTTCACTTACTATTAATTTTTTAACAATATCTTTGTGATTACCGCAAAAAGAACAATGGTTCAATGTGTTTTCAATGGTCATAAAGTACTTATCAGGTGTTTTATTTAAGATTTATTTTTAGTTATGAATGTTTCAACGCTTATTTTCTCATTTTCTGTTAGCATGTCAACATCATATTCACCCGATGAAATTTTATTTGCCAAATACTTCATATATTCATCATCATACAAATAGCTTGATGATATGTGCTTATTAATTTCTATCCATTTTCTACCATCAAACTTAAATGCTTTGTTTGGCAATACATCAACTCTAACAAAAATATCTCCTTTGTTTGAGACTCTAGGAAATTCAGTACCAAAATTTGTTGTAGACTGTTTTATGGCATCAGCATTTAACAAAAACAAGTCTGGGCGTAATTCTTTTAATGCTACCTTACTGAATACTTTGTTTTCAAAACTTACATATCCATCCATTAAATCCTTTACAGCACTTTCTTTTGTTACATTTTCTATTTCTATAACAACTTCTTTTGCTGGCTCGGGTGTAGGTTCAGGAGTTGGCTCTGTGGATTCTTCAGTTACTGGATTATGAATTTTTTGCAAAATTTCTAATTTTTTTCCGATATTGTCAACAGCTTCATCTGACACTTCAACTGGTTCATTAGTCTCAGTGATAACATCGGGTTTGTAAACTTGCGGTCCTGACCTATCAATGCCGGGAACTTTATCAGACCAGGGGCGATTTAAATAAGCATATTTTGTAAAGTCAGTTTTTTCGTTGTCAGTACTACTGATTGTAGCTTCGGGTACTTTTTCTTCTACAACTTTTTCTTTTATAGGTTCGGGTTCTTTCCATTCAGTTGGCCATGGTGTTGACCCTTCAATAGGTTTGTCTAATATTTCTTTTTCTTCTTCCGTGAATGGTCTAATAGTAACACCTTTTGGTTCGGGATTTATGTTAGTGGCGTCTTTGTCATCATCTACTTCTTTATCCCATTCTTTACTTGAGTTGGCAGCTAGCACAAGTGCAATAGCTAATGGATCAAATACTACAACAAGTAATATGATAACCCAACGAACTGCTCGTTCTAGTAAATTACTATCGGGGTTATCACCGTATATCAATGCGGCAACATACTTTATGGGACCAACTTCAGCCTCTACTTTACGGTTTTCTGCGGCGATCGGTGCTCGTTCTTCGTTTAATCTAGCAATTTCTTTTTGTGCTTCACCAATTTCTTTTTGTAATTTGGTTCTTTCAGATGCTTGTTGTCTACGAATCTGTACTGCCCGTTCTGCGCCCGCCTCACTATCACCTCTATTTAATCTTGCATCAACTTGAGCATCCATTTGCTGTAATGCTTTACGGGCAATATCAATATTGTCTCGTTGGGTTTTTATTTTTTCATCGTACAACGCCAGTTTAGCTTGAACATCACCCGATGTTATGCCAGCATCCATGTGTGCTCTGGACAAGAATCCAAATATTCCCATGCTGGTTAACAACGCCAGTGCTACAACAGCAGGAACAAGATATAACTTTAGTAGTAATCCAGACTTGTGCCAGTATTTGCGTAACCATACTGTAGCGGTTATCTTTCCCACTTCTAGGATAGAACCCATAACAATAATGGGTATAACCGCACCTGCGAAGATAGCGGTTAATCCAATAATACTGTAATACGCGGCAACTGTGCTAAGTGCTAGTGCTACAAGTAAGGTTAAGTTTGATAAGTTTAATAAATTTTTAAGTGGCATCTAATATTTATTCAGAATCGGGCCACGGAATATCTTCAGTCTTTACGCCGAATAAGTGACCAAAGGTATTTACAAACTCGTCAATTTGCATGACTTGTTTTCTAGGTATACCCGGACCTTGCTGTAAATGGTATGTAACCCAAGGTACGCCGCCATCCCGAACTTTTATTTGAATAACGGTAATACTGTCACCATCTTCAAATGTATGGCTTTTCCCAATTAAATCATTCATCAAATACTTCTCTGTCCAATTCAGCCATTAAATCCTTATAATGTTGATCTTGGGTTTTTCCTTCTTCAGTCAACTCCACATCACTATCGCACATTGGGCATACATCTTTGGTGCTGTGTGAATCTTCATCACTTTCAAAGTAGTTTTCAATAACTGTGCCATCTTCACGCAAGTATTGCGTTTGTGTTTGATACTTAGACCCAGTCCAACGACATTTGGTACACTTATGTGTGGGTTCAGGTTCTTTGTCGGGTTCTATCCAACTAGACTCGTCACCTAGCTCATATGTAATTTCGTAACCACCTTTGCGGTCAGTCCAACAATCATCGTATTGGAAGTCCCATTCTATTTCAACATCGTTATCGTAGGCTGCTTCAATAACTTCGTCAACTGATACTTCGCCATTTTCAATTTGCTCAAGCATATTGGCGATTTCGTCATCATCCAAGTCAGGATAAATTTCACTCAATAGTTGTTCATCAAGTTCAATAGCATATTGTCTATCGTGTTGATGCCATTCATGTTTAACAAGTGTAACCATTTTATTTATATACCTTTACATTTTTATGCTCTACGCTGATGACGGTGCGTGCAACACCAGATTTGATGATAGGCAAATCCAAGATTACATACACCAATGGTGTGGTGTCAGGTCCACCTATTTGGCTGTCATTTCCAACTGTACCCACAAATGGAATTCCATTCCACTTACCACATACTCGGTCACCGATAAAGTATTTGGGTTTGTAACTTTCTTTTGCAAAGTAATCAGCAAGACTCGCCATGATTGCACTCCTCGTCAAAAACGCTATCCAACATTCTCTTAAGTCTATTTACTTCGGTTTTACTCATACGCAAAGTCATAGACATGGTATCGTTCATAAGTGTAAGTGTTGCCATTTCATATGTTGAATCATAACCTACTCTATAGAGTTCATTACTAGATTCAATAGAAGGCACATTCAATTCATTTTCCATGTCAGAAGATTCTTTTACCATAGGTTTTCCTAACCAATTAAACATATATTATTTGTCATCCCTAAAACGAACGAACCTTGGGAAACGCAAGCTATATGTACCGTCTTGATTCTGCGTGATTACATCACAAAGGATTTCAACTGTACGACCAATAACCATATTGCGATCATTCCAAAAATTATCTCGGTCATCGTCACTAAAGCCAGACCCCACATTGACACTGATTTCTTTACCATCATCTACTCCTTCACAAACAAGAGCACCAAGCCGACCTTCATTGCGACCAGTTCCTTCTTCAAGGTCAACCACAGTCAAGTCAACAGTAATAGTGGGCTTCCACTTCATCCAGAATGTGTTTCGCTTGCACTCGTAAGGAGCATTTACATCCTTAATCATAATGCCTTCAAAGCCCGCGTTGACTTGATCCTTAGCATACCGGTTTAGTACATCACGACCTTCTGCGGTATCAAGGTCAACCATGATATGTGGCAACAGTTCAACATTGGGCATATTATCAACAACATGCCGCATGTTTTCAAGAATTACAACACGCTTACTCAATTGTGCGTTCCAATGTCCACGACGGAAATCTTCAAGTGGAACAACATCAAAGATGTTGAATACACTATCATCGGCTTGAACATTTTCCTTACGCCGTGCTTGTCGCATAAGTTCTTGGAATGTATTACCGATCACTTCACCATCAAGTACAAAACCATTTATTAGTGACATTGCTTTAGCCTTGCCAACCAACATAGTAAAGTTATCACGGATTTGATTTTCAATGTGCGTGAAGTTCTCAAACACCTTGCCATTGCGGCTAAGACTGATAACAGATACCTCTCCATCATCGGCAGGGATAACCATCATCAACACACGCACACCATCCAATTTAGGTTCAAGTCGCTTGATGCCCTTCATTTCGGGACGACCTTCACTATTGGTAGCAAGTTGACAACCGAATACAGGAATCTCGTACTCAGTCTTTTTACAGATTTTATTGATAGTCTTGTCTGAAATGCCTGCCCGCATATCACGGCGAATCACAGGAGCGCAAAAATGATTCCACTCATCGCTATCAAAACGGTATGACATTTCTTCAATAGCATCACGGGCGGCATTGCCAGTTAGTTGGCGTTTGCTAAGTTTAATCAGCAACTCGTTAAATTCTTGCCACGGATTCTCAGCATTGGTAATGCAAAAAGTATCAGGCACTTGCCGCACATTGAAAGTTACGAAGGGATTGTAACAAGCCTTGAGCAGACCCAAAAAGATTTGAGCATTGGTGCTGCCTAGGACACTTGCCTCAAGGGCTTGCTTAATTACATCTTCTTTGTGAAGGCGACTATCACTCTCGTTTAGTTTATGAATCCAACTTGCTGACATTATTTTCTCACTTAAAAGGCCAAGAACTATTGGGATTTAGTTTCGGGCGAGACTCCAATTTGATATTTTCTTCAATGACTTCATTATACTCATCACCGTTTATAATGTCAACCGTGACGGGTCCGATAATTTCTACATAATCTTCCTCTACCATCCAATCACTAAAATCGTATAGCCAGGCTGCCCCTACTCGTTCAAACTCGTCATCAGGATCTCCGTTATACCATTTATCTTCAATATCTGCTTTTTCCTCGTCAGTCAATTCGTCATCAAATTCAAAATCAATACTGATACTGTCATCAAGTTCACAACCCCAACCCAGTCCCGGATCACAGATTACCCATTTATCTTCAAGATAAACAGGTTCATCAAACTCACGGAAACCTTGCCCCCAGCGATAAAGTTCACGCACTACAAAACCGCGGGCGTTGCCCCTTTCATCAGTTTTGTAGGCAGCATAAACGGCTGTAATAGATTTTTTATCTACGGGCTTGATGCGGTATAGTTTACCCATTATTATCTTTCTTATACTCAGCCGCGTCCCAAATTAAAAACATACCGATCACTACCCAAAGAACGGCCAAACCTGTTTGACCAGTTAAATAGTAATTAAGTGCGGCAAGCAAATTAAGCCCGCCAATAGTATAACCAACTGCCTTACGCTTGCTACCAAGCCATTCAAGAAATTTACCAAACATAATTTTTCCTTTACCAACTAGAATTATAAAACACTTTTCGCTTTAGAAACAATTCTGCCTTGGCATCAACACAGAATTGTAGGTCTTGCTCATAGTAAACATCATCGCTGGGATTACCAAAAAAGAATCCTTGCGTGTGTAGTTTGGCTACTACACCTGATTTAATATCTTTCTCAAGCCTATCAACATCTTCCCAGGTTAGTTCAAGTTCAATGCCATTGAACCCACCGTCCCAATCAGCCATTTCAGGAGGCACACCATTGGTTTTCAGTTTTTCAAACCACAGTTGTTCCATCCAACCTTGCAGATTAGGATGCTTACGCCAGTAACTAATCTCCTGACGGCTATCATCATCGTAATCAGTACCAGCCTTACTGGCAATGTATGCGTATTGATCAAGTCCCATAACTCAGATACCCTTTTTGATTTTGCCAATCACTAGTTCAGCCAGATCAGTTTCCATCTTAGTGTCATAATGACTGGCTAACATCATGTTCACTACAGTAACAGCATCAGCGCCGTACATTGCTACAATTTGTCTAATCTTTTCAGGATCGTGGGTTGTATATAGCAACATAGCAATGTACTGTTGAAGTTCATTTGCCAGTTGAATATGCATTAGATAACCTTGACACGGTTGAGTTGGGTGCTGTTGTCACGGTGCGCCTTGACAGTGCCTTCAGCAATAATCAATTTTCCGATAGCGATAGGTTGCTTATAAGCAAAGAATACAGCCTGATCATCAGTAGTGACACCGCTAATAAAATGTGTCATCCATTGCTGACTGAAAGTGCAACGAACAACCTCAACAGTAACCTTAACCTTGTCACCGGGACGACCAATAAAACCACCTGAGGCATTCTCAAGTTTACGATTTATAGTGTCACGCTGGACTGCCCGTTCATAGCAACTAGGTAGACTTGCGATCACCGCAACATCGTAGGAGTTTTCAATAACATCACGGTTAGCAATCACCATTGCGGTGTTGTCAAAATCGTTCAACTTCTTGCCTTGAAGAATCTTAAAGGTAAGACCCTTGTAATACTTACGAACTAGTTCGCCTTGCTCTCGGTCAGCTTGTGTGATAAGGTCTGTGTTAGCAAGGAAGTTATCAATGATCTGCCGATTGGTCTCGCCGGTTTTGCCTTCCTCGATATACTTAAGGTAAGAACCGTTAATGCGTTGTGCCGCACATGCCGCAGACCAAACATCGTCGGCTTGAAGATTGAGAACTGGACGTTGATAGCGAGCCATTTAATGGTCCTTACTTAACTTTGATGACGATACCCTTGTTCTTAAATACAGCCCAACGTTTTGCGGCTTCAAGGGGTGCATAATCACTGCCGCCGCGACTGCGATAAGTTGGTCGGGCACGAATTTGCAATTCAGTCAGTCGGACCCATTCTTCTTTACGGAAGAGTTTACCCGCCAATATTTGTGCTACTGCTCCGCCTTCACCGCTACGGTCAAGGTCCTTCCCGCCGAGCCTTGCTCCGGGGCGGTTTTGAACAATAACAAACAATGCATCGTTATCAGTACTCTTAGTCATTTCTATCTCCGTTGTTTCAGACTATACCTTATTATATGACAATTTGGATTTATTGTCAACCAATTACAACTACACGGGGGAACTCGGCACGGTCCATGAAGTGTTCACCCTGCAAAGGAGCCGTGAAGTAGTCAGTCTTAAACTTCTGATCCTCAGAACCTTGCCAAACACGCTTGATAAACTGAGCACGGAAAGTGCCGTCAGACTCAAACACGCCCACGACCTTACCGACCATGAAGCAGTCATCAATACCGACGAAATCAAAAGACTTGACAATATCACCAACTTGCATTGTTTGCTCCGTTATCTAACTGTCTATGTGACTATTATAGACCCAAACCCATTTATTGTCAACCTTTTCCGTACCCGTGGAAAAGCCCCTTTCGGGGCATTTTATGTATTACTTTTTGTTGGTTTGATTAACAAAAGCATACATCTTTTCGGCGGTTTCCAAAACTTTGTCTAGACCTGGAAACTCTGGCATAGAAACTGTACTAACAAGTTGTCCACTTTTTTCATCACGCTTGGCGCTCATTTCCCAACCGTGAAACTTCATACTGTATTCGCTTTGAACCATGTCCTTAGCCATTGCTAGGATATCGGCACGAATCTCGTAACCGTTCTTATTGAACTTGACTTCTGGCAGTCCGGGTAGCTTATTTTCACTCATGTACTTCTCCTTTGTGTGTATGTGTGATATTACTTCTTTTCTTGTTCTTTGTCAACAGGTTGATTAAATTTTTCTGGGTAATTTAACCTTTCCCATTCTTCATCACTAACTGGCCACCAATTAGTAATACTTGTTTTGATTTGAGTTGCGATATTCATTTATAGCCTCCGCCCATGCAACAAGGAAGTCATAAAATCCTTTTAAAAATTTCATAAAAAATTCCTTTCTTGTTTTCTTTGAAAATCAATCGCATATCTTTCAACATCACCTGGAGTTTGTGGATTACGGTTGATAATATAATTTTCTAATTCTTTTCCATATGTTGTTTCTCTAAACATACCTACCATGCTTATGAAAATTCCAGCCAAGGCAAGTACTATAGAAACTACTAAAGCACCTAACATTTTATTTTCCCTTCTTTTTGCTAATAGCAGGAACAAAGGAATTGAAGCTATTGGTCATCTCATCAAAGAATTCTTTGCTTGCAAAGATCATTCCCAATGATGTGGCTGCAGTTGTTCCTGCTGATATCGCAGATTTTGTATATGAGGTTTGTGTGTCAACGAATTGATTTAACGCTCTTGCGATGCCTTCGTGTGAAACAAAGGTGTTGACAAAATTCTTTTTGGATGTTTGAACCGCATCAATGGCGGCATCTGTAAATGTGTTAAACATGTGTGTCTCCTTGTGTGTATGTGTTTTAACATTAGTATTTATACTAATATATTGACGCAAAATATTTAGATATAAAAAGTGGGGACTAGCCCCACTTTTCTTCATACCTCTTTAGTGCCATTTGTCTTGCAAACCAAAGTCTGAATTTTACATAGTCACTAAGTTCTTCGTCATCATCAACAGGAATAAATCTGAAATCCTGAGGTCTTCTAGAATAACCAACATAAATGTCGTCATCGTAAACTTCTATTTCTACTGGATCATATCCCTGAAGTAATAATGTGAACCGATGAGGATTACTTCTTAGGAGCCTCGGCTTTAGGGGCTTCCTTTTTAGCAGGCTCACTTTTGGTGGCGTCAGCAGGCTTGGCTTCTTCCTTCTTCTTAGCCAACTTCATTTCAGGCTTCTTTTCTTCAGCCTTGGCAGGAGCTGCGGCTGCAGGCTTAACTTCTTCTTTCTTTGCAGGTTCTGCGGCAAAAGCAGAAACAGCGAAAAGACCAGCGATCATAGTTGCGATAAGTTTCATGTTAATTTCCTTTTTAAAAACACAGAACATAATTGTTACTGTGTACATATATAACGCTTGAACTATCAAACCAGTTTACAACTAATTACCCAAATACTAAATACTCTATGATTTATATTTCTTATCTAGGTGTTTACGACGGACAAAACTTTGAGAAGGCTAATACGCCTAATCAGATCGGTACAGCGATTACCTCAGGATTCTCTTGTATGATAAATGTTTGGAGAATTGGCGGCAATGTTTGTGTGGGTACTCAAAACAATCCTATCGTAGTGCCCGAACGGTCTATACAAGGCCCCAGGTATATTATAAATGCTATGAATACAGATATGCAGAATTGGCTACAAACACAGCCTAGTAAATTGTATCCATCATATTTTTGGTTCCCTACCGCAATGGAGAACACAAATGTTGTTACTAGTAACAACAAGATTATAACCCCGGGTACAGTCCCAGTCAATAATACCAGTATTATGTTCTTACCTGAAATAACTGATCGTGGATTGTTAAGTACCGTAAAGTTGCGTTGTTTCGGGGTTATCAGTAACTATCTGACTTTCATCAAACGAATGCGTAATGAAGGTACTTGGTACTAACCGCCCCTACCACTTCTTCTAACTACAGTTGCACCTCCAAAGCCTTTATTAGGTTTCGGTGCTTTACTTTGTTTTTGGTTATTGAATGGATTAGCATTCTTTTTTGCGGCATTGGCCATATTAATGAATGGGTTTTTGCTTTTCTTTTCTTCTGTCATCTTCTTTCCTTTACTGAATCTAAGTATTCATGGATCGTTCCGTATAATTTAACTAGCATAGAAGTTTTGCTGTCATACAGTCTTATATAAGCTGATTTGTTTCCGTTGTCTAATTTTTTAACTCCCAAATAATAAGGACATTTCAACTTTCTTGTAAGTTCAGCAAGCACAATATAATAACTTTTTTTGTCCTGTCTAAAGTCGTGGTCATAGTATTCAATATTAGCCAACTCAAAAGCAACAACGCCTTCGTCTGTTAAACGAAGGCCTTCTTGTCTGCCCGTAAACCAAAGCTTAAATATTACTTGGTCAATTGGTAATTCATGGTAAATGCTGGGATGATGAATCTCAGAAAGTATTGCCTCTGTGATTTGTTGCTTGATTGATTTAGGATTGCTCATCGGGGTAAACTGTAGTACCCGTGTTCATAAAGACTACAGCAAATTTATTTGTTTTAAACTGTGCGTTTAATTTCCTACATAAATTTCTAGCATGTCCAGGATTACTAAAGCTAGTCTTTTTATACTTAGGTGTGCTTTCATTATCTAAGTAATGTTGACTTTTTAGATTAATAGGCTGGCCATCGTAGAATACTGCCCAAATGCCAGAAGCTTCAACAATCTGATCACATTTGTAAGTTTTCTTATCTACGATTTCAAGCAAAACCTTTGGTTGCGTCCTACTCATCTAAAAGTGCCACCCTTCAATTCAATTTTAATAACAGGTTCTTCAACGGGTTTCTTTTCCTGAGACTGTGTGTAACAGTCTGCTAATATTTTAGTCAGTTCGTCCCTCAACCCTCTGGCTTCAGAGATGGGAATAACGAAATCTTTACTTTGTTTACTTTCTAATAATGAAACCCGATCTATGAACCTTTTAATGTATATCATAGACTATTTATCATAGCGTTTGCTTCGGTTTCAGATTTGTAGGGACCGATATAGGGATATCTTTGTATAAAGATGTATTTTGGACAAAAAATGACTTGATTTTGTCCATTTTGATTGATTACATAATATCCGGCTGCGTAATAACACTTACTTTTTTGCGTTTTTGTATACAAATGCAGTTTGCGCTTAACATCAAACATGCTATTGTATACCTTTGCTGTAGTTGGATAAATCGCAAAAGGTAACTGTATTTTAGTCTTGTTTGTTTTTAAAGTTTGAAATTCAATTTTAGTTTTGCGTCTAAGGTCAGATGTATTTTTGTAGTGAACATTTGTTCCGTTTAGCTTTACATTGAACCCGGACCCCTCAGCAATTACATTACCGACCTTTTTATCTCCGTCGGTAACTACCCAATATTGATCTTTAACAATAGGTTTGGCTGTCAATGTCATTTTTTATCTCCATATATGGTGCAATATTATTATCAAAAATTTGTGCCATAGTTTGCCACAAACCTTTTCGTTCTTTATCTGTCATGCCCGCCACCCACGGCGGATCGTCATCACTGCGGGTAAGTCCGTAGTCATGACGGTAAGTATAACACATATTTGTAATTATTTCATCCCTTGTTTTCATCTTTTGTCAATTCACAAACAAGTAAGAAATGTTCATAGGCTTTCTTCACACTAGGATTAGTCATAAGTTTTTCTGCCTCTGTAATCATTGCCCTTACACCTGCGTCAACATGGTCACGTGTGCTACCATAGGTCAATGAACATAGTTCATCGCCCATTTCTTTAGCAAGTTTTTTCCATGCTTTATGTTGTGCTTCGGTAATTGGCTTACGCATGGGGCGAGCCTCACTAGCTTTAACCATAGCACTACAAATAGCATCCTCAGCAACACGACCCGCGGCAATTAATGGTGCATATTCAATTTCAACATTGTAGCGAGTGCTTTGTCCGCCGGGATAAACCATAACTAGATGAGCACCTTTGGGCATGGCATCCATGAGTGTTTGGTCATACTCATAGACGGGCTTGTAACGCCGACCAACCTTTTCATAGAAAATCTTTTTCATTTTGAAAATTCTTCCCAAAACAATTCATTATCTCTAACTGTTGCTACAGGCTTTAACCAGCCATAGTTAATGCATTCTTGAATAATTGATCTATATTCTTTTGGACAACTATTACTAATTTCAAACCCTGCTCTAGGCGCCGTGACCATACCATCAGTTAACATCCATTTGGAATCGCCTTGCTTGACAGTACGCAATGATGTTTGCCTAGTAGTGAAACTCATTTTTTCAATTCTTCAAACACAAGTTGTTTTGCCTTATGCACAAGCATTTCTTCTTCTTTTTCTAGTATGTGAGGAGCCATCATTGTGACATATTCTAATACTGCTTGTTGGCCTTTTTCGGTTAGTTTATTATACTTGGAATCAATGGTACTAACATAATAAAGGTCTTTATCCTGTAGTATTTCCATCACGCCTGCACTAAACTGTTTCTTAAGCAGGTTGTCCATGTAGTTCCCCTTTATAAGGAGCATTAAGCCACTTAGCATAAGCCTCAGCGTTTTCACTGATTTTGTTAAGTTCATATTTGCCACAGAATTTCATAAAGTGAACACCAACTTGGGGTGTAGTAGTAACACGCACCCCTGTACGAATAGATTCATCAACTTTATCTTTGATATCTTGAGGTTGTGCAGTCAAGTCAATCAATGTACGGTTACGCTCGTAACAATCACGCACCCGATGTTCTTCGCCATTGTGGTCTACCCATCGTTGTAGCATCATGTTGTTCCAATTAAAGCCTTGCTTGTTGCGGTCAGCGTAAGCCTCAATCAATCCAACCTTGTTTTTGCTACCCTTTTCACGCACACCGGGATATGCACTAAACACATTGTCGGTACTATCACCACGCATACACTTTTTGAACAACAGGTATTGAGGATCCTCAAGTAACTTGTGTTCTTTAGTCTTTTTGTCTAGTACCGGTTTTCCATTATCCTTGAAGTATCCGTCAAGTTTGATGAGTTCGTTGGATACGCCGTTGTATTGGAACACGTGTTCAGCAATAAGCTGAACGTAATCAGTATCAGAAGAAATAATGTAGTGCGAGTCATTGGGATGTAGATGAATAAAACGGGCAATCAAATCATCTGCCTCAGCGTTAGGTTCACGCAGTACAGATACATTGGTCTTTTCACGCAAGTAATTGGTAAACATTTCGTATGTTTCCCAAAACATCTTATTTTCTTCAATCTCGGCATCAGTCATTGCCGTTTCATCAAGTTTACGATTAGCCTTGTATGGCTTGTAATAATCTTTACGCCATGACCTTCCCTCTAAGCAGAATACCACATGGTCAATTTTATGTGTGCGTACAATTTGATTTACACTTGCCAGTGTAAGATGTAATGCCATACCAATCTTTTCCCATGTATCCGAGTTGCGGCTTGCAACATGTCGGGCACGGAAGAATGTATTGGCTGTGTCAATGAGTGCGTAATTCATGTATGGGATAATATATAGTTGAATAATATGCGCTTATTATACGCATATTATTCAATTTTGTCAACCTATACTAATTCCAAATACTTATCGGGAAAGTTTTTAATACCTTCCTCAATAGTTTTAGCATTGTATCTAGTAATGGGCAAGAAAGTCTTTTTCAATCTTAGGAGTTTAAGTGGGTGACACTTAATCCTATCCTCAACCAAATTCTGAATATACTTGACATTGATATGAATGTGTTTGGGATCTACATATTCACTGGGCGTACGGTTACCTTGTGGATTTTCTAAATAAGGGAAAAGTTCCCTTTTCACATAATGCTCACAATTTTTAACGTGTTCATCGTACCCTTCTCTCGCAACGTAGATAGAGTGAAAAGATGGATTGTTATTTCCTTTATCGTAGGATTTAATGCGTGAACTAATCTTATGTGTAATACCCGGCTTTAGTTTACTGTATACCTCTGCAATGTACAAAAATTGACTCATTTGAACAACTCCCTTTTTTCCTTACTGAGACATTGGAACATTGTCTTACCTTGCTCACAGTAACGACTGGTCAAACTTGTAGGGACATATTGATATGTTCCGCCTGCCTTTTGATAAAGTTGCATCAATAGTACCAATGAAGCATCACGGGGGCAACCGCTAGGTCTTTCACCAAATGCCTTTTCATAATAATCAGGATATGCTTTTTGAGTAAGGTTCTTAAATTCAGCATAGCCACCTGCAACTTCCTTAATAACAGCATTCAAATCTCGCATAAAATCTTTGAATTCTTGTGTTGAAAAGTCAGCACCCTCTTTCAACAATTTTTTACGCAAGTCTTGGAAGGGCAATACTTCCATGGCATCAAGGGGTTCTTGTGGCCAGTATTTCTTGTGGTTCTCGCCAATGAACTTGATGTCCTCTACTTCTAGCTTCTTAAGCAGATTAACATCAATAACAGCTCCTGGTTTGAAACGGTCACTACTGTCAGGATGAACAGGAATCAAATCATGCTTTTCAAGCTCGGCTTGCTTACGCTCCGCCATGACATATTTTTCTTGTGAACTGTTGTCCAGGCGACTACCGAATACATGAATTTTATGAGTGTCAAAAGGAAGAATAGGAAGTTTATCTTCACCGTTGATGCCCAAAAAATGTTCACGGGCAAAACTGAAATCACTTGTTTCAACAACTTGACAATTTACTTCTACATCCAAAAAGTCTTGTGGATCAACATCAGGGAACAAGCCTAGCATTGCTCGTACAGCAATAGCAAGTACCGTATGCTGTCCGTCAGTAATATAATATGTATCAGTTCCAGGAATACGAATAACGTTAACTGTCATGGGCCTGCGTGAATCCCATGTTGTAACGATCCTAATCAAATGATCCCAGTCAATTCGGCGTTGTACTGCCAATGCCGTAAAGAGATTGCGAATTTTAATTCGCATAAGCTTTGGCATCTGATTATATTTTTGGGGTTTACCTTTTCTGTCTTTCTTATACTCGTCAGACTCAAGGATTTTTTTCAATGCCTTCAATAGGTCACTATCTTTGAAGTTTTGAATAAGATTGGTAACGCTATTTTGCTCAATGTAACCAGGCTTTTTATCCAGTTCATTTTCTGGAAGATCCTTTTTAGTTACCTTTTTAGAGTTGGAAACCCATGCGAACTTAAAGTTAGATGTTGCCATAATTTTTCCTTTCATTAAATTAAATTAGGCTGTGCAAAGAATATTATTCAACGCACAACCTAAGTATACATGAAAAGCTTTTTATTGACAACAAAATGGGTATCTAACTAACCTCTGTACGCCCATTTCCTATATCTCGGGTTCTTATAACTCGCATGTCCCTGTTATCAGGATCTGCTTGTTGCTGTTCATAAACTTCTAGTGCTACATTCCTACATACAGTTTGGAACCAACGATCAACAATTAAAGCCTCGTTGTCATCTTCACGGATTTTGTATCCTGCACGAATCAGATTTAGTACGAACTTATCATTCCAGTCTAGTTCAAATGCACCGTTATTCACATCGTTAGGATCAAGTTGGACATGAACAATAGCTACATATGGTTCATTGTTTAATGTAGCTTGTTCTTTGGCTGAAAGCTCAGGTGCTGCTTTCTTCTCTCTGGGCTTGCGCTCCTTTTTAGGCTTAGGTTCTTCTGCCTTAACAGGCTCGGGTTTTTTAAACCATTGCTTGATTTTGTCTAACATTCTTGGCCTCAAATAGTTTTGTGCTTGCTAGGTTCTTAGCCTTGCTCTCGCACATAATATCAAATTTATCATTGAAAGTCAATGCCCAATTATTAGTAGCATGATTCCAATAATAATCACTATGGGCGCGCAATTTTTGCTTGTTGTGTCCCAAATTCATCAATGTTGTCAAAGAAGGTCTTTCATGTGTGGGATGGTCAACCAAAAGGTCTTCTCTTGAAACAGAATAGTGTATAACAGGGCGAATGCCGCGCCAACTATCAATAACCTTTTGAACCCTAACATCAGATGGTTCAATATACTCCCCGCAATTAATCCAGTGGTGATGAATGTCCAAAACGATCGGAACCAAATCGCTAATTTGTAAACATGTGTTAAGATCATGTGTCATTTCCTCGTTTTCAATAGTAAGTGAATTTCGTGCTTCGGGTGATAAACGTTGATAAGCACGCCTAATACCATCAGGACCTTGCCGACCCGCAATGTGTACATTAATTTTAATGTCTTGAAATTGTTTGCCATAACCCATCCAACGGGCCATGTCAACATGGTATTCAAATTCTTTGATACTCTTATTTACTACCTCTTCGCGGTCACTTGCTAGAACAACGAATTGGTCAGGATGAAAACTTACACGGACATCATGTTGCCGTGCTGTTTCACCCAATGGTGCAAACCATCGTTCAAGACAATTCTGCACATCCGTACTTTGCCAAAAGTCTGTGTAATCATCGTGCGTATAGAAACTTAGCATGTCACTTGTGATACGCAACATCCGCTGTCCATGGGGTAGACTAGCAACCTTTTTGATTAGTGCGTGAGTATTCATGATGTTCTTTTTAGCAACATCAATAATTTTTTCTTCTACCTTATTACGGTTGTTACGGCTGGCCCAAGCTAGTGTTGTACCGCCCGTGTTAAGACCCTCTACGGAAACTATTTCGCCTTTTTTGTTAATTTCCGCAAACTTACATGCGAAGCCAATACGACGGATAGTAGTGTCAAAAGAATGCATAAGAAAACCCAGATTGATAAATAATAGATATAGTGTAGCATAGTTACGCAATAAAGTCAACTATTTACGGAAACCAATATGAAATTTATAGAACTAATGGAAGGCGCAGAGCCAAAACTACCCGGAGCACCCAGTGGCATACAGATTATGACTCCTCAGCAATTCGTTGCTAAGAGTGCAGCCGGTGAAGAACCTGAACCTGAAAAAGGTGTAACGGAAGGTCTAGGGGACACCAAAACTGAAGTCTTAGGCACATACAAAGGCTGGAAGTTTGAAATTGAAACTCAAGAAGAAGACGACCGCTATGTTACATTCTACGGTGCTGTAAGTCCTGAAGGTAAGTGGCACAGTTTACCCAAGCGTGCCAGTGCTGAACAGTTTAAGCAGTTTGTTGACAGTAAAAGTGTAACGGAAGCAACCAAACTTGCTGCTCCTACCCGTCCAATTGGTGATCCAGAACTAACAGACTATTTGGATCGTATTCGTAATCAAGAGAAAAAGAAAACAGACAAGTATAAGTTACCATATATTCACCGTAGTAGCGTAGTTGGTTACTATAACGAAGAAGGTAAAAAGTATAATGTTGATGCTATCAAACAGGCATTAGCTGAAAGACCAAAAACACTTCTCAAAAAGAATGAGAAGATGAAGCATAGCGACGGAACTGATGAACAATTTTTTAACGTTGGTTTTGCTGCACTTGTAGGTATCGCACTAGATGAAAACACAAATGAATTAATAGTAGTAAATACATGTCCTGGTGCGGGTAGTTGCAAAATAGATTGTTTTGCAATGAAGGGAGGCAAGGTGCAATTCCAAGGCCCATGGCTAAGCGATGGGCGCATTCTTACATATCTATTAAATGACCCAAGTGGTTTCTTCAATCAATTAAAAACAGAAATTGATAATGAAGTCAAGAAAGGTGCCAAGAAAGGATACAAGGTAAGTATTCGTTGGCATGATGCTGGTGACTTCTTTAGTCCTGAGTATGTAGATATGGCATTTAATCTAGCAAAGAGTTTACCTAATGTAGACTTTTATGCTTACACAAAAGTTGCTGATGTTGCGTTAGGTGAGAAGCCCGACAACTTTATGATTAACTGGAGTGAAGGCGCAAGTGCTTCACAAGAGAAGAAGGTAAAGGGTAGTGATCCTAGTTTAGAAAAAACAAAGAACAGCAGAATTATTCCAAGCAACTTATTCTATGATTTATTAGTGAAGGACGAAAAGAAGAACTTGGTTAAGGGTCCTGAAGGCCAATGGCAAGTGATACCTGACAAGTTACCTGAACTAAAACAACGACTAGCAAAAGAATACGGACTAAGTCCAAATAGTATTCTTAGCTATAGTGAGTGGGAAAGTAAAGTCAAGGGTAAAGATAAATCACCATTGAAGTACAATGTGATTATTGCACCTGGCGAACCTGATTTAACTGCTAAGGATGCAGGAGTATTGAGTACATTGTTACTCAAGCATTAATCTTAAGTAGTTCGTTGATAGTATACAAGTTACGCATATAGGGCGATACATCTTCTAATACACTTGAAGGTAAATCGCCCTTTCTTCTTGGGCCGTATTTTACTTCAAATTCATAGCCATTAATGTCTTGGAACATACAAGTCATTTCATAAACTGTTTTACCTACACCATGCCCTAATGATTCAACACTATTGCTAGGCTTATCAATTGCTGTTTTTAATGCATCACAAATTTCCATGACATGGACATAATCACGCAGACATGTGCCATCTTTGGTATCATAATCATTGCCGAATATTGTGAACTCACCAGTCTTAACTGCTCTCATTAAATTGAGCATTAATCCGTCTGGATTTGTGGGAGGCACAACTGTGCTACCTATCACATTATAAAATCTAAAAATGCTATAATCTTTTTTGTTGTGTTGTGTGCAGTATTCACGGACTACATCTTCTGCGGCTCTTTTGCTAATACCATATGCACTAGCACAACCTTCGGCAGCGCCAGTACTGGCAAAAATAAAATTCTTTGTTTTTATTTTATTCACAACATTCATTGTGCCGTTCAAATTAGTGATATAATATTGAATAGGCATCTTCTCACTTTCGCTTACATTAACCTTTGCCGCTAAATGAATAACACAATCAAATTCTTCTTCTAAATTGAATTGACGGTTTATATCACAATGGTAAAAAGTATGCGGGTCAACTTGCGGATAGTTAATATCTAATCCATGAACCTCGTATTCATCTTTTAACAAATGTGTTAAATGTGATCCAATGTATCCTGAACTACCAGTGATTAAAACTTTCTTTACCATGCGAATAATTCCTCTTTATCTTCTGTGGGTATAAAATTAGGATCTTTTGTTAGATATGTATCTTCATCTGTATAGATTACACGAAACTTATGTTTATTCGTCAACACACTACGAATATCATCAATGCAAATTACTTTTCGTCCCAAACTTGCGATATAATCTTTTAGTTTTACAGTGGTCTCGTTGCAAATCTTTGCCGTATTATTATTAGATTGTTTTGTTTTAAAATCATTAAAACATTCATTCCATTTATGAAATACTGTATTTTCTATACTACCTGCATGACTCAAAACACCTTTATTATACCAATTTTCAGCAGTAGCAAACATATGATATGCATTTAATATATCTGTTGCCATATTCTTTTTATTTGTTTCAAAAAAGTAACGGCTGTCAAAGTTTTTTGTCCATCGTTGATCACTTAGGCAGAATGTGGGCAATTGTATGTGCTGTTCATAAAATGCCATACCATAGCTTTCAACTGTGCTAGGATTAAATGCAACTCTTGCGCTTGTAATAAAATCTACTTTTTCTTTACCAACAATACTAGAATGAATGTCATACTTGACACCTAACTTAGATAAACGGTCCTCAAATTTTTTGACACCATTGGGGCTAGTCATTACTTTAGCAGGAAGTTTAGTCTGCTCAATCAAGTCAATAAACAATTCAGGATTTTTACCTTCTTCCCAGCGACCAACAAACAATACTCCCTCTCTAGGCGTGTGATGTTCTTCTAAAAGTCCACGCTCTGTGATAGGTATAGGAAGATGATATACTGTATCGCTGATGTTTAGTTGATTAAATTTGCTTTGTGTGCCAACATATATACCCGATGTTTCTAGCTGCTGTCGCATTAATTCATTTGTATTATGTAAAAATGGATTTTTAGTATCTTTGAAAATTTGACTTTCAAGATGTGTATAGGCAATAATCTGAATTACATCTTCAAGTCCCATTGTACTTGCAACCTGAACTGTCTCATATGTGTTACAAATAAACGCATCATATAGATTATGCTCTAATGCTTCTATGATAGCATTTCTAAAGTTCGCCATTCTTTCATAGCAAAATGTATCACCATACATAAAGATATTGCTATGGTCTGTATAACGCAATGATTCTAGTGGTGCAATAACATTTGCTTTTAAAGATTTTACAAACTCGTTGTCTTGTGGCTCTTTGTCGGTGATAATATCAACTTTGATATTACGACTATCCATTAACTCACAGAAGCTTTTAGCAAATTGTCCTATACCACCGTGAGGTATTAGTGTTTGATAACTAACTAAAAAACCAATTCTTTTATCGTATGTTCTCATTTCTTTAATTGCCAGATTAAAAATTCTTCTTTGCTGATCCAATATTTTTGTACGATCGGGTCACCGGGCCCGGTAATCCAATTTTCGCCATAGTAGGCAATTTTACCCCAAAGTGGTTTTTCAGATAAAAAACATTTTTTTGGAATCCAACAGAGTTTTAATTTCCAACCTCTGGTTCTGTTTAATCCCCAATCTTCTGAAAGAGGCGCCTGCTGGGCATCTCCGTACATTAATCAGGTACCCCATTCATTCTTAAACAGTGGCACTTGAAGTCTATCACTATAACGCCAACCGTTGTTCATAGCTTCAATAGCAACATTCTTAGCATTAAGAGTATACACTGGTTCTACCCCGCCACAAGGCATCAGGTAAACAGGACCTGTGAAGCCAGCTTTACGATATAAGTTTACTGCTTCTTTTGCTTCTTCTACATCTTCTTTAGTTGCTACCACAAACTTCAAATAAGTGAAACCATATTCATCATATTGAGCAACAACATCAGGCTTTATAGCTTCATCCCATTTTTCACCTGAAATACTTAGTTTAGGACTAACACTAAATGTTACGCTAAAATAACCTTTATCATGATGCCATTCACGATGCAACCATTGTCTAAATTCTTTAGTTAATTCTTGAGTGCCATTTGTCTCAAAGGTTAGTTCCTTCAATGGTCTCATTTTTTCGTGCGAAAGTAATTCAGGATACGATCTTTGCCATCCAAGCAGAGGTTCACCCCCTGTGATAACCAAGTGCTCATCTTGCCAAGACCGTCCAGGAAGTAAATCAATAATACTACTAACAATAGTATCGGTATTGAGCACAGGACTAAGATGTTTGAAACGAGGGTCCCAAGATGCATAACTATCACATCCAGTGCTGACAAGCGGAAGGGATTTATAATCTGTATAAGTTTCTGCATTAATCGCAATTATATCTCTTTCTGTACTTAATTGACCTTTTGGCATGCCGAACCCGCCGCATGTAAAATTGCATCCAAAAGTTCTTAGGAAGACACTAGGTACACCCATGTATCTACCTTCTCCCTGTATTGAATAAAACAACTCTGATATTTTTAAATGGCTCATATTTGTTCCGAAATTAATTTTGCTGTGTATGGAGCTAATGTCCAACCTAGATGTCCGTGACCTGTATTATAAAATACATTTTTACATTTGTCACTTTTTTTGGTAATAGGCATCATATTCGGAGTCATTGGTCGCAAACATGCCCATTGTGTATAATCATGCGTGTTAATACGGGGAAAGTTTGTATGCACCCATCGCAATAGTGGTTCAACTCTGTCCCTGCGAATATCATAGTTTTCACCTGTTAGTTCAGCAGTGCCAGCAACACGGAACCTATTACCTAAACTTGAAGTTACAATTTTGGCTTTATCATCAAGTAAACTAACTTTGGGCAATAAAGATGAATCTACATTATTGATAGTAATACTATAGCCCTTGACAGGATAGATCGGTAATTTATCACCCAAGCTTTCAGCTATGTCAACACTGCCTACTCCAGCACATATGACAACACAATCAGAATGATCCATTAGATACTCAATATCTGCTTCGTCGTTATAGTAAAACTTTACACGATATTTTTTCTCTAAGACTTTTGCTAACTGATAGCAAAATTTATGTATGTCACCTGTCCAATCGCTAGGAGTCCAAGCAGCACCAACCACACCTTTAATATCTTTTAAAGATGGATCTAGTGCTATTGTTTGTGCAGGTGTTAGTATATCCCACTCAACGTTGTTATTATTGTAAAGTTCTTTTGCAACTTTAGCAGAGTCAAAATACTTTTCATCTTTATAAAAGTGAAGTATGCCACAATCACTACGGTCAAACTCTAACTGTTCCTGGTTGCAAATTTCGTCATACAATTTTCTTGACTCTAAGCCCATGGCTATGGTTTTTTCAGTATTTGTTTTATACTGATTGGTCATAGTGTTGTAAAGAAATTTACTCATCCAACTCCATTGCTTAAAGTCAAGCCGAGGACGAATAAGTAACGGGGCATCTTGGGTAAACATCCATTTAATGCCCTTCTTAACATTGCTCCATGTTGTCCATACTTCACTATTACTAACAGAGACTTGACCCCCATTAGCAAAACTAGTACGCATGGCAGGGTGAGGTTCCTGTTCAAATACAGAAACTTTATGTCCTGCTTTGGCTAAATAGTAAGCTGTCGTAATACCAGCGATACCTGCACCAATAACTGCTACATGTTTTTTATTCATGTTTATTCTCATAATTAAAAGAGTTATTATCACCTAAAAACCATTTAGGATTGGTTTCAACAACATACTTTTTAGTACAAACCTTAAAATCAGGGAATAATAGTTCTTTAGGATTGCTAGCAGCATCAAAAAATATACATCTATTATTTGGTTGTGCAGCGTACTGTCCATTATCTAGTTCAATAAAATTGAAACTTTTATGATCCTCAGGCCATTCAGCATAACTAGTATCAATAATGTTCAAATCAGGAGCACTATGATCTACGGTAAAAAGATAATTGCCCTGATAGAAATTTTTATCTTTGGCATAAAATTTACAACTCAAATTTCTTAGAAATGCCTTTTGCATGATTGTAAAATCATAACTAAAACAATCCCAAATTTGCAATGTATCAAGGCTTAAAAATTTGGCAGGATCTAAATCTTTATTTCTACTTACAAAAGCATGAAGTGGCAACTTATCGTATAGAGCACCATATCTTGGTAGATAAGCCTCTATACGAAAAGCCTGGCTGCGTAAACTTTTGATACTCACCCAAATACAAGGTTCATACTCATCATGACCTTTTGTAAAGTCATATAAGAATTCTCTGCGTACAAAACAATGTACTGGTGGTATGTTTGCGACTAAGTGTGCCATTTAATTGAATAAGTCCTCGTTCCATTCACGGTGACCTTCACGAAAGGCCATGTTTGCTTGTGTCTCTCTAACTTCTACACGGTAGCACCATAGGCGTTCGCTTTCTCCCGGTCCCCACATGTCAGGAATGTAGACACCATTAACATACTTGTAAAGCATGTCGGCTAGACCTTCACAGCCTAAGCGTGGAAGTATAGTTAGTTTAGCCATCTTTTTTTCTTGCAACATTTTAAATGTTTCAAGTTCTGGATCATCTTGCGCTACAAGCAATGTATGGTCAAACTGATCTTCTAGAATTTTCTTAAGTTCTTTCAATCCACCGTAATCAGCAGCCCAATTGCGAACATCAAGATTATTAGTACCAAAATAAAATTTCATACTAAAACTATATCCATGTATCATATTGCAATGACTGTCAGCACGCCATTGACGATACGCACAGGGAAATGCGTCATGGTATTCTTTAGTACTTGTATATTTGTATGTAATTGGATTATGCATATTTTCTCCTATGTTAATTTTAGCATAGGCAGCGGAATTTTTAAAGCGGGACGATGCTGAGACCGCTATACTTATTTACCATTTTTATTTAGTTCTGTCTCAGCAACTCGTTTACGCAAACTACTTGAACTAAAACTATGATCACGACCGTTGAATACTAATTGTATTCCACGTTTCTCGCAAATGGCACGACCAGTAAAATCTTTCTCCATGTACTCAACACCGAGTATACGCACATCAACGGGCAATGTCAAGAGGATATCTTCTAAGTCTTTTTCCGTATTGTAGACAACTATTTCATCTACAAAGCGGCAAGCACTTAATGTAATTTGGCGCTCTACAATACTTTGTATGGGAGCATTCTTTTCAGGACGATCCCAACTAGCATTGTTTTGTAATCCACAAATAAGATAGTCACAGTGATTTTTAGCCTCACTTAGCATTGCGACATGTCCGGCATGCAGTAAATCAAATTGGCTAAAAGTTATACCAATTCGTAAGCCTTGAGCTTTTAATTCTTTAATTCTGTTGAAGATCATTCTTGCAATCTTCTCCACATGATCTTTTGTTCATGTTCTTTTAAGAATTCATCCTCTCCTGCAAATTCGGGAGAATCTTTTAGTATTGAATCCACTAACCATTTAATTCTATAAAGGTCCTGTTTTAAGTAAAACGCAGTATAACCATCGTTATATGAACTGTTAACTTCTACACCGGTCATATAGATTTGATGATGTACGCTAGTGTAGTCCATTGGTTTCTTAAAGCCCATTATACTAACTCCTCTAAGATTCCCAATAACTCAGCACCGATCAAAAAGAATCCTGCTACAAAAAATACACCACCTCCTTGAAGTAGTGCAACACCGGCGACAATTCTAAGAGCACTCTTTACAAGGCTAACATAAAAATGTCCTTTGCTGGGATCCTTGGGTTGTATATTAATCATAGGTGGATGATGAGGACAGCGTCCTTGTTGAAAATCACAATCAGGGCTATAATCTTTTTTACAGATATCGCACTTCATCTGCAACCCTTAGTTGCAATGTTTAAAAACTCTTGTCTAGCAGCAGGATCATTTTTGAAACCTCCACCGAGACGGCTAGTGACAGTTGAACTACCTGTATCCTCAACACCGCGACTCTTAACACAATAATGCTGTGCGTCAATCATAACCGCAACATCTTCTGTATCTAAGATAAACTGTAGTGTGTGGAAAATCTGTTCAGTTAACCGTTCTTGAATCTGCGGACGCTTGCTGAAATATTCTACAATCCGATTAATTTTAGATAGTCCAAGCACTTTATCCTTAGGCACATATGCAACAGTAGCGGTGCCATCAATGATAACAAAATGGTGCTCACAATTGCTTTGTACATTGACGTTCCTTTCAACGACCATTTCGTTGTACTTCATCTTGTTATCAACTGTAGTACACTTGGGGAATGCTTCATAATCAAGCCCCCAAAAGATTTCGTTTACATACATCCGGGCAACACGTTTGGGTGTTTCTGCTAGACTGTCATCAGACAAATCTAATCCAAGCAATTCCATTATTTGCTTGAAATTAGTTTCAATGATTGAAATCTTGGCTTTGCGATCAAGATCAACTTCCTTCATAGGAGTTTCAACACCCATTTTAACTAGATGTTCGTGAACTTTTAAACCAAGCTCAGGGTCTGTTTTTGTTTTATTGTAACTCATAGAATCCTTCCTTACGCGGATATGAAATTGGAAAATGTGCTACCGTTGTGTAGCACATTTATTTATGCCTTAGCTTCTTTGCGGGCGTTTTTTGTTTCGGTAATTTCATTACGGCGAGCCTTGACAGCCTTCGCTAGTTCTGCCAATGCTTTACGGGCACGGGTGCCTGCAGCATTATTACCTTTTTCAAACTTTTCATGTTCGGCTAAGTATGCTTCTAAGTGTGTATTAATATCATTGTGTGCGTTCATTTTGTTTCCTTTACTGTTTTCTTTTTTGTCTTTTTTACTGCTGTGACAGGAATAGTTGACTCATGTTTTAGTATAGCATTTCTAACTTCACTAAGCAATGCTTCATCATCCCATTCTAATTTAGTAGTACCATCTTCGTATGTAGTTACTGTAAGATGTGTGCCCTTAACTACTTTGGGCCATGCTTCGCTATTTTTTGTTTTCTTTTCCTTTATAACACTGGCTGGTGTTGAATCAGCAGTGGTTTTCTTTTTTGTTGCCATTATCTCCTCACTTTAAAAATACATCATTAATCTGACGGTTAACACGGATGAATGTGGTGCACTTACTAAGTTGTTTAAGAGTTGGTGCTCCAACATATGTGCAAGTGCTACGCAAACCTCCGAGTAAATCTAGTACAGTATTTTTTACTGCACCGCGATATTTAACTTCAACTGTGCGACCCTCACTACTGCGATAATTAGCGACACCTCCGTGATGCTTGTCCATAGCAGTATCACTACTCATGCCATAAAACACTACACGAGGATTCTTACCATCTTCACTAATTACTTCGCCTTCGCCTTCATCATGTCCAGATAACATGCCACCCAGCATTACAAAATCAGCGCCAGCTCCGAAGGCTTTAGCGACATCCCCAGGACAAGTACAACCGCCGTCAGCAATAATGTGTCCACCAAGACCATGAGCAGCGTCCGCGCATTCAATGATTGCTGAAAGTTGTGGATAGCCAACGCCAGTTTGAATACGAGTAGTACAAACACTCCCAGGGCCAATGCCCACTTTAACAATATCGGCTCCACGTAGAATTAACTCCTGTGTCATGTCAGCCGTTACTACATTGCCTGCTATGATAGTATGCTTGGGATACAATCTACGAACATCAGCTACAAAATCACCAAAATGTTCGCTATACCCATTTGCAATATCAATACAAATAAAATGTATTGCAGGATTATCTTCTAGTATGGCTACTAATCTATTTAAGTCTTTTTCGCTAGTTCCAGTGCTTACGGCAAAATAATTGCCACCGATATTATCAGTTAATTTAGGAAATTCATCACGACCTAGTGACTTTACTAGACAAGTAAACATCCTATGTTCGTAAAGTGCTACAGCCATAGAAGGAGTTCCTACACCATCCATGTTAGCTGCCATGACAGGGACTCCAGTCCATTCCCACCCACTATGCTTAAACTGGTATGTGCGAGTTAAATCAACTTCTTTACGGCTTGCTAGAGTACTACGCTTAGGACGAATCAATACATCCTTGAAATCTAGCTTAATATCATCTTCAATACGCATTAACAATTGCCTCTAATAAAAACTAACTATACAACAAAACAACTATAAAACAAAAGAAAACGGGAATAAATCCCGTTTTCCTTTTACTTGACTTCTGTAGTTTCTGCGTCTACTACATTTGGTTCCGTTTTTTGTTTAGCTTGTTCTGCTTCATACTTTTTACTAGTAATGGGACCAATTGCTTGATACAGTTCGGTAACCTTTTTATTGATTTCCTCAGCATCTTCACCCTTAAGTGCTTGCTCTAAATTGTCAAGTGCTTCCTTTGCTTTATTACTTTCTTCCTCTGTTACCTGATCTTTAAATTCATTGTAATCACTACGGAAGTTATTTAAAGCACCTTCACCACTGTTCTTTGCTTGAATCAGTTCAAGTTTCTTCTTATCAGCTTCTGCATTTTCTTCAGCTTCACGAACCATCTTATCAATTTCAGCTTCAGTTAATCCAGAATTAGACTTGATTGTAATCTTGTTTTCTTTACCTGTGCCTTGATCTTTTGCACTAACATGCATGATACCGTTAGCATCAATATCAAGTGTTACTTCAATTTGAGGTACTCCACGCTTGGCTGGGGGAATTCCTTCAAGATTAAATTCACCTAACAATTTATTGTGTTGTACAAATTCTCTTTCACCTTGATAGACTTTGACAGTAACAGCAGGTTGATTATCATCCGCAGTACTAAACACTTGACTATGCTTGGTAGGAATAGTAGTGTTCTTTTTGATAAGCTTAGTCATGACACCACCCATAGTTTCAATACCGAGACTTAGAGGTGTAACATCAAGCAATAGAACATCCTTACGGTCACCTGCTAAAACACTACCTTGAATAGCTGCACCAGCGGCAACTGCTTCATCAGGATTAACATCCTTGCGAGGTGCCTTAGCAAACAATTTTTCAACTTCTTCTTGAACCTTAGGCATGCGAGTCATACCGCCAACAAGAATGACTTCATCAATGTCACTTGCTGTTACATTTGCATCCTTCATCGCAATCTTGCATGGTTCAATAGAACGCTTGATTAATTCTTCAACCAAACTTTCTAACTTAGCACGGGTGAGCTTGATGTTCATGTGCTTGGGACCACTTGCATCAGCAGTAATGTATGGAAGATTAACATCAGTTTGGCTACTGCTGGACAATTCAATCTTGGCCTTTTCAGCAGCTTCTTTCAAACGCTGTAGTGCTAATACATCCTTAGTTAGATCAACACCTTGTTCCTTTTTAAATTCAGAAACAAGATAGTCCATGATGCGTTGGTCAAAGTCTTCACCACCTAAAAATGTATCACCGTTAGTGGACAGAACTTCAATCTGTTTCTCACCATCAATGTTTGCAATCTCAATAATAGAAACGTCAAAGGTACCACCGCCCAAGTCATAGACAGCAACCTTACGGTCTTTCTTATCAGCTTTATCTACACCATATGCCAGTGCAGCCGCTGTTGGTTCATTGATGATACGCAATACTTCTAGACCAGCAATGCGTCCGGCATCCTTAGTTGCTTGACGCTGGCTGTCGTTGAAATATGCAGGGACAGTAATAACTGCTTGAGTGACTTCGTGACCGAGATAATCTTCTGCGGTCTTTTTCATCTTGCGCAAAACTTCGGCTGAAATTTGCGGAGGTGCAATTTCTTTACCTGAAACACGGACCCATGCGTCACCATTAGTTGCCTCATAGATTTCATATGGCATGAGGTCAATATCTTTTTGAACTGCGTTTTCTTTAAACTTACGACCAATCAAACGCTTGGCTGCATAGATAGTATTTTTGGGATTTGTTACTGCTTGTCGTTTTGCACTTGCACCAACTAAGATTTCATCGTTAGTGTATGCAATGATTGATGGGGTTGTACGTGCGCCTTCACTGTTTTCAATAACTTTTGTAGAACCGTTTTCTACAACTGCAACGCACGAATTGGTTGTACCGAGGTCAATACCTATTACTTTGCTCATATTTTATCTCCTTTAAAAAAGCAAGAATATCGTAGGACCTGTAAGGCATCCTACGATATTATTTATACCTAAAAATTATTAGAACTTAGATTCTCTAGTGTGTTTACGATAATCCGTAGACATGCGCAAATATTTCTCACCCTTACCCTGAAGGACATCACAAATTCTATCAATAGTACCGTCATTATAGTTACTAATTTTACCCATATTGACATGTGGTTTCTTTAGTAGAATTTCTAACTTGTTTATAGCATCTTCTATTGACCATGGAACATAGAGGCGTTCATGATCATTAGCAAAAGTTTCTGGGAAACTGCGATAAGCAGGATACAATACATTACAACCAAGAGTATCGGCCTCAGATACTGTGTTTGATACCCAATCTTGTAAAGCACAATTAAACAAAACCCTACTATCATTAAGAATATTATAGTAAGTATTCTTATCTAGATCCTCATAAATTGACAGTTTGTTTTCTTCTTCTAATTTACGGGTGCGTTTCATATAACTATCATTATTGCTACGCAACTTGCCGCCGCTACACAAAACAAATTCAACTTCGTTAGGATGCCTACGATTATATTCTTCAATTAGATCCATAAAGAAATCGGGCTGCTTTTCCTGATCCCAACGCGCGGCAAATACAACACGCATTCTGCGCTTGTTGAATGGTTTAATTTTACCTTCAACACGTTCTTCAACTTCTTCTTTACCGAATGCTAGCCCTGAAATATTGTATATAGGACTAGTCCATCCAGCAATACGCATATGAGCAACCATTTCTTCGTTTGTTGCGAGGACTCCGTCCACAAACTCATTAACCATTTGTTCGTAGAGGCCCATCCATTTCGCCATACCCCATACATGTACGAAATCGTCAGGATCAATGGACTGAGCAAGACACCTAACATAAATGCGGGGACGTAGATTACTAGGGACTTGATCCAGTATGTAAGGTAAACTTTCCATACCGGGCTGGAACATGTCTTCAAAGTAGATAACATCTTCATTTGTTACTTTTCCCTCTTTCATCAATTTGACAAGGTTCATCATTTGACTCATGGAGTAGTAGCTACGACCATGAGCATCCAATACCTGACCAGTAACGATTGCCTGATCACTGGTTAGTGTTTCGCCGGATACAATTTCGTATTTGATTTTTCTTCGTTTGAAAACACGTTCATTCCAATCAGTTAACTGAAGGGTATAACGCGCTTTATAGGGCTCTAGCCCCATGTAAAATAGTTTTCTCATATTGATTAGAAAAAGTTAATTTTTAACAATTTGCATACTGCATCATATGGATTTGATATCTCAACCCAAACATTAGATTTAATATCATATGTTTTGAATGCATCTACAGTAACATTCATTTTATCATTATTATATACTGTAGTCATATTGCATTTTCCCTCTAATACAAAATAATGTATATTAGAATCAGTAATGCTTCCTGTTATTGTTTCATTCTTATCTAGCTCAATTTGATTTATATTGTATGGCATATATTTTATGTAAAGAATGGCAGTTGCCTGCCATTCTATTTATATGCTTTTAAACCAATTCAGCTTTTCCATCTATTTCCCAGTTGTCCTTGACAGGCTTTCCAGTAATAAATTTTGTATACTGACGGAATACATAACTCTTGTTACTGTATAGGTCAGATTCGTCATATTTGTACCCAAACTGAACACAGAAATTAAGATACTTTTCTAGGTCCTCAAAAATCTGATTGACACGAGGATTGGGTTGAATAACGATTTTTGCCATTTATATCTCCTTTAGATGGCTAGTTGTTGATAAGGTTGATGTGTTTTATAAGAAATTGTGGCACCGTTCTCACCGTCTTCGGATACGGTAATCTCAATGTCACGCCCGGGATAACGAGTAGCAATAACTTCATAAAGGTCATCGCTAATCATTTCACAACTCTTGAAATTCAATTCCAATGTGCCTTGGTAGAGCTTTTCTAGCCAACGCTTGAATTGGATAAACTCAATATCCCTATCGTTGTGAAATACTTGAATGCCTACGTTGAAATGAAAAATATGACGATGGGGAGTTCCCAAGAAACTTACATCATATTCATCACCAGTGGCAAGATTTGAGTCGGTTGCAGCAGCCGGGTACTTATGAATACCTTCTTTACGAAAGGTCACCCAGATCATTCGGCGTGCTCGGTCGCGAATTCTTTCACGCTTTTCAGCCAATGCTTGTTCGTGTTGATTCATTCATAACTCCGATTAAGTGTTGCCCACATCAACCATTGATGGAAGGCGTTGTAAACTTTTTCTGCTTCTGTTGCATCTTGTTCAATTTTAATTCCGCGCACATAAAAGCCATCTTTTGCTACACGCAACATTTCAGACTCATTAGAGTGAAACAAGATTGTTGCAGGCTGAATGTCATGATCCAGATTAAAACTTGTAGTGTCGTCCATTATTCGTCACCGTAGCCTATACGCTGATTTTCTTCGTATTGGGCTTTGCGCAAAAGCCGTAATTCGTTTAAAACTTTATCAATTTTTTCTTTGTCTTTATTTTCGGCACTTTCCAAGTGCTTTAATTGATTTTCTAAAATTCTAATTTGATTACTATAGTCCATACTATTCTCCTAACGCCTCTGTCATTGCATCATCACTATCAATGATTTCTTCATCAATTTCGGGTTCTGAATTTTCAAAACTAAACAGTTGATCAAACATAGTCATAGCGTTAACAGTCTTTTTACCACTAATACCCTGACTACCACTTTGCATTTGCGTCCATAGTTTGCTATGTCGCTCAATAACTTCTAAACTTTCAGCCTTTGTTTTCTTACTAAAGATTTCTTCAATCACATCTTTGTACAGTATACGATCAAATGTTTCATTCATCAACATTTTTGGTATAACTCCCTGTTCATATCTACGGTTAGCTTCTTGAACACCATTGATATGCATCCAAACATTGTGACTTTGAACCAATGTATAACTTAATGTATCCCAACTAGTTTTAGTTTCTTTACCGTGTTGACCCAAAAAGCCAACACCACGATAGCATAAATCTTTAAGTAAGAGTTTATCAGTTACTGGACTATCTGTAAATGTATCATGGATACCTTCAGCCAAAACAGCAGTGCTAAATTTGCGAGTATCATTAGCAAAGTTTTTATTTTCTGCGGTTTTTTCCATACTGTATGACCATTTTTTACCATGCTCAAAACTATTATTGAAATAAGCAAGGCCCTTAGCTGCACCATAAAATGGGCTAGCGCAGTCAAAAGTAATTTCCAAATTAGGATTGTGATATTTGCGTATTGCCTTTTTAATATCACTAAACAATACCGCATATTCCATGATACTAACACCTAGGCAATGAATTAAATCATGTTTGCCCGGAATCAATAATCCATCATAGATAATATCAACTAATCTACGCAACATTAAATGTACATCAATTTTATTCTGACCACCGAATGCCCAACCATTAAAATGATTGTCTGGATAGATATTTGGGTCACAATATTTTTTCATTTCAAGATACCAATCATCACTTTGAGTATGATTGCGACCTTGCAATACATTTAAGAACTTACATTTGCCCGAACGGTTTTGAATAAAATATTCGTTGTTGATATGTGTAGCAGCAATCGCTTCTTCAATTGTGCTGATACCATGTGCTGATTTACCAGTTTTGGGATCTTTGATATGAAAAGTAGTTAGTGACTGTGAAGGAATATCAAGACACATACCATAATCCATGTATGTATCCATCCATGTCAAAACTTCCTTGCGCTTTTTCATGGCACGAGGACAGTTAGGATCCTTCCAATCAGCAGGCCACTGGCATTTTAGAATCTGAAATCCACCTGAGTCACCGAGCATGAATGTGCCCGGTTCACGCTCACGGATAATGCTTTCATTTGGGTCATCTTTAGTGATATCTAAGTTAGCATGACCAGCACTGTACAATCCCCACTTATAATAGTAAAGACCTTGTTGACTGTTTAAGAAATTCAAACATTCAACATCATTATTAAAACCAGCAGGAATCCTTGACTTCTCAAAATATTCCTCACCTTTGCGTTGCTTACCTAATCCACTGATGTAAAAACTACTAACAGCGGGCAAGAATAATGCCCACTCTGGATTGTGTTTACTAGAAAGATTATCTTGTTCCATCATCCGATTTTAATTTCCATTGATGTAAGTTTCCTTACAATATCAATTTGTTCTTTTTTTTCTTTAATTTGTTTTTGAAGATCAGCAATGGTTGGGTTAGTTTTTGCTAACTCATTTAGTTCCATTTCTTCTTGGCGTTTTTGCCTTGCCCAATCAAGTAACGATTCAGCTTCGGGCGTCATTGAAACAGTAGAATATCCAGAAGCCATTTGAATCCAATTAGCTCCATCGTATATTTCAATATTTTGTGTTGAAGTATTAAACCGCATGTTACCAACACCTTGAGATCCACTGTAGTTATTCACATAAGTAGAGCCCGAGCCGCCGGTAACAGTCAGATATTTTCCACCGCCTGTAATGTTCTTAATCATTTTGCTTGCGCAGGAAGTAGATACTTGTATGTTGCAAGACCACTATCAACAGTAATCTCTGTAGCACCCTGATCACTAACCTTAACAGTCTTATCACCGGGCAAGTCCATAATAGATTGGAAGACCTTTACAGGCCAGTTCCAAGCCTTACTTAGTGTACCAGTTACACCACTGTGAAACACAAAGTTACCACTGTGAGTTGAAGGATCACCGAAGTTAATCTTTAGATCACCATTAAGTGTGGTCATAGTAAAGTGTTGTTCTTCACTGTTAGCACTTGCTTGTTTCTTCAAACGCAAGATACCTGCAATGCTAGGTTCAAATTCAACGTTCCAATTAGCACCCTTGAATACTGGAGTCTTGATTTTTTCTTCAACAATGGACTTGCTCATCAAACGGTAATCGTTTACGAAGTCATTGTTTTTAGTTTGAAAGTGAATGTTAGTGGGAACCATTGGATCATCTTTAGTTCCGCGTGTAACATTAACAGTGGCTTGTTCATCATACTCATCAAAACCAAGAATAGTTTTGAGCTTGCTAAGATTAGGCATACCAAATGTGCCGATAAAGTCACTAACTGGTTGCTTGAATGTACCCATTACGATAACACTCTTATCTTCTGCGATACTAACAATTTGTGTTTCTTTGTCAGTACCCACAACCTTGACCAGCTCAATAACTCCTAGTCCATGTGTATGTTGAATCAAATCTTGTAAATAATCTTTCATGTTTTTCCTTTTAAATATTTAGGCATTTATACTGTGTATAATAATGGATTTTTTTGCGAATGTCAATTTCAATTTAACCGAAACTAAACAAATCATCAAATGTTGAATTTGTATCTGTGTTGCTACGCAAATCCCAACCTAACACACCTAGCAAGTTTTCAATCTTTTCGTCAACTAGTGTGCGTTCCATTTCACTATCATCAAACGGCAACTCACAGAACCATTGAGGCAATCTAAGTTCGTCAGTTGGATAAGCAATACTTGTAAAGTTCAATGGATTGGGTTTAAGTTTACAAACAATAACCTTCATTCCGTCAACAATCTTCATACTATAGTTGTCACTGTTGACACGGCGTAGATAGTTGTAGTTTAGTGCTCCTCTGACATGTCCGGGCATATTAGCACGACCTGTTGGGCTTTTCTTTTCTAGTTCTTCGTAATATGTAAGTTTGTTTACAGACTTAGGACTACCCTTTGTCCAACTATCCTGTGCAGATAAGATCCGTTTGAAACCTTTGATAGCTTCAATTACTTCGTCACGACCCTTACCTTGTTGAATGACCATGCTCAATATATTCATTAAGAATTCTTGAACATACTTAGGAGTATCAGCCCGTTTCAAATCAAGACCCATAGCCTTGATATCACCCAGTTTGCCATCTTTATCTTTGCGCTTACCTTCTTTATCAAAGATATTGATTGCATAACGCTTCTTAGTAATAAAGATAGTACGGTCACCAATTAATTCACGACCAGCCTTGATGATTTCACCGTTCTTGCGAGGCGCGTGAAATGCACGTTCCATGAATGCGGGGAATGTGTCATTTGTTTGTTCAGCAATACTATCGTATAAACCTATACAAACATCCTTGTTCCATTCTAATTCATTATTATCTATTTGTGTTTTAAGAATAGGATAAGCACTAAAGTAGCATGAGTCAGTATCCCCGTATACAATTGCGGGACCATTATGATTGTATTCGCCTTCTACAATTTCATTGATCTGGCTCATCATGTGTTTAACAATCTGACGACCACTCAATGTTACTGATTGACCAATGCGTTTATCATAGAATCGGCAATGCTCATTCAAAAGTGCGCCATACGCAGAGTTAAGCAAAATTTTACGGACAAGCTGTCGTTTGTCGTAATATTCATACATATCAGTGCCGTATGCTTCCTTAGCTTGCTTTTGAATTGACTTCCGTTCTGTATACCAGCGTGATAACAGACCTGGAATTACACCTTCAGTATCATACCTAAAGATTGTTCCATTAGCACTAAGAATAAATGGATTGTGACTATCAAAGATTAATTTCCATATCTCAGCAGCACTCATTTCTACGCTATCACCATTTTCATAGTCAAGTGTAAGCATAGTACCACGCTCTTGGCGCATGATTGCTTCATATTCTAATGAACCAAATAAACCTTCCCAGAGTATCGCGCCAGTTACTTCTTCATCATCGTCCTTGGCACGTTTCTTTTCACTGGCTAGCCTTCTGCCTTTATCTCGCATGTACTGGTCAGTAAGTGTTTGTCTGACTTGTCCAACGATTGTTTCGGGGGCCATGTTAAGGGCGCGAATAGCCGAGGGATAGAGCGAGTTAATGTCAACTGCACCGACCCATTCGTGGATGCCTCTTTTGGGCGTAGCAACATAGGCACCTGCCGCTTGTTGTTCATCTGTATGATTTTCCTTTCGTCGTTTATCGGGTACTACCATACCACGTTCATGAGCCTCGTTCATGATTGCCATTTCAATCATTGCAACAGACCCCATGACAGTTGGCAATAGCACAGTATTTTCATGTGCTAGTGCATTAGCTAAATCTAAAAACTTAAGTTTATTATGAATCTTAACAAGCAACATTGTATCTTGGCGATTGTATTCTACGAACCTTTTAAAGTCCTTGTTATACAATTGATCCAATGTACCTTCGTACTGTGTTTTGTTTTCACCGACTTCCATTTCACCAATGAAGTCCAATTTATAACTATGCCGACTTTCATAGTTGTACTTCTTATACAACTGCAAATAGTCCATATGAACACGACCAACTAGATCATATGTTGTTTCTTCTTTACCGAAACGCTCATAGGTTCTTGGCTTGGGAAGTTGACCAAGCAAACAAAACTTGCGTGTGTCATCCTTGCTCATAACCCTTGTTACACGGTTAACCATGTAGGGTATATCATAGCCTTCTGAGTTCCAACCAGTAAGAATATCAGCATCCTCAATCAGTTGAAAGAATGTTTCAAACATTTCTATTTCACTACGGAACAGAAGTGTGTTGGGCATATCTTTAACTAAATCGTGTGCAGTTTCATCTGTCATGCCGCGAGGAGGGATGACAAGGGTAACTAGTTGGTCTAGCCAATCTAGGTATAGACTGATTGCAGTTACAGGATTGAAGGGATCACTTGTGGGACTAAAACCCTTTTCAGGATCAAAGTCAACCTCAATGTCAAAGAAGCATGTATGTAGCTTGGGACTTTCTACCCCAAGATAATTTTCGCTTAGACAACGGAACACAACGTTGATATCACTTTCAAACAATTTCTTGTTTGCGTGAATCCTGCGTTCCTTTTCAAATTCACTACGCTTGCGTGAACTGAATTTAGTTACCTTATCTCCGAAGATGCTATGATATTTGCCTTTTAAATCGCTGAAATAAAAAGTATAATTGCAAGGATATTCCTTGTAGGTTCGTTTACCTTCAGGAGTTCGTTCTACTACATAGATGCGGTCACTATCACGGTCATGGATAGCATCAATATAACTCATAGAGTCTTGCCAACTGCCTCTAGAATAGTATTCAAATCATCGTGTTCTTGATTGGCTTGTGTTAGACTAGCCTTGTGTGCAATACGGATAGCCTTCTTTAATACACTGGGCTTTACTTCCAATTCTTCTGCGATTGCCTTAACTGTGTCACTCAAACCCTCATTCAATGTTTCAATCTCATGCATGACTGCCATGCCTTCATTGATGAGTTGGGTCAGTTTGATCTTTTGATCGCCACTAAAAGTCTTAGATGTAGTCATTGTTTCTCCTTAAAAGTGTTTGATTATATATGTATTACAGTTGTTTTTCAACAATCTTTTTTACCGTTTTGTGTAATCCGGGATTTACATGCAATGAATGCGGTACAAGATTTTTACGGATATAGTTGCGTGTATACCGTTCATCTTCGTTACTCAAATCTTCGCACCATTCTAAATTTTTTCTTTGACACCAATCAATGAGTTCACTTTTAGGTGTAGTAAGAAATGGGCGAATAACATTGCCACGAATAATATTAGGCACTTTGGGCTTACCATGCATTGCTGACCAAAGATATGTTTCTACACAATCATCTAAATGATGTGCGGTAATTACTGGTCCCAATGTAGCCAAATACTGATAGCGTTCTTCACGCCAAAATTCTTCGTAACTCATATCACTGGGTTTGTCCCGATTTAGCAAACCCAAAAACATAGGTAATTTTCTTTGTGTACAAAACTTGCTTACAAACTTTAATGCCCGTTCGCTATTCTCTGTACCATGGTGATAGAATGCACAGGCAACATCATGCTTTTTGGATAAGAAATCCACAACAGCAACACTATCCACACCGCCGCTAAAGGCTACGGTAACTTGTTTGGGCAATGGGAATAATAGTTTAATCATTGTGCTAGTATAGCACAACTTAGAATTTATTGAAAGATGTGATGGTTCTGTTCGCCGTAAATCTTAATATATTTTCCAGCAAGTGCATCAGCCATTACCTCAATTGGGCTACCGGGATAACTATCACCCGGTTGAATCATATTCAATTCACCTTGGCGAACATGCACCAACTCATGGAAAACAGTTCTAAGAATATCTACAAGGTTACGGTTTTTAGCATAAACCCAAACCTTATTGGAACCCTCAGTATGGCTACCTGTATGATGACCGTCTTGTGCTTCTTCGGTATCCATGCTAAGTTCTATTTCTGGGCGGGTTTGTAAATTCAATCGTTTACGAGCCCAATCCGCAAACTTATTAACTTCATCCTCTAAATCACACTCAACATTTGCTTCGTCTAATTTACCTTTTATCCATTTATCTGGAGTTTCTTTATACTTTCGTTTAAATTTATTGTGTAATAACTCGCTTGTCATGTGATGGCGTTTAGCGATTTTTCTAATCAATTGATCAATAGTATTGTAATCATGCTTTGATAAGCTAGGTAACTTTTTTGCTAATTCATGTTCTGGTGATTCATACATGCTTTCGCCGCCGCCACCTCCGTCACCACCATCTGATTCGCCGGAGCCGAAACCAAAGTATCCGTAACCGGGAAAGAAATATCTACGTAAGGATTTTTTCCTAGACTTAGATTTTTTACGTTCGGTGATAAATTCAGTCGCTCTCATAATAAGTATTTATCTTAACACCAACTCTGTTTGGCTTCACCGTAATATTCACGGGCAAAACCATTTTGAATCAGCATACTACGAAGGCTTTGTCCGTTAAGTATAATATCTCCTAGAACACGACCCCCAAACTTATCCCAATCATATAATACAACTTGGCGCTTTTGTGCGTTTGCTACTGCTTGTTTTGTAAATGCACTTGCAGCTTGTCCACGCTGATCTTCCTGCGGGCATTTAGCACGGAATCCTTTCTCAGGTGTGTCAACCCCAAAGACACGAACTGCTAGTTCTTTCTTTAATGGTGCTGGTAAAAAAGGTGCCTCTATGACTACAGTATCACCGTCATTTACCCTAAGAATATTAGCATCATAAGTTACACCTTGAGGTTTCTTTTGTGCATAAGCAGTTGACATTAACGCTAATAAAACTATTGCTATTATTTTTTTCATTCTTACTCCGTAATAAAATGCTCACTTTGTAGTTTCACGGTAGCGAATCGTTACTCCTAAAGCCAGCAGCCGGCTACACCACGCAACGGATTGCGGTCCTAAGGTGGGTTCTTAAACTCTTGCTAATACAAATTGATTACCTTCAGCTTGTGGTTGATTTGCAATTTCTGGTGGTAAATCACTATATGGAATAGGCTTATACCCATATCTACCTGCGAATCTACGAATCATAGCTTGATACGCACTTGTCCTTGAGCCACCTTTACTCGCAAATAATATATAGTCCGGAACATTTATGTTTTTCAAATATTCGTTGAATGCTTTTAATACCGTAGCAAAAACTTTACCTGCATCACCTTCGCCAGTTTTTTCATATGTGCCACCTCTAGTGAAATCAAAATCAATCGCATTGATTTCTTCATGTAATGGGGTAAAGATAACTTCAATGTCACGACCTTCACTATCATGTGCTACCGCAACATTGGCATATGTTTCATCATCTTCATACCAACTTTCAATTGGAAAAGATTTTTCAACATCAATTGATTCATTTGTTTGTTTTTGTTGTGTTATCCATTGTCTAGCTTGTGGCTTGTTGGGCGGTGCGTTCGTAAATTTAACTAATTTTTTATAGGTATTTTGAATTTGAGACTCGGTGCTAGCGCCATCACCACTATTGTCTATGATTGACAAATTATCAAATATCTGGGCAAATTTTCCAATATTGTTTTGAACATCATACCAGCTTTGTACTACCAATTTATCAGGTACAGTTCTTGTTCTTTGTTGATTGCGCTTTCGTGCTACTTCTAATTCTGTGTTGACAACAACAAGAAATGTATTATAACCTAATGCATCAAAGTTATTTTTTAACTTAGAAACTTTTTCATAGTCGTCGCCGGTACCGTCAATTACAAGACCCAATCTCCCGTCAATTGCTAGTTCTGATTTATCAGCAGTGATATCTTTTGCTTTTTGTCTTACAACATCACGCTTTTCTTTTTCTTCAGGTGGCATTTTAGGATCAATTGCATGTTTTTTCATTAGATATTCAAAAGCAATATCACTATTGATGTTTACATATCCTAAAGCCTGTAACCCTAATTTTTGAGTAACATAACTTTTACCACTTCCGGGACCACCGATAATAAACACTGCTTTGAAAATAGCAGGGTCATTTACACCTTCACTGACATTAGTGAATTCTACGGCTCTCATTATGCACGCTGTTTCTTAAGTATGCTACGCAACATCCAGCCATGTTTGCCATGTGCGTCAATGCGACTTGCTATGAAATCAGCAATGCCCTGTTCGTTTTCTTGTTCAGCAATAGGAAATGCTTGTTTCCACATGTTTAATAATGTGGCATTGTCTTGTTGTAATTCTGCAATCATTAATTCGGCACGAGGAATTTTAGTTTGATCTGGTATTTGGCTTAGTTCAGCAAAGCGAGTAATAGAACCAGGTGTATAACTATCTAATTGACGAATTAATTCTGCTGTTTGGTCAATAGCGTTATCATATACTTCTTCGTACAAATTACCTAAAAACTCATGGTATTGTGGGAAATCTGGACCTTCCACATTCCAATGAAAGTTTTGTGCTTTAATTACAAAAGCATAGCTTGTTGCTAATAATGTTTTAAGTGCGTCTGCTAACATAAATTACCTTTAATTATTTTTTGCAAATTCTGCTAATAAATCTCTTGCATGAGAAAAATCAATTGCCTGACAGTTGAAATCTTTCCATTCACCGCTTGCACATAACACTCTGAAATTGTATGTTTTCATTATTTCTTTCTACCCTGACAATGTGCTCTTTGACTGAATCCTTTTGGATTAGAACAGTTAATGCTACGCTTGTATTTTTCAGACCACTTTTCGTTAATTTCTTCTTCGTTGGTCATTGCCATAATACGGCGTTGTCCATGGCGCTTGAACTTATCAGTTTCTTGCTCATAAGTACCGGGCATCGGTAAGCCTTTACCACCACCGGTGTGAAATTCTTGGTCTGTGCCTTCTTCTACACTTTCAGATTTGTTGCCCCAGTTGCTAGCACCTTTTTTACGGCACTTAACTAATGCGCCACTAGCATATGCAGAAGGCCATACTTTGTAACGGCTCTTTACTTTGTAGTAGCAAGCATCCTTCTTTTCATTAATCATTAATTCGCTAAACATTGCCCCACCACAATGTGGACATTTTTCTTCCATTACGCCTTCATTTGATTTTTTCTTAGTAGCAACATTGATTGCCTTGCCACTGCGCTCTGGATTAGGATCTTCTCTGCGCTTTTTACTAGCCGCATACTTGCGACCTTTCTTACCCAATGAATGTGCTTTTGCTTGTGGTAAACATTTTGGCTTACCTTCGCTATCATCACCTCTAGCACATGCGCCACGAATCTTACCATCAGGACCAAATCTTACCCACTTCTCTTTAAACCATTTTCTAAGATTTTCAGTAATGATTTCATTTGCTCTCATTTTGTAAGCCCTTCATGATAGCACTTTCTTTTGGTACACAATTAGGTACCATTTTGTCACCCTTCTTTTTCATACCAACTTGCTTATGGGTGTCCCAACATTTCTCATCTAATTTCTCTATTTCAGCTTGATTAGGCACATGTCTTGGCTTGTAATATCTTTGTGCTTGTCCCGCGCCACCACCAGTAGAATAAATTTGACCTTCGTCTACTTCTAATTCTTTTTTGGTTGCTTTTACAATTCCACTGAATCTTTTGTTTGCTTTAGCTATTTTTTCTTGGGACTTAGGGTCATCTACATTGCTAAATGCTTCTTTATCTAAACGGCTGGCTTCTGCACCAGCTTTCTTTTTGTAACTTGCTAATGTTGCAGGACTTAACTCAAATAAAAATTCAGTAGATTTCATATTAGTCCTTTTTTACTTTTTCAGGTAAACCCTTATGCTTTGTGGCAGCAAAATCTTTAACATCGCCTTTAGTCATAGATTTAGCAACGCCTTTTAGTTCTTTGCTTGCACCTTTAATTTTTGCACCCTTTTGCATAGCATGTGCCATACCAAAGAATTTCTGTTGTGCTTTACTGACTGCTTTTTCATTTACCTTTGATTCACCTACGCCTCCACCTGCAATGACACCACCTGTCATTTCTTGCATCATTTTTTCATCATAGTATTCTTTTACTGCGTTTAGATAATCATTGGCTTTGATGAGTTTTTCTTGTACCCAACCTTCAATGCCTTCTTCTTCGCTGCGGTTTTGTAGTAATTCATAAATTGATTTAGCATTCTTCATTGTTGCTAAAACATCGCTGCGAGCCATTTCAACTTCGTGGTCTACACGACTTTGACCATGCTGTACAAAGCCTGTTTTACGCTTCATTTTTGTTCCTGGAACAATGATTACATCATCTTCATCTAATTTAGCTTCTTCAACTTTTTTCTTATCATCCTGATGTTGTTTGATTTTTTCTTCTGTATCTTTTTTCTGCTTGTTAGACTTATCAACATTTTTTTGTAGTTTACTTAAAAAGTCTTTTTTAGCTTCAGAAATACTATTAGCGTATGGGCCTTTTTTCTTTGCCTTACCAGACATAACCTTTTCTGCTGGTTCAAGACCTTTTACATCAGGTCTTTTTTGTGTTTCGCCCATTGGTTTAGCAACAGTGGCGACTGCTCCTGCAGTTGTCATTTCATTAATGATAATTTGATTGATTTTCATAGTAAAGTTCCGAAATAATATAGTATTTATCAAAATACCATCTAATCAGAACTTCCCACTGGGTTTGAGTGTTGGGGGTATTCCTGCACGACTAATCTTGTTACCGAACTTTTTAGCGTCTTTTTTCATGGTGTCGGGCTTAATATCTACAGTTAATGCTGTTTTGAATCTTGGATCATTCTTTTCTGCGTTGCTAGGAATATATCCTGAAGCACCCTCTGCTACACCTTTATTGGTATTTTCTATTCGTTTTAATTTGTATGAATTTGATCCAGGTTCTTCTCGTTTTTGTACTGTATATCCTAAACCAGTAGCAAATCGTTGAACTAATCTGTCGTATAGTTTTGTTCTGCTACCTGTAGGATCATCTTCTTTCACTGCGGAGAAAAATAAACTTGCAGGTTTTTTCTTCTTTATAAACTGTTGTATCGCATGTAATACTGTAGCAAAGATTCTTTGAGCATCACCTTCGCCGGTTACTGCCTGACTGTTATTTCTATAGAATTCAACCATCCAATTCTTTTTATATTCATTGTTGAACATGATGCTAAGATTAGTTCCATCTGGTAACTTAGCCAATGCGTCATAGTCTCCGTAGGCACTTTTCTCCCACTTAAGTGGATAGGGTTGGTCAAAGCCTTCATCAACTTTAGGTCTATAAGTTCTCCATCCGCCGGGCTGCACACCTACTGGACCTGATGTGTCGGGCATCTCACTAATTGCCCCGCGAAACTGTCTATCTTTTAATCCACCATATGGATTGATAGCAGGAGTTTTCTCACCGGCGAATTGCAGTGTCTCGTCTTCCCCTAATCCTCTAACTCTGTCAAAGAAACTAGGAGTAGGTTTACCTTTTACTTCTCCATGTCTTTGATGTTGACCTGCATAGTCATAGTACTTACCTACAACATCAAATCCATGTGTAAAGAATATAGCAGCTGGTGGAAGGCTCATCCGTAACATACCCACACGCTGTTTACCTTCTGGTGCTTGTACAACTTTATTGTCACCGTGTTTTACTTTTTGAAGCCATGCATTTGGTTTGAGTCTTACTAACCATACATAAGGTTGTTCGCTAGCATAAGGCTTATCGTCTTTGAGATAATAACTTAATGGATAAAACCATAATGCTCTGCGCCCTTGTCCGGTTCCTATATAATCTACATCAAATTTAGGGTCATCAACATCAGGTGTTTGTCCAAACCCTTGTTTGGCACTGAATCCTAATTTATCACTATCCGTAAATCGTACAAAGTACTCATTGATATTACCGCCATTTTTCTTAACATCGTTGATGATTTGTTGACGAACACTAGGAACCTTTGCTTCGTTGACATTATATGTAGGATCAACTTTCTGACGAGGGATGCCTTTAGGTTGTTTAGGATCAAATGGGTCAATATCAGTTGTAGATAGACCTGTCTTTTGTAACGCTTTAATGTATTGATGTTCTAAATCTTCATCACCGAATGCCATGACAGTACTAGGAGGTCCCTTACCAAAGTCATGCTTGCCTAAACCCTTCATATTACTAATGTGTTGTCCTAGTTTGTACCAGTCATACACATCACTAACATCAACTCTTACTGTACCTGCCGGCATTGTTGGTTTAAACTCTGGGCCCGGAGGAGGTCCATTTGGATCATAATCTTCGTTTGTTCCGTCAGATGGTTGCCAAACTATATCTGTAGGATTTACTTGATGCTTTTTAACTAAGAAGTTGATAGCGTTATCTAAATTGTTGTATGGTAAATTTTGTAAAATTTTAGTAAGGCTATATTTACTTAAATCTTTACCTTGCATCCGACGCAAATACAAATCAATTAATTGTTTTGGATCTTTGTATAAAATATTTTCTTCAATACTTAAATCAATACTATGCAATTTGTCACGCAATTGGTACAGTTTATCAATGTAACCCTGTGTGCGTAGTGCTTTATATGCTAAGTTTTCGGGACCAAACTCACCACCTTTATCTAAGCCTGCTTTTCTATATCGTTTAATAGTAGTAATAATGTTTTCAATTTGTTCTAGGTCTTTAGATTTTAATGCTTTCTTAATAATATGTAGTAGTTTATCGTATTTTTGTTTGGTGATGGTTTGGTCAAAATTTGCTCTGCGTTTTGTTGGAATCTTTAGCCACTTATCTTGTAAAATGCTATACTCGCCTAAACTGACTACAGGTTCATTGCTGTCTTGTACATATAATTCAACTGGAACTCCGTGTACAGTTATGTCGTGGCTATCATTATATAAATTCTTTTTTGCTGTGAAAAGTTCTTTGTAAACTTCATTATCGGGAAGCTTACTCATATCTACTAATATATGTAAATCTAAATCGCTATGTTTTGTGTATGTATATGCGGCGTTTGAGCCTGAAATTGTAATATCTTTTACATCTAAATCTTTTATTCCCAATTCATCAATAAAATCTTTAGCGATTAAAATTAACTGGTTTTTTACTTCAGGATGTAATTTATTGTTCTCATCCCATAGGTTTTGATTCAATTCATCATGAAAAAAGATGGCGTCGCTTAATTTGAAAGATTCCAGTGTTTTAATGTCCATAAAGTATTTATTACTTTTTTGGATCTTTGTTTTCTTTGACGGGGACTGGAATAGGATTTGGTCTGTATGGAGGATTTTTTGGAGGTCTATGTCTAAACCAACTCATAAAAATATTTATCGTAGCCAATAAAAAAGCCCCTTTCGGGGCTTTTATTACTGAGCGATTTCGTTGCCGTTTTGATCAACTAATTTCATACCCTTGTTTCGCTGTTCCTGCATCCACATGGGTCCAACAGTATTCAACAAATGTTGTTGATTTTCCATGCAGAAAACATAAGAACCTGAATGGCGTAGTAATACTCGCTTGTCTACCCAAATCTTACCACCAAGATCACGCCAATTTTCACAGAATGTCCAGTCCTCTGAATAATAACGGTTCTGACGAACTGCGGTATCAAAGTAGGTCTTCAAGTGTTGATCGTACTTGGGATCTAAGCCGATATCGTTCTTGTATTGCTTAACTGCAGGGTGAGTCTTAAGCTTTTCAAATACATGTCGCTTCATTAACAAGAAGCCCGTACCAGCTTTTGATACTTCCTGCAATCCATCAGGACCTTCTTCCGCACCCTCAAATCCATTGACAACCCACTTGATGGGCATAGTCTTCATTGGATAAAGGCCTGCCATTACATCCTTGTCACGGTTCAATAGAACTAACAAGTGCCATGGTTCCCAACCAATATCAGCGTCAACAAAGAACAAGTGAGTAGCATCGGGCATATCCAAGTATTTGGCAGTTAATGTATTACGGGCACGTGAAATTAATGATTCATTAACCATTGTTTCTAATGTCCAATCAATGCCAAGTTGACGGGCAGTATTTGCCCACTTGATGAAACTCATAAATGTAGATTCAGTTAGCATACCACCATAGCAGGGCATTGCTATATGTACTTTAGTAGTGCGCAAGTAATCTACATTAACCTGAACCTGCCCTTGGGTGTTTTCGGCAGGCTGTTGTGGTTGTTGTGCTTGTTCAGCTAGTTCTTGAACCTGTTCAACAGGTACAGTTGCAGCTTCGGTTTTCTTTGACTTTTTTGTTGCCATGTATTCCTCTTAAAAATATAAGATTATTTACATGGTATAACGGTGATCAAATTATTTTTCTTCTAGATAATCTAGATTTTCACTTTCAGTTATAGCAGCGATGCCCACGCCTACCCCTGCACTTGCTAATGTGTATTTGATTGTATCTTTCCAATTTTTACCATTAATGCGTGACACTAATGTTGGAATAACAGTATTAAGTATTCCTTGTAGTGCTAGATTAGTCTGTTGTGGATTTAGTCCCATACTTTGTGCAGAATTTAACACACCACCTGCTAATAATGCACCGACTGTTGTAATAATGCCACCTTGCAAGTATGGGTTCTCTTTGCCCTTTTTAAGTATGTCTAGTACTTTTCTTCTGATCGTAGGATCATCAGTCTTACTTAATAATTCACGTGCCTGATCAACATAATCAGGCACTTTTTCTTTTTGTACATCAGCTATAACTGGCTTATAGAAATCAATTACTGCGTTCGCTACTGGACTTGTTTCTTTATCTTCCGCCACATCTTGTGCGCCCATAACCTGATCAAACATACCAACAACTGTTTGTGCTAATTTAGGATTCTTTTGTGCAGCAGGATACAAACTCATAACAAGTGCTGTCTTGCGTTTGTCATTCAATGTAGGCCATGCCTTGCGAATTTCTGTAGCACTCTTGATGCCGGGTCCAAATGTCACAGTGGGTAAATATGCCATGTAAGCATGTTTACTAAATGGTTGTAAATCTTTTCCTGTATATGGTTGAAAGTAAGCTGGGCTACCATCTTTCTTTGTTCCGCCAGGCTGTGGAGCTTCATTTCTATCTTTTTCACTGCGAACAAATATTAGTACATCTTCGTCGGGATTATAATTGCTTGTGATTTCTTTTGCCTGAAATGGACTCTTAACTTGAACAAATCTTCCTGGTGCTACACCTGCTAACTTAGCTAATTTTTCTTTTAGTGCGAAGGGAAAAGGTCTTTCGCTTTGATCGTTTGTAGCAGCTACATATACATCAGCATTTGGAAATGCTTTTAATGCAGACTGGTATAACGCATAGTGTCCTGCGTGAAATGGATGAAACCCACCTGGCATTATAACAATCTGTTTCATATTAATAACTCAATTTAACGAATTGAAGGGTACCGTTATTAAACCCTTCTAACTTTGCTCTCATATACACGAAATTGCCTTCAATGTTTGTATAAACACTGGCATTGCTTGCTAATTGGGGAGCACTATTCGGTGTGGCATTTGCGTCAGCAACTAATTCATAGACTTTAAACCAGTCGTCAGCAGTTGGGCTTGTGGCTAAACTAGCCTGGATCACAATGTTACCAGTTAAATTTGTACATTTAATGTTAACAGTTTGTAAATCTCTGTTACCGAGATAATAAGCGGCTGCAGGCTGGCTATTACCAGTAACGGTATAGGGAGCACCGTTACCTGGATTGACATATGAGGTCTCGGGCAAAAGTATTAATGTAGTTGACTGTGGCATTATTCAGCCCCCACAACCTCAACAATAACACCCTCACCTACTAATTCTTGGGCTACTTGTTCTAATGCTTGCTGGATATCGCGGTTAGCGAGAACTTTTACATCAGCCTCGCTATCCTTAACAATCTTACTAAATTTTACTACTAGAACATCTTCTACAATTTTAGCCATAAATACTCCATTATTAGAGTATTTATCATTTTATTCTGTATCTGGTCGCTTTTCTAGTTTGTACTTTCTTCCCAAAAGATCACCGTGCATTATGGCTAGATAACTAAGTGTGGATTCATCGTCATAATCAATGAAATACGCAGAGCTTAGGTAAAAGCTTTTCCATCTACTTATGTTATCTAATCCAAATAACCACTTTTCCAATGCCCTGCTTGGATTTAAGCTTTTATTGTTTGAAAGTAGACTTCCCAAATCATTATAGATACTGTTCTCAATTCTTTTGGATTTAAGATAAACGCGGTACTTATGTGGGGGATCACCTACAAAATACTTAGTCCCCTTGTATTCAGCACAAACAGCTTCTGTAAAGTCTACATTATTAGCCCAAGTTTTTATATCTTGCAAAAACTGTAAATCATTACTAAATATCGCGGCTGTTTCACCCTCAATTCTTATGGAAGCATTTTTATTTTTCTTAAGATTGTTTTTAAGATCAATAAATTTTTCCATAGTGGGTGACATGTTAAGCATTTCTACTTTTTCTTGAGGGGTATAAGTACGACTCCATGTTTTACCATTCCTTACTTTGTCTCGCCACTCGTCAATGGTTTTGACCCAATAAGTAAATCTAACTCCAGGTAATACAACCCTGGCTCGGTACTTAAATTTATTAAAATAATCCATGTCTCGGTATTCATAATAATGAATACCGGGCACGTTATCAACTGACCTCAATAATCCCATCTTCATTCACCTTCGCTGTCATTTTATTACTTACAACGAATTCTACAGTATCGTTAGCAAGATTAACAACAATATTGGCATTTTTGATTTGTTCAAAGAGAATTTTCTTACTCAATGGAACACGAATCAATTCGTCAATTTTTCTTGCTAACGGACGAGCGCCCATCTTTTTGTCATATCCTTTATCAGCGAGGTACTCAACAACTGATTCGGTAAGAGTCAAGGTAATGTTATGCTTTTCAACTAAGGACTTCTTAAGGTCTTCAGTAAACTTAATAACAATCTTCTTAATAGAAAGCATATCCAACTTGTTAAACTTACAAACCAAATCAAGACGGTTTCTGAATTCAGGCTTGAAGAATTCTTTCAATGCTTTGTCATCTTCACCAATTTTATCTTGGCTACCAAAACCAATATTCAACCGTTCACCATCGGCACTACCCAAATTACTGGTCATGATAATGATAGTATTCTTGCAACTGACCTTTTTACCATTACTCCCTGTGATAGTACCTTCATCAAGCATTTGTAAGAAGATGTTAAAGATATCAGGGTGCGCCTTCTCAACTTCGTCAAACAGCATGATAGCATGTGGATTCTTGCTCAAGTCTGAAATCAAACGACCACCTTGAACTTGACTGTCTCCGAAGCCAACATAGCCAGGAGGAGGTCCGATCAATGAACTGACAGAGTGCTTTTCGCTGTATTCTGACATATCATACTTGAGCAACGGCATGTCAAGATTTTTACCCAACAACTTTGCAAGTTCAGTTTTACCTGTACCCGTTGGGCCCAAGAACAAGAAGCTTGCAGTAGGCTTAGTGTCATTACCGATTCCAGCAAATGACACATATACTCTTTCAAGTACCTGTTCTACCATTTCATCTTGACCATAGAGTTTACCCTTGACATTTACTTCAAGATTTTTAATCTTGTCAAGATTGTTGTTATTGAGTTTATTTGCAGGAACACCTGTGTACTTCTCAACTTGTTCGTAAATCAGATCCTTAGTGATATCTGCTCCTGTATTTTCAAGCACCCGTTGTTTTGCGCAAGCCGCATCCAACAAGTCAATACTCTTATCAGGATTTTTACGGTCGTTAATATAACGCTGAGACATTTCTACAGCAGTAACAATAGCTTCTTCAGTAATGTTTACATTATGGAAATCATTAAGTCTAGGACTTAGACCTTTCAAGATACGGATAGTAGATTCATTAGAAGGTTCATCAACAGAAATTTTGTAGAATCTACGCATCAACGCACGATCCTTTTCAAAACTTTCGTAGAATTCTTCCCATGTTGTACTTGCAATAACCTTGAGTGTTCCCTTAGTAATTGCTGGCTTGATCATGTTAGCAAAGTCTACCGAACCATTGCTACTTGATCCTGCACCTTGCATAGTGTGTGCTTCGTCAATAAAAAGGATAGCGTTCTTTTTAGTGTTAAGAGCATCAAGGACATGCTTTACCTTTTCTTCAAAGTCACCGCGATACTTACTACCTGCAAGCAGACTTCCGATTTCAAGTGAATACAATTCATATCCATTGAGGAAATCAGGAACTTCATCGTTTGCAAGAGCATTAGCAAGTCCTTCTACGATAGCAGTCTTGCCTACGCCCGGATCTCCCACCATCAATACATTTGATTTAAAACGCTTGGCAAGAACATTGATAATGTCATCCAATTCTTTGCTACGACCAATAACTGGTTCTAGCTTATTGTCTCTTGCAAGTTGTGTAAGATTAGTAGTGTACTCACCTAGAATTTCTTCAGCTTGAGATTCAGTAAGTGTACTTTGATAGTCGCCACCCTTATATGACTTTTGCCAATGCTGAACAAATTCATTTTTGTTTACGCCATACTTCAACAAAAAATAATGTGCGTGACTGTTACCCTCACTGGCAATACTCAAATACAAGTCAATAGTAGTAACTTGCCTGCGTCCAGTAAACAGAACTTGTGTTACTGAACGGTTCATAACTCTTTCTAAGCTATTTGTTTTTCTCGGTGCAACATCTGGCTCTTTGCTTTGAATTGCATGCAAGCCATTGAGATATGCATCCAATTCATGGCTCAACAAATCTACATCTGCTCCGAAGCTTGTTAAGCATTTCTTAAATGGGGGATGTTGTACCAAAGCCAAAAGTAAATGTTCCACTGTACAGTAGATATGTTTTTTACTTTTGGCATATTGAATTGCATGCTCAATGATGTTTTCAATTTCGGGAGAATTTGTCAATTTGTGTTTCCTTTGTTTTTATAGCTTAAAATGCTTTGAATTACTTCATCATCTATTCTATCAGGAATGAATGTTTTTAGTACAATGAATTGGTCCCCATATTGACCCGAATTCATCTTGGGCATGCCTTGATTTGGAATCTTAAGATGCATGTGTGGCTGTGTTTTGGGTTGGATATTAACTTCTAATGTTTTACCCGATATTGTTTTGAATTCAAATGTTCCCCCTACTATCAAATCAAAAACAGACACAGTATGTTGGGAGTATAAATCATCACCCTGTCGTTCAAATTTTAAATTGTGAATAATAACATATTCTACAATCAATGTGGCATTATCTAATACATTATCATACCTAAGTTGTTGCCCATGATGTATACCTTTGGGTATTTCTAAAGTAACAACCTTAGGTCCTTGGGGAGTTTGCAATTGTAAAATATGTGATTTACCGTTATACGCTTCATCTAATGTAACGGCTACCTGTGTTCTAAAGTTTTGTCTATGAAATCCCTGATGTCCTTGTTGCCCAAACATCTGACCAAAAATTTCGTCAATATTAAAACCATGTGCATGGAATTGAAATCCACCAGGGAACCCATGCATATTGTGGGCATGTGGATTATCATGTTGTGCCCGTTTTGCAGGGTCACTTAATATGTCGTATGCTTGTTGTATTTTTTGAAATTGAGCAGTATCGCCGCCGCGGTCAGGATGATGTTGTGCTGCTAGTTTTCTATATGCTTTTTTTATTTCGTCGGGAGTAGCATTTTTAGCTACTCCCAAAGTTTGATAGTGGTCCATATATTGATTATAACACTAACTTAGTGCAATGTCAATATTTATTTTGCTGCACCTTCAATTTTTTCTTTTGTGCGACCATATGCAGCGATACCAAGAACAGCACCCATAGCAATATGGTATAGTCCAGCACCTTGCAATGTCAAGGGCTGCCACTGACTAGTAACTTGACCTTTACTCATTGCTTGTAATACAGACCATAATACTGGAAAAATTACAAAGTCAAAGAAGCAAGTTAACATATATAGCCATCCCATTGCAGGACGCCATTTCTTATTGATCCAATCAGTAGATTCTTTATCATGTGCAACCAATACATCAGCACCTTGAGCAGCATTGCTACCTGCTTGTGTTAAATTCATTTGCTGCTGAGGGGCTTGATTTATTTGTGTTCCGATATTGGTTGTTCCCCCGAACCCGGAATTTGAAGACGAACCGAAGCCTCCTGCGGATGGTGCACCAAATGAATTGGATACACTTGTTGTTCCAAAAGAACTGCCTTGAGGAAATTGTTGTATTGTTGGATCTGCGGCAAGTTGCGCGTGATGATTGTCATCCGTTGCTATTGGATTTTCAAATCCTGCTTTTTTAGGTAAAATTGTCGTAGCCATGTTTACATCCCTGCTATTGCTTTTAAATTTTTGATTTCTTGGTCTTGTGCTTCTTGAGTTGGTTTAGTTGCAAGTCCAGCAATTTCTCTCATCTCATTTAATTCTTCTTCGTTTTCTTTTTCTTTTTTATAAACATTTGGATTTGTAATAATTACCTGACGCAATACATGTTCATCAGCATCATAATCCTCATCATCAACTTGTACAGTCCACTCAGTTAATTTTAATCCTGTCAAAGTTTTTAGGTCTGAAAGTAATTCTACGATGCGACCAGGTACAGTTGATCTTCTGCTTAATTCAACAAATACTAAGTATTTTCCAATGTCAATCTCACTGTCACTTAAACTAGCATCTAAAACCCAGTCATAACCTCTTTCAAACCAATCAACTAAATCATTTCCTACTTGTTCGGATTTTACTGTGAAAGCTAAAGTAACTATGTCTTTATCTTCACCCATTTTAGCCGCATACTCATCTACTGTAACGGTAGGAAAAACTTGATTTTCCATATCGTGAAAATCTAAGCCTTCAGTAATAAAAATTCTATCTTTCATGATTATTTTGTAGCTTCTTGATTTGATTCTTGATTTTCAGTGTTTTCACTTTGGTCAATATTTTCTTTATCTAAATCTTCTTCGTATGCATTTTCAATTTCTTCTAAATCTACGGTCTGATCAGATAAATCTATGTATCCTTCTTTGATATCGTTCATTAAGTCTTTTGGTATTGTAATTTTAACAAACCAAACTTTTCGTTCTTTCCACTTAGGATAGCGAGTTCCGGGCTCAAAGTCATCGTAATCTTTGACTTCAATAGGTACTTTAATTTCACTTTTGCCAAAAGATACATCACATCCCAAAGCAGCTAATCTTTTGATTGCACTTGGATCGGGCATAAGTTTGTATGGCCACATGAATACACAAGAAACTGTGTATCTACCAATATTAGGCCCTTGTACTAATTCACCTAGCTGCCAATTTTTAAAAGCATATAAATCGGCTTCGTCTAATACTCGTTCGTAGTCCAATAAGGTAGACATAGAACCATCGCTGGTCATGATACCTTTAACTGTGCTTATAATACTTACAAAGTCAATGTCGTCAAAGAAGTTGTCTGCGGATTTATGTTTCATCTTGTATTTATCAAGATATAAAAGAAATTGAAAGATTGAAATTTTTACCCTTAGCCTAATATTTATCTAGGAATTTGTGTAAAAACATGCACATTTTACAGTATGCATGACCTTTTTAAATAACATTGAATGTTGCAACATTTACTGCTCTTAAAAAGGAGAAAAACTTGAGCAAAAGAAAAACTAGTGCATTACGCAATAATATCCAAGATACACGCTCACATTCAAAACAATCAGATCAAACATTCTACATGAAAGAGTCTAAAACTATTGACTTCAATAAGGGACAACTAAAGGTTAAAGTACGAAAACCAGTTGACCTAATCCCCAAAACCCTAAATCAAGAAAAGTATATACTTTCGCTACTTGACAATGAAACCGACATTGTAGTAGTATCGGGGCCAGCGGGCACGGGTAAAACTTATTTGGCAATGGTTGCAGCCATCAAAGCAATGCGCTCTGGTGAATGCAGTTCAATCATTTTAACTAGACCTGCAGTAGGTGTAGACGATGAAAAACATGGATTCTTACCCGGCGATTTAAATCAAAAGATGGAACCATGGACTCGTCCATTACTTGATGTACTCAGAGAATATTATTCGGTTAAAGAAATACAACAAATGCTAGAAGAACAAATTATAGAAATAGCACCCCTAGCATTTTGCAGAGGCAGAAATTTCAAAAATAGCTGGGTAATATTAGATGAGGCTCAAAACGCTACTCCAAGTCAATTAAAAATGATTATGACAAGAATAGGAGTAGGAAGCAAAATTGTAATTACAGGTGATGTTGAACAGACTGACCGAAAATCTACTCAAAATGGTTTACAAGACCTTGTAGATAGATTACAAGAATCCAAAGTTCCAGGATTAACTTCGTGTAAATTTGATATCCGTGATGTACAGCGACACAAAATCATAGAACATGTGTTGAAACTATACTCTTAAAAATGGGGCTTAGGCCCCATTTTTATTCGGCTTTTGAAGTAATAGTTGCTTCTTTTTCTAGTTGCTCAACTAGATTGGGATAAATTTTCTTATAATATTCCTGCATCTTTTCCCAATCAGTATCTACAATCTTACCTTCAATAACACATTTATTGACTGTTTTTGAAACGAAATCCATAATAACATTACATGTTTGTAGATCGGCTGGCTTGATCCGTTTTGAAACTACAACCTGTTCGTCAATCTGCCCACCGGGCTTTCTAATAAAAGTTATAAGTAAATATCTCATGATGTTAGTTCTGCTAATGTTGCTGCCAAACTGATTTCGGGAATTCCTACTAGTGGAAGATTGGCAAGACCGTTCCTTATAATAATGATACTTTCGTCTTTCTTTTCTTGTGTACTACCCCAAAGATCAATATTATCATACATCCATTTATAAGTATCTTCAATTCGTGTAGGATGCAGACTAATATATTGCATCAGTCGTTGTCTTCCTTCAAGAATTTTTCCAGCCTTGAATAATTGAGTCGCTTCAATCAACAATTCATGTTCACTAGCACCCTGACTTTGTGAGGGTAGAAGCTTACCACTGTTGCTATTGACTTGAAGTTGATTCAAGCATTTGCGTAAATCTGGATAAGTTCCTCGCACATAAGTATCCAATGTATCTAAATCAAACTCAACATTTTCAGTTACAAGAACAGTGGCTGCTCTTGCTGTGAATTCTGTCATGTCCGTTTTAGCAATATGGAATTCGTGACAGCGTGACTTCAACGCAGGAATAATCTTGTGTGCATAGTTACAAGTTAGAATATATCTAACAGTCATATGATATGCTTCCATATCATTACGCAATGCTGCCTGACTTGGTTGAGTTAGATAGTCAGCCTCATCTAGTAATACGACTTTAAACTTACCAAAGGGCATTGTTTGAACAAAGCCATTGATCTTTTCACGCAACATATCAATACCGTTTTCACGGCTTGCGTTGATTTCAAGTACATCAAAATCTTCTACACCAAGTTCGTTTATAAGAACTTTAGCCAGTGTAGTTTTACCTGTACCCGGATCACCACTGAACAGTAGATGCGGAATACTTTCGTCAGTAATCCATTGTTTTACTTGTTGTCTTTGCCGATCATCAACAAAAACATACTCATCTACTGTACCAGGACGATATTTCTCTACCCAAAGTTGATTCTTCATTCTTTCTTTTCACCAAAAAGTTGTAGTAACGACAAGAAGATATTAATGAAATCTAGGTACAATGTCAATGCCCCTGACACTTCCGCTGCACCCGTATCAGTATCATAACTGACCATTTCACGAATCTTTTGGGTGTCATATGCTGTTAGTCCCAAAAAGATAATAATAGCCAAAGCACTAATAACCATAGCACCCACAGTACTACCAATGAAAATATTAATGATAGAGGCAATAATAATGGCAATGAGACCAACAAACATAAACTTGCCAAGACTATCAAGGTTGCTCTTAGTAAAGTACCCATATAAACTCATGACTCCAAATAATACGGCAGCACCCATAAATGCTGTAAAGATGCTACCCATTTGATATACAGCAAAGATTGTAGCAAAGCTAAGTCCCATCAATGCCGCAAAACCGTATAGCATTAGTTGTGCTATTGATTTTGGAGGATTAGCGTTAAGTGCTGCTGAGATACCAAATATTGCAACCAGTGGTAGAAAAATAACAACCCACTTTAGCCAACCTGTAAAGAAAAATTCTAGCAATGCTGGAGTAGTTCCAACAAAATAACTTACAAACATACTTACAAGAACAGCAAGGCTCATGTGTTGATATACTCTTGCCATCGCTGTGTTGATTTGTTCAGCATTTCTATATGCTGGAATAGCTTCAGTGTAAAACATAGTTTAACTCCTTAAATTTTGATATGTAATAATTTTTCCAATTTCAGAACCAAGGTCCTTATCATCAGTAATAATATGTAGATTCATGTTATTTTCATCGCGCTTTCTGTCATATTGGCGAGTTTCAATAACGAATCCACCGTCAGCACGATAAACACTAAAATTCATGCCGTGAGTATTCAGTGACCGTTCTGATACGGTTGCTAACCTGGGTGATATATCTTTCTCTAGTTGATTAGCATCTTCCCATGCCTCACGACACATTTTAGCAAACCATTTTTTAAAAAAACTCATTGTAAATTTACCTTTCCTCCGCACTTAGGGCATACAAAAGCACCCTCACTATCTTCGTCAGGATTCTCAACTAACTCCATAATATCGTCAGTTACAAAATCGCAACTTTCACATTTGAATTGTGCGTATTCTGCAGGTTCGGTAGCATTCTCAAAAGGCCAAGCGGCACCGGGCTTTAATTCAACTGAACTAATTTCTGTAGTTTCTTCGTGTTCGCCTGTTGTGAAACTTTCACCTTCTGTGCCATCATCATTGATTCTTGTGATTTCTAAATCACAATCAATGATCATTTCACATTCATCTTGCGTCCAGCCATGATCACATTCAAGGTCTAACCAACTGTTACCTTCATCAAAGAATTCTTCAAGCCATTCTTGTGTTTCTTCGTCACAATCATCCAGATCATGGTCTTCCCAACAACCGTCGGTAGTTTCAATTAGTTCGCTTTCATATCCGCAGTTATAGATATCTACCCCTGCTTCAATTTTGGGAGGATTATCGTCGTCAGTGTAAACATAAAATTCACCCCAGCGCCAACCTGTTTCAACCATAATAGTATTGTCATCTTTGGTCAAGTAGTTGCGTTCAACTACTGACTTCTTCCAGGTTGGTTCTACTTTCCAAGTTGCCATTTTAATATACCTTATCACTCATTGTATGATCATTGACGGGTTCATCACTCACCATGAGTACTTCATTGTTATCAACTTTACGGATAACTTTTTCACCCTCGTCATCTTCTATTTTAATCCCTCTTGTCCAACGACCGTGACTGATTAGGATATATTGCCCAACCTGTATGTCCTTTTGTTCGGGTCCAATAGCATATACCTTTGCCCATCTTGGACGAATGCCCGAACTTTTCATATCATCATTTAACAATACGATGCCACCATTACTAATACGTTCATCAAATGTCATATCAGATACAATGATAGTATCATTTAATGGATACAACTTTTTGATTTTGTGCGCTGCGTAGGCTAACTTTTTATCTTCCATTACTCTTCCTCTTTATTGCTGGCCTTTTTGATTTCTTCTACTTCAAAATCATCTTCCATTTCAGCAATAAGTTCTATTTCTTCTTGGGTTAATTCTTCTTCTTTGGGTAGTTCAGCTAACACAATCTGTTCCTGGATTGGTTCAGGTTGAATTTTATCGGCGACTGCTCTAACTGGATTAGCTGTTCTATTACCCACAGTCTTAGAATAGTTTTTGTTAACCTTTGAAGTAACGGGCTGAATGATTCTGCCATTACTATCAATCGTGTCTCCGCGGGCGTTAACCTTCATATTTCCAACAGCCCTAGTTTTGTCATTTTTTGTAACCAGTGCCGACATATCAAAAGGTTTACCCAATGCTGTTCTGCGAATAACCATAATAATCTCCTTAAAAATGTATTTACTTCAAAAACTCGTCAATTGACAAATCATAGAATATTGAATTGATTTTGTGTACTCCCAAGAGATACAAAACATAACTTGCTACGCTACTACCTCGTCCTACTCCCCAAACAATATTATGTTGTCGCATCGTGTCTACTAAAAATTTAAGATACCTTAGTAGGTCAAACATATCCCGTTCTTGATACAACAAAAGTTCTTGACCCACCCGTTGCAATTCAACTTCCGTAGTACACAAATCTAAAACATATTTGGCTATATCCAGTTGTTTATACTGTTCGGGCATGAGCCACTGTCTTTGTAGTCCCAAATCAAAATCCTCAACAGACAAGTTAGTTGGGATGTATTGTTCAATTTGGGGAATGTCTGACAAATCTAAAGATTCGTCAAATAAAATTTCCTTGTCAGTCAAAACTTTAGACAAAGAGATTTCAGGATTCTTTAGATAGAATTCACATAAGTCTGTTTCAGAATAAATCTTCTGACCATAAATATCTTGGCGCATTTAGATATTATAAAGCATACCAACTACTGGTGTCAACTATTCTTTATCCAAACTCAGTATGACCACATCTTGATTTTTATTCTTTTTGGGTTTCCCTGGCCAATTCAATCCAATGTCATGCCAATCTACATCTGTTTTGTTTAAATGGACAATTTTTTCCTTTTTGGTAGTTTTCTTTACCCAATCACTAACAATGGGTTTCGTAGAGAACCACCAAGAATCGGTCATATAAAATATGTCTGATTCTTCTTCTGCTGAGATATGAAATTCTACCCCCTCACAAATTTTACTAAGGATAGTGATATTTTTAACCTTTAATCTATCTTCACAGATGCTATCAATTTTTTTCATTAGAACACATGCAACAACTTGATCATATGGATCCTCAGGCAATGTTGATATTTTTAAGCCTGCTTTTATATAATTCTCAATTATAGATTTATCCTCATGCAAAGATATAAACAACACATTTTCAAAACATTCATCAAATATAAATTTAATGCGTTCCAAACTAATTGTTTGTTCTTCCATTTCTTCAGTGTATACTTCCATCAACAAGTCAATATCATAAGTATTGATTATAAATGTGTTTTCAAAATGAATGGCAGAATTAAAAGAGAATTTTTTAGATACTAAAGCTGTCATTTGTTGTCTTTTTCAATATTGATTTTGGTTTGAATGTTTTGCTTTTTAATCAACGCATCCATTTTTTTGTTGTATTCGGTTTTATAGCTTTCTAAAACCATATTCAGTTGATGAATAAGAGGACCATTGGCTGTCCTATAGGCAAAAGTCAATTTACCCGTAAGCTGACCAATGGTTTCTTGAAGTTCTTCTAACGATTTATCGTCTAAACTATGTACAAAAGGATGTTGCATCCTAAATATTTATTACCAAGAACTTAAGCTAATTCTTTTCCAGATATCTGTGCCGTTGTACGCAGTTGCAGTTATAGCAACGTTTGCATTTGGATAATTCTCATTAGTTAGAGTAACTACATTTCCGGCTACGCCTGCTGTTCTAGTATCACTTATAGAAATAACACCCGATACTGGCGTATTCAAAGTTTTAACATAATAAACTTGATTTTGGGTAATGTTTCCAAAAGCATTAGATGTAAATGCATCTCCGGTAAAGATAATAGGATCGTTGACACTTAAACTAGTTGTATTATCTAATTGAATTAAATCAGCGGTACCTGTGATTGTAGTTGAACCTACTGTTTGGCTTGTGCTGATGTTATATGTTCCTGCACCACCTGAACCTGAACCCAATGATGTAATATATGTGCCGGCTGTGACACCAGTACCAGTTAAGAACATTCCTACTAAGAATGTACCAGTTACTGTGCCACCAACAGTTAAAACTGTTCCTGTTATTGAGCTAGCAGTG